ATATTTAAGTCTTATATTTAAGTCTTATATTTAAGTCTTATATTTAAGTCTTATATTTAAGTCTTATATTTAAGTCTTATATGTATTTAAGACTTATTATATAATAGATTTTATTACAATTCATTAATATCAATTGAAGTGAATGGCTTATCACAGCAATTATATAATATAAATGAACAAAATTTATTAGATTTTTTTACTCAAAATAATTATGAACAATTTTTAATTAGTCCAAAAATTTTAAATCTATTTTTTAAATATAAATTTCAATAAATTATGTTTATTAAACTGATAAATTAAATTTATTTTTATATTGTTCTAAAATATCAGTTGAATCTAGTAATTTTCTTTGTGTAAAAAATGCATAATGAATACATATAAAATTACCAAATATACAATTATATTTATTCATAGATTTTGGTATATTCACTGATAAATATCTTTCTTCATCTTTATCTACTTCTCCATTAAATTTTGCAAATTCTGAACCTAGCCAACATATAGCATTTACACTGACAAGTTCATTATTAAATAAATTCCATGGTTTATTAAAACGAAAATCATCTAAATCTTTATTTAATATTGTTTCATGTAAATATTTTGCAAAATTTGGATCATCCCAACCAATACGATCGTCTGCTATATAATTTACAATTCCTTTTTCAGTTCCTACATTACCTAAACGTTGATGAATATATGAACATATTCCATTATTTAATATATTTAAATATACTAAAAAATAGTCTGGATTATTAATTCTAAAATCCAAAAATTCTTTTAAATATTCAACTCCATCAATATAAATTATATCATCATCTAATCTGATATATATTGTATTTTTATCAATACATTGTTTACAAAATGAACCTATTCTTCCTAGTCCATCCATATATGGTAAATCTGAAAATTGTAATTTAATAAAATCAGAATTATTATTACTTACTTCATTCATATATACTAAATCACTATGATTTTGAGTATTTACCCATAATACATATTGATCTACAATTGGTCTTAATTTAATAATTTGAGGAATTAATAATTCAAGATATCTTTTTCTACCAGCTGGTGTAACAATAACAATTTTATAATCTTTATACATTTTATAAATTTTGGATTTTTTATATATACTTATTTAAACGCAATCAATATATAATATACATATTTTGATTTAAAGATCAATCATGATTATACATAAAATGACTTCTAATTTAAGTGTCGCATATGTTACTGCATTATATAATATTAATCGGGAAAATAAAGGAGATGGACGTAAATGGGATCAATATTTAGAATGGTTTAAATGTACTCTTCAACATAATGCTCCAATGATTATATTCATTCCAAATGAATTAGAATCATTTGTAAAAGAACATCGTCCGGATCATTTACACACACATATTATTATTGCACCACTCGAAGAAGTTCCCTATTTTAAATATAATGATGCTATCACAGATGTAATAAATAGTGATCATTTTAAAAGAAAAATGGCAGATACAAATCGTATTGAATGTTATTTACCTATGTATTCAATTATACAATATTCTAAATTTGAATGGCTAAAAAAAGCTGCAGAAGTCAATTCATTTAAAAGTGATTACTATTTCTGGATTGATGGTGGTTTAAGTCGTTTTTATGATAATAACTTCCATACAAATGAATTAAATCATAATATTATAAATCAATTTGACAAAAATCCTACACGATTTTATATTCAAGCTACACCTAGATTATTTGAACATATACCAGATGATTATATATGGGATAATAATGCTAAAATATATGGTGGAGTATTTGGTGGTAAAAATAATATTGTTATTACTATGGCAAATGAAGTTACACAATTATTTGAACATTACTTATATAATGAAAAAGTTATCAATAACGAACAACTATTATTACTTTGTTTATACAAAAATAAACCAGAATTATTCTGTTTCTTAACACATATATATCATGAACACCCTTATACTGCAATTCCTAGATTACTCCATGGTTCATTTATTCATTGTCAATTATTTACAAAATAATTACTAATTATTTTTTAAGTATTTTAATATCATGTTCTATAATTTGTGTTAATTCAAATGGTGGTTCTATCATACTGTATTTTAACTTATATTGACTCCATAAGTATTTTAATGTTTCTTGATTCGTATCATCCATTATTAATATTGCATTGTTTTTAGCTACTTTTATACTATATAGTATATCATTATTTGCTATATTATAATCATGTGATCCATCAATATGAATAAAATCATAAGTATTTTCTATTAAATGTGGCATTATATCATTACTACTTCCATTTAATAAATTAATACGATTACCAAATAATTCTTTTAATTTTTGATAACATGGTATTGTATATTTATGTATACATATGTCAATACATGTTAAACATAAATCAGGATTACTTAAAAGTAATAATAAAGCTGAACAACCACAATTAAAACCTATTTCTAAACCATTCTTTACATTTGATTGTTTCGCAGTTGTAATTATATTATTTATTTTATTATAAAATTGACTGCTTGTATCATAACATTTCATTGTATATACATCCAATATAATATTACCTTCTATCTCTTCACCAATTGAATTTATAATTGGTACAAGTTCATTATAAATAATATCTTGTGTTTTTTTATATATTTCTATATTGGATTCCATTGTATTCACTTTATAATTTAGATTATTGTATAATTCTTAAATAATAATAACATATTTTATTGTTTTTTAGATAATGTTTGATTTTTATATTCTAATACTTTTAATATATCATTTACTCTATTTATATATGTATGATTTTCAGCAACCCATTTCATTTGTTCATATATATAATCATAATTTTCTCTATTTTCTATACATAATTTAACTAATTCATATTCATTTGAATGATATATTACATTATTTTGAAATAATTTATTTAATCTATGTGCATTCACTGCTCCAAGTTTACCATACGATATATTTTTAAACAATCTACATGGTATATATCCTATTTCTTTGTGCATTGTACCAGTTTCTTTTAATATTATTTTTTGTTGATCACCACTTCCACGTATATCTGGTGCGATATATGATTTTTGCACTAATTTTTGTGCTTCCGTAAACGATATTGGATTCTTCCATGGATCATTATATTCAAAACGTATATTATTATCATAACATCCTTTTGCCAATTGATTTATCTCATTCATATTTCCACTTCCAATACTACCTATAAAATACATTTTTGAAGGTACTTCTGGTTTAATAAAACGATCTTCATAATCTATTTCATGTGGTAATAAATCTGTTGCCCAACACATATAAACAGCTTCATATGATATTTCATTTAAAACTGGTTTTATAAATTGTTTATTTAAATCATTATGTGTTGCATGAACTTCATAATAGTTTACTGTACTTCCATCTATTAATCTTACATTATTATTTTCAATCTTATAATCTAAATCATAATTATAATTATAATCTATTAATTTTGAAACATTATATCTTATATCTATTAATCTTGCACCAATTTCTATATACTTATATGGATTTATACATACGTGGACAAAATATGTATTTGATTTATCTAATGGTATATTTTTATCTGCATATCCCTCTGTTATAAATAAACAATTTGTATAATCAAATGTTATTGGATCTTCATATTGATCATCATGAAACCAATACGTTTCATAACCCAAATATTTAAATGTTTTATTCCAACAATAATGTATATATGAATGTGTATGTGTATCAATTGGGAAACCCCATATTATAACTTTATTTAATGTCATTTTAAGTTTTCAATATTATATATTATTAATTAATTCTTAAATATAAATTTATTACTTAAAGATTTTAATTATAAAATGATTAATATTATAAAAATGAGACTAGTTATAATTGGACCTGGTATTATGCCGATACCTCCTCACGGTTGGGGTGCAGTTGAAAGTCTTATTTGGGATTATAAAGTTTTCATTGAAAAGTATTATCCTGATGTATCTGTTGATATTATAAATACTCCTGATCCAAATGAAATTGTCCGTTTAACAAATGCAAATAATGCTGATGTAGTACATATTCAATATGATAATTTCGCTTATTTATCTGATCGATTTGAATGTAAAAAAGTATTACTAACATCTCATTATGGTTATTTAGATCAAATGAAAACACGTCAAGGTGATGAATATATGAAACTTGTTCGTGATTTTATTCATTCTAAAGCTATTGTATTATGTTTATCACCAAGTATTGCAGAAATATATAAACATTTTGGTTGTAGCGAAGAACGTCTATTTATACAACCAAATGGTGCAAATGATGAAATCTTTCGTTTCGATGAAAATGCTAAATTTCCAAATAGATCTATATACTTAGCTAAAATAGATTGGCGTAAAAAACAATACATTTATCAACGTCTTGCAATGATCGATTTTGTTGGTAATTATGCCGATGGAAATTTTTTTCCACATCATCCAAATTATAAAGGTGAATGGTCTAAACCTCATCTGTATGATCATTTAACTGATTATGCAAATTTAGTATTATTAAGTGATGGCGAAGCACATCCACTTGTATGTTGTGAAGCACTGATTTGTGGTCTTGGTCTTGTAATTAGTGAATGGGCTGCCGCAAATTTAGATACTTCATTACCATTTATAGATGTCATACCAAATAATAAATTAAATGATTTAGAATATGTTGGTAATGTAATTCTTAAAAATCAAAAAATAAGTTGTGAAATGCGTAAAGAAATACGCGAATATGGTATTCGTAATTTTAGTTGGAAAAGTGTTGTTGATAAATATATCCCATTTATTAAAAATTTATAATATATGATGTCATAAATGGCCAATATGATAAGTTATATTCTGGATTATCTGGAATATTTGGCATATCTAAATCTGTTGGTACTGGTTCTCTATTCATAATTTTATCTTTAATATAATCATTTCTTATAAATGTACATTCAAATACATTTGGAACTATAATATTATCTATTTTATATGTTTTACATCCATTATTACCATGTAAATGCACAAGTGTATGTGTTTTGTTTATTTTTTTCAATACTGAAAACATTTTCTTATTTGTTATATGTCCTAATCCTTTGAAATATGTTGGGTGTAATTCAATATCTCCTGGTGTGTGTATTTCTATTACAATTTGTTTTATTTTTAAAAATTGTTCTTCTGTAAATGTATCTAATGTATCAAATTCATGTCCTTCTATATCCATCTTTAAAAATATATCATTATATGTCTCTATATACTCTTTCAAATTAGTTAAATATTCATTATTTATTGGCCCAATATTCTTCTTAATAAAATATATTCTAGGATCTTCTAAAGGCAATTTATCAATTGTTCCATCAAATGCTATACATCTTAAATTTGGATTCATATATAACATATGTTGTTCAAAACTAATATCATTTGCAATTCCACAACTTAATAATAGATCATAACTATCTGGTAACATACATATTACATATCCTCCATCATGTGGCCTTCCTACTCTAATTTTTGAATAAGGTGATTCATATATTATTAAATTTTCCATTGTGTTATTATTAAATTATATATAATCAAAATAAACTAAATTCTTAAATAAAATAGTCTTGTAAATAAAACCAACCATTTGAAGTAGGTGGAGTAATTAAATGTACTAACTCTGGATATAATAATGATATTATTGCCATTATATCTTGATCTTTACCAGCAAATGTATCATTTTTAATTAAAGTATCCATCATATTATAAAACGTTGGTATCCATATATTCCAAGTATCTTTATGACCTAAAAAGATTGTACCACCAACAGTCGCTCTTGTTTGAAATATATTTTCTATTTTTAATTCAGTCAATTCATTTTCTTTTAGTTTATTTTGTTCTTTAATTGCATTCATATAAGCTATATCACTATTATTAAATTGTTCTATATTTAATATTTGCATTTTGTCTTTTGTATTTGTAGCTACAATTTTTTCCACTTTTGGAAAGTTTTTGTATTTTTGTAGATTTTCTTGTGTACGAAAGCAACCAATATCACACCAACAAAAATACTCTGTATTAAAGTAATTTGCTTGTATTACTTCTTCTACAAATTTAGATTTATTATTCCATATTATATATAACTTTGGATTATGTATACGACCTTCTAGATCTCTTCGCCAATCTTTTACCCATGTATTTAAATATTTCTCTTGAGCACAATATGTAAATTGTAATGGTTTATTTATTATTATTGTCTTATCTTCTGCCCATTTACGTAAATCTTTTATTTTTTCAATTGATTGATCATCTGTATATATTACCATTGGTGTTTCTACTGTAGTTAAAAATTTTATCATCCATTGATCATATTGTTGATATGGATGCTTTGATGGAATTTTATAATAACATGTTACTATTGTACACTCTGTTTTTTCCATTATATAAATTTAATTATTTATATTATTAATAAAAATAATAATGTATCCTTAAATAATATATATTAATCTACATCTATTATTATTGCACCTTTCATATCTACACGATTATTTGTTACATCATTTGTAAAACGACTCGGTAAATATATTTGTTTTTCTGGAAATGGTAAAGGATTTAACCAAGCTCCCCACCATACAAATGTTGAACATGAACAAATTATTGTAGGTATACGTGTTAATAAATATAAATCAAATAATTCTAATTTTTCTTTATCTAAACTACGTGGCACTATTGTATAATTTTTATCATATATTCCTATATCAGTCATAAGTGAAGGATATACATATTGTATATCATTTGGTGTCTCACTTAATACTAGAAAATACGTATTTGGATTTTTCCTTTTAATTTCATTTATTGCTCTTGTATAATATTTACCATAATGCACAAAATGACGTGGATCATGTAACTTATCTTTCAAACGAACATGTATTATACAACAATCTTCTATATCTATATTTTTAATTTTAAATGTAGCTAAATAATGATTTAGATATGGTTTAATAAATTCTGGTTCTTTTAATTCTTCTCTTAATTCTTCTTCAACATTATTGAAATACTTCTCTGACTGATAAAAACCTAAAAATAATATATTATCATTTTTAGTTATTCTGTCTAATTCAATCTCATTATATCCAATATGTTCTGCTATATATTGCTCATATACTTCCATATTTTTTTGTAGAAAATACTCTTTTATATTTCTCCAATCTGAATTTATATAGTTATTTACATGTATCATATTCATAAACCACTCATATTTGTTATTATCATGTTCTCTTACTGTTTCTTGCCCAATTACATTAAAATTTACATTATGTTTTTTTGCAATACCTTTTATACTAGCATATTGAAATAAACGATTACCTAATCCAGCACATAAAAATGCATGATATGTTGTATTTGCCATTGTTATTTTTACTTTATGTATTCACTTTAAATACATATCTATTTTAGTTTTAAGTCCATTTTTTAAATTCGCTTTATATTCATTCCAAAATTGGACACATTTTATACGCATTTCTTCTATTTCATTTACAGTCATTGCATTTATTTTATTGAAATTATCATCCCATGAATCTGTTACTATAAATGGTGGATTCATATTTAAAATAGATGTCCAGTAATTTATTGATACTACAACTGGTATACATCCACATTCTAATGCTTCACATACACGGAATGAATCTACACTATAATTGCCTTCTAAACATATTATAAAAGTACTATTTAACATTAATTCTCTATATTCATTTGTTTTTAATCCAGTCGTTTGTATACCAAAACTATCTCCATATTCCCATACAACTTTATTCGGTTCTAATGACTTAAATTTATCTAATTTAATATGACGTGTATGTTTTGGAGTACCCGCAAAACTCCATTTATATTCACGTTCTTGTGTAGTTATATTCATTGGATCAACTCCATTATAATCTTTCCAAAATTCTTTTTTATAACCAAGTAAGAAAAAGTTTATTTTATCTAATTTAAATCGTGGATGAAAATAATTACGATATACAAATTTACACATTTTATAATTGTAAAATTCCGTATTATCATTTGTCCATTCATCTGATAAATGTATTACTGCAAATGGTATATTTTTTTGTTCATATTGATATAAATATGCCATATAATTAATATCATGATTTATTACAATTAATGCATTATTATATATTTGATTTATATTTGTTAAATTTATTATATTATATTCTGTATCAAGTGAATTGAAAAATAAACTTAACCAATCTTTCTCCCATTCTTTCTCAAAAGGATGTTTTGTTCCCCATATTATTGTAAGCATTTTATTAGTAGCTACAATTATTATAAAGATTTATCTTAACTTTATATACTAAAAAATACCAATAATTTACACATAATATTTACCATTCATCTTCTAAATCTTTAACACCTTTCTCACGCTTATACATTTCCTCTAATATATTTATATAGCTTTCAATTGGAATTGATAATATAATATGCTGCCCTTTTAAATTATATACATTATCATTCTTCAATGTCATACTTTGCATTACAAATAGATTCAATAGATGTGTTGCACAATATATACGCAAGTCTTCATAATCCCACGATTTTAAATACAAATCATTTGGTACATAATTTTCTGTTATTAGATTTGTATTTAGAAACAATGATGCCATTCCTTCAAATGTTGTAGAAGGATAATGATTTGTACTTTGTTTATGTATCTCAATTAATTGAGAAAATTTTAAAGCGTCTATTTCACGTTTAAATGAAATTATTGTTGTATTTAATTCATCTTTTGATTCATGCTTTAACATAAACGGATTATGTTTATAATTATGAATTGTATATACGCGATTCTGTTTCGGTTTTTTATTTACATATACAACTGTTGTTGGAGGTACAGGCAATATACTCATTTATAATTAATATACTTGCAGAAATATTTTTTAATTTAAAAATATAAATCTTATATAAATCTAATATTATAAACAATTATTCTTTATATCATTTACTTTTTACAGTCTTTATATGGTGCACAACTTGCCCGTGCGGTGAATCCTTTAGGTGCTGGTTTTGATTGACATTCTTCCTTTTTATATTTACGATCAGTTATATCAAATGGTTTATTATCACTTTTACGTTGACATATACCTGTTTTTGCATCACAGCAATCTGGTAATTTTGATTTTCCGGTTATTTTAATTTCATTTGAACGCTTTGGTGGCATATTCTATTCTTTATTTACATAATCATTTGGTCTCCATGGTATATTATTTTGATAATAATAATTCATATAACTATTTCCAAGTACAAAAAATTGTTGCAATACTGAATCTGTATCATTTCCTCTTCTTGAATCCGTTCTATAATTCATTGTATAACTCATCGTACATTCTCCTTTATAATTTTTCCATAACTCATAAAATAATAAACGATCCGCTTCCGGATGACACCGAGCTGGTCTCTGGAATAAATATGAGTGTTTTATTATTACCTCTTTTCGTATTAAATAACAATTTGTATCCACTAAATAATAATGTGCACTATCTTCTAATTGTTTTCCAATATACTCTTCATCATTGTTTAATTGATGTATTACCTTCCATACATATGATAAATATCCTAAACTTTCACACAAATCATAATCTATAAATTCTTTTTCTCTTGAATATACTTTACGTAATGAATATACCCAATCTAATGATTTCCTTTTAATGGTTTCATATAATATACTATAATGATCATCATCTACCCAATTATCTTCATCTAAAAAAGATATATAAGCATCTTCTACAATTAATTGCGGTATTGATGAATATATACGATGACATAACCAATCATTTTTACCGGTTTGCCATGGTATTGTAATTTGTACTATTGGTTTCAATTGATCTTTATATTGTGATACTATATTATTTACTGATTCTTCATATATTTCACCATCACATACTATAACATGTTTAATATTATGATATGTTTGGTTTTGTATTGACTGTATAGTATCATGTAATGTATATGCTCCAGTTGTAGCAGTTATAACTACTATTTGATTTGTCATTATTAAATTGTTAATTATGATAATAATTAACTTTTTAAATACTGAAAACGACAAAAAATAATGTGTTGAATGTATCAATATTTTTTGCGGGTATAATAATACCATTGTTATACTATCTTGAATTGATGATTAACTCATTTTTTTACTCTGCGGCCTCATCCTCCTCGTTGAAGTTGATCTTCTGCATGCTCGACTGCAACAGAGCCATATCAACTGGATTCTCCTGCTTGTTCTCATCAGCAGTAGCCTGATTACGATTGTTGTTCTTCTTGTAGATACCAGAAGGCTGTCCCTTGCGGTGGTACTTGGTGGGCCCCCAGATGGCCTCAATCACGTTGATGTTGCCACCCGGCCACCAAATCGCGATGTCGATCTCATCATCCGCACCAAGCTCCTTCTTGTACCCATCCAGCATCTCCTTGAACTCAGTCGTCCTGATCGCCTCGAAAATACGATACGACTTCGCATTCTCGGTAGTAGGCTTGATATACTTGGGAGTACGAACAACCTCGTTGTTCTCATCGATGTAGAAATACTCTGCGTACGTGTACTCCAGAATGTTTGCAGAGTTGTACCCCTTGTCTGCACGAAGGTTCATCTTCTCGACCGCATCCTTCTTGATGTACTCAAAGAAAATCTTGATATCATTGAGCTTCTTCTCGCTTGAATTAATCTTAGCAAAGTTTGAGCTGCGCACCTCAGCAGACTTGTTACGCAGGGTCTGCGCCAGCGAAACAGTCGTAGAGGCAGCCATTTTTGACAGTGTTTGAACTGTGAAATGTCGGCAGTGTGTTATAATCAATTTATAAAAACAAATTCAATTTTTTATATTTTTCCATTCAAGTTTTTAAAAATTGATTCTTTTTTAATTTTTAAAGACATTAATAGTGTTCTCTGGTTTTAGTATTAAAAATGTTCTTTGTTGCTACTGCTGCAGTTATTGCTCCAACGATTGTCTGCAAAAAGAAAAGCGAAATTGTTGAAAAAATTAATATCATTAAGAAGAAAATCAAACAGGCAAGTAAGATTGATAAAATAAATGATCCCCTAAAACACAAAATTGAATGGAAACAGATTTATTCACTGACAAATGAAATTCGTCGTGATATTGATTGTCATGAAATTAATTACAAGAAATATGAGATGGTCATGGATATTGAACACACAACAGAGTAATATATTTTCTGAAAATTATAATAATTTTAATAAATAATATAATACTTTTTTAAAAATAAAAATTGATACTTATTTTTGTAGCTACATTTTTAAAATTAAATTTCATAAAATGGATAAAACTTTAAAAACTATTAATGAGGCATTAGAATCTTCGGTAGATATATATATCGAAAAACTTAAACCATTTGAAAATCATAATTGTTGGCTGTATTCTAAAGATCTTGAACAATTTAGTATAGGATCTGTTATTCATAAAATGTATGATATTAATGGTATCAATAATTTTTTAATTCATATTGATAGTATTAATTCCAAATTTATAATTGATAAACCAGAGTTCATTAATAAATATGATAATGAGCTTATTATAATACTAAATTGTATTATGAAAGCTTCAATTGAATCGATTACTCATTTTTCAAATATATTGAATCATTCAGATGATGATAATTATCACACAATATTACAATCTGCTGATTCTTGCAAAATTATGAATGAAACATTCCTTTATTTTCATTCTCTTTATAATAATGCACGGTGTTTGAAAAATATTATAATTGTTACGTCAAATGATCTTGCTATTAAAAAAAAATTAATTATTATATAATTATCCAATCATTTTTATGTGAAGTTTCTTTTATCTATACCTGCTTTTAAATATGCAATACCATACATTATACTATTATTAATACTATCAATAGATTGTTTAGTTTTATCTGTTGTTGCTGTTTGTTCTTCTTTTATCATAACATCTATTTGTGTATTTGCATCAGTTAATTCTTTTGTTGATAAATCAAATAATTCAATTGCAGATATTTTACTCATATCTGGTGGGGCTGGTGACTCTATTGCTGGTGACTCTATTGCTGCTGGCGCTGCTGGTGCTGCTGGCACTGCTGGTGACCCTGTTGCTGCTGGTGATTCTATTGCTGCTGGCGCTGCTGGTGCTACTGCTGGTGCTGCTGCTGGTGCTTCTGGCGCTGCTGGCACTGCTGGTGACCCTGTTGCTGCTGGTGATTCTATTGCTGCTGGCGCTGCTGGTGCTACTGCTGGTGCTGCTGGTGCTTCTGGCGCTGCTGGTGACCCTGGTGCTGGTGACCCTGGTGCTGCTTGCGCTGTTGGTTGTAGTGCTTGTTTTGAACCTACCCATGATAATAGGTTAATTCCTTCTCCTTGTACTGGTTGTTCAATTGATGATGACATTTTTATAAATAATTCTACTTATTGTAAAGATTTTTAAATTTTATTAGAATACGATAACGATAATCATTGCATATTGACTTAAGATTTTGATATAGTAATATCTAAAATATCACAATGAATTTAATGGATAATTTTGAAAAAGCTGTTATAAATCTTGGGTTTAATGATCAAACTATTCATACTAATTATGTTCCTTCATTAAATTCTATTTCTGAAGTATTTAATTCATTACATATATTACTTAATAATTTTGATATTCGTTTTAATATTCAAAAATTTATTAATCTCGTCGATACTGTATTAGTTATACCAGTGACAAATGAAAATTGGGAACTGGCACATGAACTCTTTGATACTTCTATTTTAGGTTGTATTATGCATGTGACAAATAATAATTTATATTGGGCAAAATGGATATATAATAAATTATTATGGAAAAAGAAAGCTCAATATTTTATTTATAATAATGGTATATACAAATTAGAAAAAGAATTCGATTTTATTAAAGCAATTGAAAAAATAAGTGAAACATATATTACAGCTAAAGCTTTATACACAATGAGACTAATATTTATACGTAATTCATATACCACAAATGATGAAGTAATTGAAGATCGTGCTACAATGCAAAATGCTCTTATATTTTTAAATAAAACTATTGAAGAATGGATTGAAGATCCAGTAATACATCCGTTATTCTATAATCCTATATTTACAAAAATAGCAGCATATAATCTAACGTATCATGATTGTAATAATGCATTTTTATTACACGAACATGGCAAATTTTATAACAGAATGCTTAAAAAATTATATGAAAAACATGGTTTATATCATGTTATTCCAAAAGATAAAAGAATTATAAATAAGAAAAAGAAAATCGGTTTTGTATCTCGTTTCTTATTTCAACATTCTGTTGGTAAAGTAGCCACTGGTATAATTGAACAATTACATTTACGTAATGAGTTTGAAATTCATATATTTGCTCCAAATATTAAAAATGGAGATCCATTTAGTGAAATATTGGCAAAATCATGTGAAGTATATCATGGTTTTGATAAAGAAGGCCAAATTGAATGGATTAATGCAATTCTTCAAGCAAATATTGATATTTTAGTATTTTTAGATCCAATCATGGATATAAATACATACATTTTAGCAAATTTTAAAATTTGTCCTATATATATTGCAACTTGGGGACATCCTGAAACATCTGGTTTAGAAACAATGGATTATTATATCTCATCTAAAATATTTGAAAAGAATGTTGATTATAATTATACTGAAAAATTAATCCAATTTGACAGTTTAAATATGTATTACTATAATCCAAATAAATTCTTAAACTTTAATATTCATGATATGTTACAAAAATATGATAAGAAAGAATTACGGAAAATGTTTAATTTTCCAGATTGTCATATATATGCAGTTACATGTCCCGCATTGAAAATTTCACCTATTTTTGAACAAACAATTTGCAAAATTTTAACAAATGATCCAAATGGAATAGTTGTTATGACTCAAGATATTAATCCATTTCACTTTCAAAATATTGTGAACAGATTTAATACAAATATGACAAGTGATATATGTAAACGTATTATTACTACCAGTTTCATTAATGATAGTGAAACATTCTATAAATTTATATATTCTGCTGATGTTATATTAGATCCATTCCCATTTGGTGGATTAATCAGCACAATTGATATTTTCAGTTGTGGTAAAGCTATTATAACACGTCCTGGTAATAAATTATACGGTCGTTTCACATATGGTTTATATAATTATATGCAAATACCAAAAAAAGAATATTTAATTGCAAATACAATAGATGAATATGTAGAAAAGGCTATTCGTATTGCATCAGTTCCAATAATTAGAAATGAAATTGAAAATGCTATAGTAGAATTATTACCAACAATATTTGAAGATAATAAGAGTATAGATGAATGGACTCAATTTTTACACTCTGTTACTGACTCTGAATCACAAAAATAGCTGATCTTGATTGCTATTTTATCCGTCTTGTTCTGTTTCTCTTTTTGTTATTTTTTCTTGTTTTGTTATCTTGATGAATTAAGCACTGTTTAGGCGCTTTTCTGAGCCTGCCACTGAGCAGCAGCAAGAGTCATGAGCTCACGCTGGGAAAGCCGCTCATCCTCTGGCTTCTTGAGGTTATCCGCCTTAAGCTGGGGCATCGCCTGCTTGATGAAGAGATTGTAAGCAGATGGCTCACGCTTCGGCTTGTTCGGGTCACGCTCCTTCTTCTGGCGCGGCTTACGCGTCGGCTTCTCCTCATCACTGTCAGTGATCTCCTTCTTCTGGCGCGGCTTGCGCTGCTTCTTCTCCTTCGGCTTCTCATCAGCCTCCTCCTTGTCAGTTTCCTTATCGCTCTTCTCATCATCAGTCTTCTTCTGGCGCGGCTTACGCTGCTTCTTCTCCTTCTCATCGGCCGGAGTCTCGTCACCAGAGGTCTCCTCCTTCTTATCCTTCTTCTTGTTCTCCTCCTTCTTGTTGGCCTTATCAGCCTTCTCCTCCTTCTTCGGCTTGTCCGTCGTAACCTTCTTCGCGGGAGTCGGCTCCGGCTCAGTGTCACTCTGGTTCAGCTGCTGAACATCATCATCGCTGATGATCTCCGCAGCCTTCTTCGCCTCAGCACCCTTGCCCTTACCGCTCTTACCCTTACCCGGCATTTGTATGCTTTGGGAGTGGTTGAAAGTGTTTTGCGCTGTGTTGCTGTTGGAATTGTTTTACTTTCCTTTTTAAAATCAAATTCAATTTTTCTGATTTTTTTGCTTTTTTTCGGAAAATTTAGAATTATTTTTATTTTTTATATTTTTATTTTTCTTACCACCAGTAGTAACAGCGCCGGGAGTATTTGATGTATCTGTATCATATTTTGCTTTATACATTTTTTCAGTTCGAATTATATTTGCTTCTTCTGCTTCATCTTGTAATGTAGATTTTTTTTTAGCCATATTTATATCTAAAAATAGTGTACAATAAAATTTGATTTAAACATTATTATTACATTAAATAAAAATGAATATGGATTTGAATTTGAAAAATCTATCTATTCATGAAACACATATAAATAATCAAATTCATATTTTCACTCATTCATTTGATGAAATTAAAAAATATTATAATGATACACTAAATAAAGCGCGTGATTCATCATCTTTTACATCTACAAATGATGAATGCACCAATATTGATTGTGTTGTAGAAATGCTTTCAAAAGTTCCAAGTGAATTTTGGAAAAGAAATAATCTTAAAATTTTAGATCCATGTTGTGGAAATGGTAATTTTCATTGTGTACTGTACAATATTTTAAAAGAAATTCATTCAAATGAAGATATATTAGAAAATATACTTTATTTCAATGATATAAATAAAAGTAGATTAAATAATGTACATAGTATATTTGGAAAAGATGATATTCAATTAAATATAACAAATCAAGATTTTTTAAGTAAAGAATTTTGCAATAATAATAATCAATTATTTGACATGATTGTGGCAAATCCACCTTATGCAAAAATACAAGATAATGGCAAAAGAGCTTCTAAAAATCATAATTTAATTAAACCATTTTTAGAAAAATCACTTGAATTATTAAAACCAAATGGATTTCTTGTATTTATTACTCCTGATAATTGGATGTCTGTTGCTGATCGTAATACAGTTATAGAAAAATTAACAGAATTGCAATTTCATTACTTAAATATTCACAGTGCTAAAAAATGGTTTCCAAAAGTTGGTTCATCATTTACATGGTATATTATTGAAAATTGCCCTTATAATTCACCATTCTATGTTGAAGGTATATATAATTCTAAAGTTTTTAAAAGTAAAGTACAATCAATGAAAAGAGATTGTATTCCTTTGCTATATACGAATTATATTCAAAGCATATTACGTAAAACAATTGAAAATGAAGAATTGCCAAAATTTAAAATTGAAACTTCTAGTGATCTACATAAATATACTAAAAGTGATTTAATTCAAGTAGCATGTGATGATACATTTAAATACAAATTAATTCACACACCAAAACAAACAGTATATGCAAAAAGACCACATAAATTTCAAGATGGATATAAAGTGTTTATTAGTACTACTGATAAATACAAATTATTTGTAGATGCCTGTGGTATGACCCAATCAATTGCATTTATCCGTTGTAAAAATGAAGAAGAAGCAAATGAAATTTGTAAGATATTAAAACATCCATTGTATGAACTATTAAACAATATATGCCGATGGGGTAATTTCAATAATGTTCGTATATTACAAAAATTTCCAATTCCAAATGAAATGAATTATGATACTATATATGAATCATTTGGAATCACTCCTGATGAACAAAAATATATACAAGACAACCTATAGTTTACTAGACTAGAAAACAACTCATTCATATTTACATAATATACAGTTTTTGTTATTTTTGCATTATTTATAATTTGGATCACTATTATCACACAATACAGGTATATGTCCACATTGCGATTTATATTTTTGCATAATGATTGATTCATATGCGTGATATGTTTGCGCTTTTACTATAACATCTTCATCAATAATTCGAACTTTAACTTCGGTCGAAGGCAATTTAAAGCCATACATTTGGATTTTATATCCATTTTGCAAGTAAAATTCAAACGTATTATATATATACGCATTAGTTTTAGAACAATCACCACTCTTACCTCGTTCAGGTATATGATGACCGCAAAGATATGATGCACAACGTGATTTCAATCCAGTTCGTGTTCCACCAATTTTAACGATTTTACCATTTATCGTAAAAATATAGATATATTCTTCTTCTTGTTCCCATTCTTCCTTGGAAACAACATTATTAAATTTAATAACAGTATTTCTTTTTTTAGAACCTTTAGCAGTGATATCTTGATCAAGTTCAATATTCGCAACTAATTTAAATTGATCACTTTGTTTAAACTGGTAAAGTGACAGTTCTTTATGAATATCAATCTCTTTAATCCATTTTTTAAGTGGATTATCTTCAATCGGTTTTTGAATATTACACGATATTTTAACATACTCATCAGTTATATTAAAATGAACATTCACATTATTCGATACATTTTTATCACTAATATTACACGTGTTATTGAAAGCTTCCGTCAAACTCTCAATTGAAGTCATGATTGAAGTCATGTTTGGCTGGTTTACATTAACACAAGTATAAACAATTTCAATTTTTTATAAAATATATTATGTATAATTTACATATTTTTAATAAATCTATACCACTCTTCGATGGCTTCTTTACTTTCATATAATTTATGTTTATTATCTGCTATTTTCTTTTCTAATATTCGTCTTAATGATGGATATTTTCCTACTCTTATTGCTAATTCGATATAATTATTTTCATCTTTTGCTATTAAATATTTTTCTAAATCTGCATTCATATGTTTATATAATCCTTGAGTAAATCTACCATATAATTTATTTCCTGGTAATGTTATTATACATTTATTACATGAAAATGCATCAAATGTACTAATACATCCTCCAAATGGAAAAGTATCTAATATTACATCTGTTGATAATAATAATTTCTCATATGAATACATTTCTGTTTGATAAGGTACAACAATAATACGATTTATGTATTGATTTATGATTGTTTTATTTAATCTATCCACGACAGATTCAAATATTTTATCATATACTCCTTGAATCAATACAATGTATGCATTTTCATCATAATGTAATATACTATTTATTATACAATCAAATGATGGATGATATTTATACATTGAACTTAATATAGTATATATATTACCATTTTCTGGTAATTGTAATTGTTGTCTTAGTGTCTTTTGTGGAACATCTTTAAATAATTCAATTGGATCAAAGCCATATGTATTTTTTAAATCATAATAATAAAACGATAATGAATTCATTAAATATGGTTTTTCATAATAAATATTATCAGTATTTCTTTCAAATATTTTAGATGTAATATAATAATCTATATTTGGTGATCCAGATGTATCAGGATGTCCCCATGTAGTTACTTGTTTTGGTGCACATCTATACATACTCAAATAATATGAATACAAATCTGTAATTGCATCTGGTATTATTAAAACATCAAGATCATCTTTACGTATTCTTTCAACTGTTTCAATATAATTTGTATCTGATATTAAAATATATTCTTTTGATGCATCTGCTATTCTTTTTGTAAACCGATCTCTCTCTTTATCATATATTGTATAGGTGTATATATCAATATCATCATATTTTGATAATTGTTCTATTAAACCTAATACTATACGTCCAACTGCATGATTATTAAAAGTTCTTCCAATAAATCCTACTTTCTTTCGTGTCATATCTTGTTTATCTTGAATTGTAATTGTTGTTGGTACGGTAGCATAACGTAATTCTAATAAATTCTTATTAAATTCACCATATAATCCAAATAATGTTGAATTATTTGAATTATGATATGTAAATGGAAATATAACTGGAACATACCAAAATGGTAATGAATCATATGGTTGCATTAAAATGCTATTTTTATAACTATTTATATTACTTACTAAATATATCAATGCTTTTTCAAATCTTGATCTCATTTCAACAATTGAATCAACATTCGTATGTATTAATGGATTATATAAATTCTGCATTTGCATGAATGCTTTTACATCTATATTATCAATTTGTTGCAATATCTTATTTAACTCATTTTCATTAAATAATATATCTTTATCATTTTGTGTTATATCTTGAGTTGTAGATATTTTATATAATATTATACGTGTCATAACCCATTGATTATAATACTTTTGAAATATTGATATATCATCGTATTGTGAACAATGAATAATTAAACCAGAAAATACTAATTCAAATAATATATATACTTCATTACAAAATTGTGGTATTTTTAAGATTTTATCAGACAAATTTTTCAAATCATCTCTTGATATTTCTAAATAAACTTTAATTATTTTTGATTTATAAAATTCAATTATATGATTCACATCAATATGTGTTGGTATATTACTACTTAAAAAAGCATTATCAATAAAATTAGAAATCGCATTATAATCCATTATTTAGATAAATACGTATTATTTAATTGTTTAATAATCAATTATGTTTATATCACTTTTATATAGTAGATTATTAGTAGATTATATATGACTCGCACTAAAAAATATAATGCAAAGAGTGATTTATTAAAAGTGATTATAGATTCAGAGTTATCACAAGTCTCAAAACGTGTATATATTGAACGATTAAGAACAATGGTCGCTCATTTTGATACAAATGTATATTGGATAATAACACATCCAGATGAAGTTTTAGAATGGATAATTAAAAAATCAGAAGTATTATCAACCCAAAAATCATATATAATTGCCGTATTAGCTGTATTTAAACATAATGAAGGACTTAAAATACAACTTAAAAAAAATTATGATATTTGGTTTAAAAAATTTACTGAAATAGATGAAGCTATTACTAATCGTTATAAAACAAATGAACCAAGTGAAAGACAATTGAATGCTTACGTGAAATTTGATGATATTATTAAAAAACGTGATTCTCTTGAAGAAGGTTCTATAGATAAATTATTATTAGGTTTTTATACATATATTAAACCATTGCGTGCTGACTTTAATGCAGTTCGTATCTATAGAAAAACTGAAGAAGACAGTGATGGAATACCTGCTGAAAATAAACGTGAATCAAATTATATAATATTTGAAGATGATAAAGAAAATGATGTTCATTTAATTCTTAATGAATTTAAAACACAACGTCATCATAATAAATTTGATAAGAAATTACCAGATGAACTTATTAAAGAATTAAAAGCTAGTTTAAAGAAACAACCACGTGATTGGTTATTTGTCGACAAATTTGGAAAACCTTATGTAGCTACAAATTCTTATACAAAATGGGCAAATCGCGCTCTCAATCGTTTATTTGGTAAACCATTGACTATTACTATGATCCGTCATAGTTTTATTTCTTCATTAGATCAAAATGTACTTACTATACTTGAAAAAGAAGAGATTGCCAAAGAAATGGCACATAGTCGTGGTATGCAAGAATTATACCGTTTTGTTGATAAAGAAGGCAATAAAAAAGAAGAAAAGGAAGGAGCTGGGAAAGACAGTCAGGAAGGGGGAGAAGGGGACGAGAAAAAGACAGATTCTAATAAGAAATAAAAAAATTGATTTTATTTTTTATATTTGAAATATAACACATTAATTATTGGAATAGTTATTTTTACAATGCCACGGACGAAAAATGCTTCCGCTGCAATTGCCACAGTTGCACGGCAAATTGAGAAACTGAAAAATGCAAATATGCAAGCCGGCAATGATGATACTTCTGATAAGTCTTCTAATAAAAAAAAGGATACTAAGAACCCAAAGGATGATAAGAAACCTAAAGATGATAAGAAAACAAAGGATGATAAGAAACCTAAAGATGATAATAAATCTAAAGATGAGGAAGAAAAACGGCCAAAGACAGAATATCAAAAGTTTTTTACTAAACTACTCGCTGAAATTCGCAGTAACCATGAAAAAAATGGAACTCAATGTCCAGAATATAAAGAACTACGAACAACTATTATTGATATATGGAATCGCGATTATAAGAAGCAATCTAACAATAACAAAAATAGTAAGAATAACAAAAATATCGATAATGAAACTAAACGTAAACCAAATGAATATAATATGTTTGTACAAGAAATTATGCCTATTCTTAAAAATGAACACGCAAATGATGAAAAGAAACTGGCTCAAAAAGATTATATGAGACTTGCTGCAGAGAAGTGGCGCGAACATAAAGCAGCAAAAAATATTAAGTAATAATTTTAAGAGACTCCTAATAATATGATCATTCGTAAATTGCTTTCATGTTTCTTTAAATCTAAAGATAAATATGATATATCACAAAATTATAGTAATAAATATCAAAATCAAACATCTAAAATAGTAAGTCAAAATAAAGACTTTTTGTACGTTATATTACCTTATTTTAATTATTGTTATTCTATATCTCGTTTTAAATTATTCATAGATTTTATAAATAGATATAGTGAATTCGATAACATACGTATATGTATTGTAGAAGGAAAATTAAAAGATGACAATTATCACTTACCAGATTCTCATTTTAATGTATATAAACATATTGCAATTACATTAGAAGATCCAATATGGATTAAAGAGAATTTAATTAATATAATGGTGAGTATGTTACCTAAAAATTGGAAATATATTGCTTGGATTGATGCTGATCTCACTTTTTTAAATACAAACTGGGCAAAAGATACTATTGAATCATTAAAAACAAATGATATTATTCAATTATTTCAAACCGCAATTAATATGGGACCGAATGGTGAAGCTTTTAAAATTGATAAATCATTTGGATTTATGCATAAACGTAATGGTCATGAATGGAATAAAACACATAAATATGGATTTTGGCATCCTGGATATGCTTGGGCATGTACTCGATATACTTATGATACATTAGGTGGTTTAATTGATTTTGGTATTTTAGGATCTGGTGATCATCATATGTCTCTTGCATTAATTGGTAAAGTGACAATGAGTTATCCAACTAATATACATGAAAATTATAAAAAATTATTACTTGAATTTCAAAATAAATGTATTCATAATAATTTACAATTTAGTTATATTCCAGGAACTATTATACATCATTGGCATGGTAGTCTTAAAAATAGAAAATATGTTGAAAGATGGCTCATATTAACTAAAAATGAATATGATCCAATCGAAGATGTATATTATAATGAATATGGTGTATTAGGATTAACTGAATCAGGTAAACGTTTTGTTCCAATGCTTACACAATATTTTAATGATCGAAATGAAGATGCAACCGAAAATGACGTATAATAATTCTAAATTTACTCTTAATTTTACAATTATTTTTAACCAAGTCGTATTGTACTACTATCATATTCATAAGCATAACTACCATAATGTGTTGTTTTAACTGGTAAATATATGTGAATTTTACCACCTATATCACGCCATCTTTTACAAAATGCATAATCTTCTGATAAATATCTTTTATTTTCTGGATCTAACATAGTCTCAAATAATAAATAATATTTACGTCCTTCCATATCATCTTCACGATATTTTGACATATCATCAGAATATGCGTATAAGTCTGTATATGCGTCTTTCATCTTTTCAATTACTTCACGTTTAATCATCATAATACCTGTCCCAATTTCTTGAGCTTCATATATAGGTGAAGATGTGTCTTGACCAGGTAAGCAACGTAATATATATGATAAACCACATTTTTTTAGAAATTCTTCATTCGTATTTCCTTGTGTCTCTTTAGCATGTTGATCAATGCGGTTCCAATCAATTAATTTTTTCGCATATGGTAATCCTATTATATCTTTATCTAACTCAAGTAATTTTAATATATCATGTGCATTAAATTGGATATCTGCATCAATAAAAAGCATATGCGTGTAATCAGGATTATCCATAAATCTTTTTACTAACATATTGCGTGCACGTGGAATAAGACTTTCATGTGTCATATATTCAATTACTATATCAATATTATTTACTGCACATAGAGCAAATAAAGTAGCTACACCACATACATATCCTCCATGAGCTGTACCACCATACATTGGTGTGGCTAACATAATTTTCATTTTTATAAAAATTTTACTAATATAATTTTATGTATAGATTATCTTTATATAGAATTTTATGATTTTCATATATTTATGATGATATTAATGGTACACATGCTAAATCGAGTGGAGTATCATAAAATTCATTTATTTCATCAGTTGTAAGTGAAGATATAGATAATAGGCGCTCTTTCATTTGTTCTATCCATTCTGTACCAGGATAAGGTACACGTGAATATATTTGCCAATTTTGTGATTCTTTATTTGAATTTTTATTTCCATTTCCGTTTATAGCTACAAATGAATAAGTTGTATAATCTGTATCAATAATATTATAATTCAATGTTGGTATAAATGGATCTGCTGGATAACTTATTTTACAACGAGTACTATTATCTTTACATATTATTTCAGATTCAAGAAATACTTTCATATTACCTTGATAATCGCCACAAGCTGTTTGACTATGTATTTTGTTTGTATCTGCATCAAAATCAATTATTGTTTTTGTATTACGACATTTTGCCGCTATACCATTTTGATTTGTTTTTTTACTTGAAACTTCATACCATAATCCACTATATTTTAATGGATTAAAATGATTTATAATATAATGATTATGAATAGTATAATAAAACATTTTATTTGATATGTAAAACACTTTAACTTTATATCTTAATTTTAATTTTTTTATTTTTATTTAATAGAAACCCGAAAAATGCAGCAAGAACAATTATCCAAAGATGAATTAATGAAAAAAATAAGAGACATAATTAAAAATGATCGCGTTTTTTTACAAAAATGCGAAGAATTAAATAAACATTTTATAAATAGTATTGGATTACCTAAAAATATTCAAGATGAACTACTATCATCAAATAATAAGACGAATGATATTTTAAAAGATATAGAAGTAAATAGTGAAGGTGAACCTGTTCTTACAGGCGGTGGTAAATTTAATGGAAAAGTTTTATTTCATTACTTATGTGGTGCTTGTTGTATGACGACAGCTGGTGTTGCGGCAGCAGGTATGGTAACTGCTCCAATTGCTCCAGCATTTGCATGTTGTGGTGCGATGTGTTTAGCTGATGGTATGGACGAACAACAAAGATATAATAGTCAATTAAAGAGAATAGAAGAAATCGAAAATGATATAAAAATATTACAAGGAGAAGAGACTATTATTATCAATACTATAATTGAATTAATGAAAGTATCTCAAACAACTGAAATTAAAGAATTCTTAAAAAATAAACGTAAAGAATTACAAACAATTAGAGTTAGAATTGGAGAACTAACTGCAAATAAAGATCGTATGTTTGGTGGTAAAAAGAAAAGAAATAATAGAAAAGTAAATAAATAAACTGAGAAATTTTAAAATAAATTATTTGTTTTTATTGTGAACTAGAGAATACTGGATCTTGTAATGTTGCTGCATCTTTTACCGTTAACCACCCTGAATGTGGTCCCCATTCTGGGATACCTTTCGCAGCAGATGAATTATTATCTAATGGTGGTGAATTAATTACACTTACTGCACATGCATTTGTTTGAGATGCTGGAGCAGTTTTAATATAACGATTTTGTATTGGTTCTCCAGATAACTCACTTATATATCTGTAATAACCACCATCATCTACACCGCGTACTGGATATACTTGTGCTGGTGGTGTTCCTGGAAACGCTGTACTTTTAATTCTTTCAGCTGCTTTTAATTCATCTTCTGGTCTTTCACCGTTATTGAAACATTGTAAATTACCTTGAGCAGAGTATATACAATTTTGTTTTGGATTCGGTTTATTTTCACATGTTAAACAAATTGAACTCATTTATTTTCCTTTATTCTAAATTTATGATAGAGAATATTTATTGTTTATATATTTCATCTATTACTCCACATTTAATACATTCATTTGCATCCCAAATTACATCTTTCTTTAATAATTTTTCTAATGCTTTACGATTTAATTTAGTACGTTGTGAATAATGAGTTATAAGATGATCCATCAGTTTCTTTAAATTATCAAATTCATCCTCGATTTCCGCCATTTTACCCCAAACTGATGAACTTAATTGATGTAATAACATATATGCATTCGGTTGTATATACCGTTTCTTACCAGAAACACTAATAAGTGTACCAGCAGATGCAACAAAACCATCACATACTGTATATACTGGAATACGTAATCCTTGAATGCAATCAATAATAGAAAATGCGGCATAAATACTTCCACCATTTGTAGTTAAATGTAAATAAATTGGTACATGATCTTCTGCAGTTCCATAATTGATTGCATCATGACGAAGTTTATTTTCTAAATGACGTAATTCTTTATTTAACGAAAATGCACTTTCATCAGTAATATCATCGTTAAAATAAATATGATTTGTAGATGTTGTTATTGTACTCGTTCCACCGATATTAGGGAATTTAATTGGAAAAGGAAATGGTAATCCTTCTTCATCATCATTTTCTGGTGTCGGTTGCGTTAATTTGCGTCGTTTATTTGAAGAGAAATTAGAACTAATTTTAGATGCTGCCCAATATAATTGATTCATTCGATTATTACTAATATAAATACAAGAAGTAATTTCCTTAAACGTTTTACTTTATATTTAAGGATTTAAAAATGAATGCAAATTTTATTTAATCTAATGCAAGTTGTAATGGTGTTATTTCTATTTTTTTAACTAATTCTAAATTGTGTAATCGATTTGAATAAATTTTTCTATATTTTCCTACATATTCTGTTTTATGTCTTATTTCATATCCAGGTTGTGGTTGTCCATTAAAAGCTTGCCATACAATTTCATGCATTAAATAATTCATTTTAGTACCATTCTGTGTATGAATAGTATAATATCTATATGGTGTTCCTGAATATACTTTTCCTTCTGTACTTATTTCTAATGATTTATATGGACGTATTGATCCATAACTTGACACTTCTAAAACTGTTTTATCAATTTTAATAAGTTTCCATTGAACTGGAGGTCTTAAAATATCAATATGATAAGGATTGTAATCATTAACATCAAATTCGTCATCCGTTTCTGTTACAATAGTATCAACCTCATCATCTGAATAATATTCATCGTTTTCATAAGAATCTTGTTGTTCTTCATAATCCATCCTTAATGAAAATTAAATTTATCTATTTTATTTTTGTAGCTACAAATCTTTATATGAATTATGAAAAAATGAATAATAGTTTATTAAATTTTAATGTATAAATTCATATATAGCATATAAAATGCTTATCATGGATATGTTACAAAATATAATAAAAGATCAAAATAAAGCATTATTGAAGAAAATTGCCGATAAATATGAATTAGATTATGCAGAATTAGAACGTAAATATTTAACACCTACATTCTATTCAATAGACGTAAATAAAGATAAAATATACAATATAACTTTCATCGATAAATAAAGATTTATAAATCATATGCGTATAATTTTGTATATTAATATATTTAATTTTTGTAATAGTTAAATTTAATTAATAATGAATTTATTACCAAAATATGATATAATAAACGTAAGTAATCCGGTTTATAATAATAATGAAAATAAAAAAGATATATATGCTCTTTTTCGAAATAATGATTTAATTTCACTATCAATAAAAGATGAAGGTGTATTTGATGCAGATATTATTAAAGTATGTTTAAAATTTTTAACAGATAAAAACAAAAATGTTCTAGATATTGGTGCAAATATTGGTTCGTTTACAATTCCCGTAGCAAAAAATATAAATGGTACAGTATATTCATTTGAAGTTCAAAGACATATATTTATGCAATTATGTACAAATTGTTTTCTAAATAGATTAAGTAATGTATATCCAATTTTTGGTTTAATTACTAATAAAGAAATATGTGATATTTCTAAATATACTGAAATTCCAATTGTAAATCATTATGAAACACAAAATACAGGAAGTTTTAGTATAAATCAAGATCATATTCAAAATTCAATGAAAATTGGTGCATCTTTTCCTCCTAATGTTAATAACATAATGGATAAAGTTCAAAATTTATGTATTGATGATTTAAATCTATCCAATATAGGATTTATTAAAATTGATGTAGAAGGACATGAACTCGATGTCATTAAAGGATTAAAAGACACAATTATTCGTAATGATTTCCCACCAATATTATTTGAAAGTTTTCATAAATTTTTATATCTCGAAAATAATGCAAATATTACATTAGATTATATAAAAAGTATAGGATATGAAATTTATCAAATAGAAAATAATATTACTAATTTAATTGCTTTCAAAAAAGGTTTCCAAATATTTTAGATAACAATTTATAATCCAAAATGTCTTACTAAATCTTCAACATTTGCAATAGCTCCTTTATTTTCTTCTTTTAATTCGCGTTTTCTCGTTTTTTCTCTTTCAGCTTGTTCATGCATTTCTTTATCACGTCGTTCTTTTTGTTCTTTTGCTAATTTTGCTGCTTCTTGACGTGCGATTGCAGCAGTTCTTCTATCAACAGCCATTTGTTCTTGTGGATTTGCGACTTTCGTACGTTTTTCAATATGTTTACGTGCTGCTGCCTCTGCTTTTGGTGCTGTTTCTTGCATACCAACATTACCCATTAATCGAGCGAGTTGATTTTCAGTAGCGGCATGTACTCTTCTTCCAGTTGAACTGCTTGAAGATGATGTTTTATTTGATGAAGAACGTTGGCGAACACCTAATATACGCTTTGGTGCGGATGGACCTGCTGGTGCTGCTACCACAGGTGCTGATGGACCTGCCTGTGCTGCTACCACAGGTGCTGATGGACCTGCTTGGGCAGCAACTATCGCAGCACGTTGTTCAGGTTTTATAATATTTGCTTTGCGTGGTTGTTTCATACTTACTTCTGGTACTGGGCTAACACTTACTGGTTCTCCTCTTGCGATTTTACCAGTTTTTTCTGCAATATGTTCTGCTACTTTATTATTAACTTGAGTAACAAACATTTGAATAAATTCACCAACATTTATTGTAGATTGATCAAAATTGTATGCATCTAATAATTCAATGCCATGAGTTTTAATATAACGGCGAACACGATTTGATATCCGTTTATATACATCTGCGTTTGTTTTAACTGGTTCATTTGGATAATATTCTTGTAATTTATCTTTACTTAATAAAGATCGGTAAGCTATATGTAACAGTTCATTTTGACCTGCTTTATCTTTTAATATTGATGCTTTTGCTGTATTATCAAATTTTGAAGTTGCCATCTAAAAATAATTAACATAATTAATTATAGAAATGAGTAAAAAGAATAATAAAAATACAAGTAAACGCGAATTACATTTTGAAATATCAGGTATTAAAGGATGCCCTTATTATATAAGTGCTATTGAAACACTTTCTCATTATAAAAATAATAACAAAGATAAAAAAGTTAAATTAACTATTAAAGAATTAACTGGCGATAAATGGGATACCCATGTTGAACAAGTCTCTACAACTCATGTTAAAACAAATAAGATTAAAGGTAGATTACATAAAACATCTCCTTATATCATTTGTAATGGTAAATTTATTGGCGGGTTTGATTCTATATTAGCAGAACTTAAAACAGCATATCCTTTCGCAAAATATTAATTATAATACATATGGTGTATCATTTATTATTTTTGAAACAGGAGGTGGTGTTACTGGATCAACATATATTATTTTTTGTATAAGTTTACTCTTATGTCTTTTTAATATTTCATTAAACTTCATGAGTAAATCACTTACACTGTACGTATTATCTTTTGCTTCTCTTTTAATTTCTGTACATATATCATCCGCTTCTTTTGGGAATGATGGATATCCTTCTAATGGTGCCCAACGATTTATATGAAATATACGATATAAATCAACATGTACATTTTCATTTGAATATGATTTACGTGTCATATCAGAAAAGTCCCAACCAACAAATAATACTCCGTTATTTTTAATATATACATTATGAGTTTCATTTCTACCATTTACGAGTGAATTATGTGTAAATCTATAATGAATATATTTTGCTTTATATTCTGGAACATTATGGAATAAATAATTTCCCCAATGCATATCATGATGAACTATATTTTCATGTTCCATTGCTAAACAAGTCATAATAAGTTGACCAAATATACATATTAAATCAATAGATGTATGTTTTTCTTTGAGGTAACTTTTAAGATCACCATTAGCTAATTCATTTAATACAGTTATACACCGTCCCTTAAAAGTTACAGTATCATCATATTTACATTTAGAACATACATTTGATTTATACATTATTGGAAAATGTGGACTTTTATTATCAGTTACATATCTTGTAAATAATTCATATTTATTTACTTCATTTAAATTTAAACTTTTAACTGGCATAATTTTAATAGCAATAAATATAGGTAATTTAAAATCACCATTATATCCAATATATGCTTCTCCTGCTATACTTTTTGATCCAATTTTTTTAATCTTTTCAAAGCCTTTATCTAATTCACATAATTCGTTATTTGTATATTTACTTAAAATTCCTTTTATTTTATCTGCATATTCTATTCTATCGGCAAATTTATATTCATTCTTATATACTACTTTATCTGTATTGAAATTTACATATCCTGGAATAATTGGAAGTGTATGTAATAATTTACTTGTATTATTCAATAAAGTATGTTCACTATCAATTAACTTATCAAATATATATTTATATATTTTATAATATATATCACTTTCATTCTCACCAGTTATTTTTAATTTTTTTGCGATTGTTTCGATTGTATTACTATGCATACCAACATGAATGATTTCTTGAATATCTTCACAAATTTTTTTAATTGTTCTATCTTGATATTTCACATTTAATTGTTTTGCTATATTTTCCAATTCATATCTACCTGATTTAGAACGTACTATTTTAACATAATGATCAAATAAAGTAGCGTCTTCATTTTCACATTTTACATTATTCCACACACAATGCATATTTTCTGTGCATTTATCTCGTTTCTTTATTTTTGAACACGTTGGTATTCTTATTTTATTTATTTCCATCTATTATTCTGGTAGATTTAAAATTACTATATAAAAATCATAATATAAAAATCATAATATAAAAATCATAATATATGTATAATAATTTTATATGTTATAAATAATTTAATAAAAATTGATTCTTTAATGTGATTTAAAGGTTACAATCATACGAACTATAAATAAATTAAAATATCATGGCCTTCTTGCAGCAGCAGTTGCAGCACCTTGCATTCAATCTTTCGGAGCGGCGGCGTTGTGTATGTAATCCAACTTCTGTTGGTTATAATATTGCGTATAAGAGCCACATGAGCAAATATGAAGCTCAAATTACGGGCAATGCCTATTCACCAATTTTGACGTGTATGAATCCTGGTTCCAACCACGCGGCTGTATTTTTCAGCCATAGCTGTCCCTTTCGCCGTACAAAGCTATGGCGAAAACCGGTATAACGACCCCAACTATCCAGCATGCTCAAGTGTACATGCTGAAGCGAATGCTATGAAAAAATTGATCCATCTTCCAAAACAAAAAAAGCTTAAAAAAATAGATTTACTTGTAATTCGTGTAAATAAAACTGGAACATATGGTAATTCTAAACCTTGTATACATTGTATTTTAAATCTGTATAAAAATCTTCCTGAAAAAGGATATAGTTTACGAGATGTATATTATACAAATGAGCAAGGTACAATTACTACTATTAAATTTCAAGATTTACTTCATGAAAATAATCCACATGTTTCACGATTTTATTTTCAAAAAAATTTTAAATTAAAGTAATTTGTAAATTTTACAAAAATAAATAAAAGTTGTTTTTGTAAATGTTGTTATTTTATCGTGTATATGGATTTATGCGAATCCATTTATTACATATCCATTTAATTCCTTTAGTAACTGGTTCACCTCCATGTAATGATTGTCTTATAAGCTTACCATTATCATCACTACTTTGAAATATAGCACATTTTCCTTTCTTTGGTATAACTTTTTTATTTAAATAAGGAAATAAAGTTTCACCACCTTCTAAATCATCATTTAAATAAATTATATATGTCCATAATCGTGGACCTGCTATACCATCCATTCGTTTACAGAAATCTTTTGTTCCTTCACATGCATCATAATGTGGTTTGAAAAATCCACCAGGTTCATAATGAACAACTTGTAAATCTTCTTGGTTTTCAATTGGATAACCAGAATATTCAGCCACTTTTTGTGATATTTTATGTACAAGTGGATCATAATCATTTAAAAGCCATGCTTGATCACTTTTACGATTTTCTGTGTCATGTAAATCAGAATTATCAGTATATACGCGACTTGGTTCAAGACGTGTTGATGCTAATTCTATTATTTTATCACATTCTTCACTAGTTAAAAAATCTTCGATCTCCATTATATCATAACATGGTACAGATATATGGAAATCATCATTCTCGTGTGTTATTTCACAATTATTCAAAGATGATTTTACCAGTGGATTACTATTGGAATTCTCATTTGAATTATTATTAGAATTATCATTAAATTTTTCAATTTGAGACTGTATTAATTCTATTTGTCGTTGTTTTTTTATATATCCTCCAATAACTGTAATTATGAGTATAAATAATAACAATAATACAAATATAAACATCCATTTTCGACTTATATTTATTTTCATTATTCTACTATATATATTGTAGCTTATTTTACTATTGGAAAATTATATTCTATTTACATTTTCTTGGAAAATGAGTCCTTGATCTTTTTGTGCATGTTCAAAAATTTTTACTGCCGTTTCATCTGGAAACATTTCAGCATTCCATGCATACCAATTACAGAAATCATCTGATATTTTATCTGTACCCTCTGGTTGGTTAATTAAAGCACGTGTCATTGCTTCATTAATCATACAATCTATTGTACGAACACCTTCAGGATGATATAATATTTTATCTAATAAAAATTGTGCACCTTCACGTGTAACTATTATAGATTGCATACTAAATGTTGGTGCCCGTACAACATGAGCATTAATACCACATCCACAATGATGACCTACATAACACAGAAAATAATCAGGTGGTGTGACTTCAAAATATTTAGGTGCGAGTAATTTCCAATCTTTGTGAAATACTATATTATCTTCAACAATAAGAGCATATTCTAAATTATTCGAAATAATATATTTATACGCATTGAAATGGGCTACGGCTGCTTCTTGTTTGTGTGGATAATTTACTGTATCTATAAAAGCCGTATCTTTTGGATTAAAATTAGGTTTTTTACCTCCAAATAAACGATTCCAATGCACTTGAATTGTATATACGCTTTCATTTATAGATGGTAAATCTATTTGAATTATATTTGTAAATCCAGCATCATTTAAACGTTTTTTCGTTCGAATAAATGACTCATTCGTATCACTTTTAGATATAATTAATACAGGTCCATTTAAAAACTCATCCCAATTTTTTGGCGGAGACATTTTGAATAAAGATAAGATTCTATTCATTTTAAAATATTGAATCCTTAAATAAAAACAAACGAATACAATATACTAAATTATTACATATTTATATTATGACAATGATGTGTACCAAATACAAAAGATGTATAACTAAATTTATTACCAAATTCTTTCTTTGCCCGAATAAAATAATGTATATATCCTAATACTATAACTACAATTAATAATATATATAATATTTGTCTAGCTTTTTGATAATTTCTTACATCAGCAATTGGATTTTTAGATTGGACATTTTGTATATGTATTTTAATAGTTTGATCTATAACAAGTATGATAAATACAGTTAAAGATGCGAGTAATTTACTTTTTGTTGACATTAAGAAAAGTATATATACTAATAATGTTTTAAGCCAGGTTTGTACAATAGTAATATGATTATTATTATCAACGACTGTCATTAAGAAGAAGAATGTAATGAAAGCTATTAAGTGTTTTGCATACATATTGTTTGCTACTGCACGTTGAAAATCACAACTTAATAATGATGAAAAAAATCCAAATAGTAACCATAAATACATTCCAGCTAATGCAGATGATGTATCAAATGAATTTGATGATGATTGTATTTGTGTAACATTTGTATTATTATGTTGTACACTACCTTTCGAATACATTTTCCTTTAAAATTTTATAAGAAAAGAATTATTTATCTTCTAAAATTTCTTGTTGTACATCTGAACCAAATTTAGAATTCATCTTTATATATTCAGTTTTTGGTGCATATATATTTAATATTTGATCATTTTGTAATTTACACATGATTGCATCAATTTGGTCATCAATTGGTAATGCACCATATTGTAACATTTTGTTAACACCTGCTTTACTTATTAAATATCCATATGTTCCCCAGAAGTTACGAAGTTCTAAATACGTCTCATGATCAACAACGACATGACTTGGATCAAATGTCATTCTACCTAACATAATTATATCCCAATCTGGTGGTATATATTCAAATGCATTCCTTATTGCTGATGTATATATATTATTTTCAGTAAAGAATGCATCATCTTCTAAAATAAGAGTATATGGTTTAGTACTCTGTTGTATTTTCTTATAAATTTCTAAATGACTTAAATAACAACCAATCATTCCGCGTGTAAGTTGTTTATAAGTACGTCTTTCATGTGTTTTATCTAATTGCATTATACCATTATAAACACTTTCAGTTACAAAGGGTTTTACGTCTATATCTTTACCATTTACAGCTTCAAAGCGAATAAAAGGTATTTCTGCTAAATCAGTTTGATTATATCTATTTGTAATTTCTTCAAGACGATCTTTATTTTTTTCCATATTTATTACATATCTATCAAAATCATTTTGTTCAATAACAGTTTTTAATGTAGCAAATGTTTCTCTACGTGCATTATTAAATAACCTTATATATAATGGTGTAATTATAATAACAATCAATAATATTGCTATATAGAGATATTTTGTTTTTTTCATATATTTGCGTTCTTATATTTAATATATATTTTTTACTATAATTAAATAGAGTTATAATGGGTAAATATAGTTGGACATTTTTAAAAAAGAATATACGTGATGGTATAAGTTGTATTGTATTTGAAAGATCTCCAACTATTAAATTAGCTCATCAAAAACATATTGAAAATTCACGGAATATTTACGTAAACCCAGGAGATCATATTCGCATTGAATATATGAATTGGCGGCCTTTTCAAAATAGTGAAGGCAAGATTATGGCAGTTAGTAATAAAACTAGTTTACAAACAGTAATAATCACGAATATATTTCCTTATAATTTACGTAAAGGAATTCATCATAAAAATATATTTTCAGTAGTTCCATTAACAGCTGATGAAATAAATACAAAAATTAAAGATTATTTAGGTAATCAAAATAAAGATTTTTTATGGTTTGTAAATACACCAGAAAACCAATCTATACCTGATTTATGGCATTGTCATTTTTTTCATCATTAAAGCAAACAGCAACACAAACAGCAAACTATCTAAACAAACCAACGCCACATGACAAATGTTATCGCAAGAAAATAGCAATATAGATAATAACAGACTTCCTCGAATACACGATTATTAATTTCATATTCTTGATAATTTTGATATTTATCAAAAATCTCTTGCATTCTATGCCGTATTTTGCTATGATGAAAAGTTTTAGCATATGGTTTGTATATTACTTCTTGTTTCACATCCATATTGCAATTTTGCTCTTTATTTTGATTTTTCAATTCAGGAAATGTATTTGGTGAAATTATTTTTGAATGAAATGCAACATTCTTATATTGCACTTGCAGGCGTGATTTTGTAGATGATACTTGCGTTGGCGGTACAAGAGGTGGTTGATATATTGTCTGCAACATTTTAAATTTCCTTATCTTTTTGGTCCTCTTATCTTTTAGATACAAAAATTTAATTTCATTTTTTAAGATGAATTGAGTATATCAATTTAAATGTATAAAAATAATAAACTCCTTCAACAGGGATCGAACCTGTGACCCTCAGGTCGTTGTAAAATTCTTACCATTATGGTAAGATCTAACAGCCTGATGCTCTAACCAACTGAGCTATGAAGGATAACGAGGGCAAGTAGCCCTGTTCTATACTAACTGTCAAAGCTTTAAATAATTTTGGCTATTTAAAGCGCACGCACATGCACAGAAAAACAAAACCCGCCTGGTTTTGAAAACTGACACACTATCAGTTTTTTTATTTCACACACTATTTACTGGGTAGTGGTGATTCGGTAGTTCATATGAGTACACGCAATCAGTCCTGCCGCATATGCCCATACATATGTCTCAGGAGTAATCTCTTGAATAGGAGGCATAGGGCAGGTGTGAGCAAGAGAAATGAGCATAATATTTTCATTATACCACTTAATACCAGACTGAAGATTTTCCGGAATCTTGTATCCAGAAGTCTTGTACTCAGAAAACGCCTCTTCAAATGTGCGAATCGCTTCCAGCATATGATGCAGCATTTCTGTATGCTCTGTATGTGTTTTAAAAATTAATTCAAATGCAAATTCAATTTTTTTAAATTATTGTCATAGGGTTTAAAAATTTCAAAAATTTCTAAATATTTTTAACTACAAAAACTACTTGCTTTTCTTTTTATTTACACTTTCTTTTTTCTTTTTAATAATTACAGTGTTTAATAAACCAACTCTTCATTTGGCATGATATCACGTAATGCGATGAAACTTACTATCGTATTTCCGCAATTATCATCAGTTATCTTCAACATACAGTTTTCATGTAGCCCAAGATAATGACCATTACGAACCATCGTAAGAATTGAACGTGGCGTAGCAGTTCCATCAATTACATACTCTTCATCAATAACTACAACATATGGTGACATTTCTTGAAGTTCCCATATATACTTATATATACCAATGATTTGACCAATATTAGCCCCATTTGCAATATAATTATTTGTAATGACTTGTTCTCCTTGCACATACAACTGATATGGTGAATTATTATACCAAGTATTTTGCAAAGTAAAAGATTTATTCAAATTGTAAACAAGTGCATCAATTTCTGACATTTTAAGTTTTTATTTGTAGCTACTTTTTTTAAATTAGAAATTCATTTTTTATAATTTTTACATTCATTTAAAATTAATTCTATGTATTATTTCAATGGAAAGTATTATTGTAAATGATGAAGAAGTTGTATATACAAAAGATGGAAGTAAATATACATTAGAAACTGCTGTTAGATATGGTATTTATGAAGTAGTTAGTATTATGAATATACCACAAAATAGAAAAGTAACCGATCATATATTATTTTTAGCCATAAACACAAATAGAGGATATATCGTAAAACTATTACTTGAAAAAAAGATAAAACCTACATTAAAACATTTAGATCATATAATAGATACATTTTATAAAAAAGCTCATGATAAATTACAATATGAGTTGACATATAAATGTGCTAAATTGTGTTTTGAAAATTCACCTGAATTAATTAAAGAATTACAAATCAATAATACAAATGCCTACAATTTTGGTTCATATCCTTTAGATGTAATTGAATGTGCATTTAAAAAAGGAGCAGATCCAAATAATATTAAAACGATTGTATCTGCTATTGGAAATAATGTAAACGTATTTTTTAATCGTGAAACATGTATTGAATCTACTTCATATAAAGATTCTATAGATTTTTTTAGAAAATATGGAACAAATGAATCTATATTATCTAAAGTCTCTTTATATTTTTGTGATAATGCTAAACAATTAGAAACTGTTCTATGTAATAATATTGAATATATAAAAGATATATCATTAAATGATCTTCTAATATTCTTTATTACTAAAAATGTAAAACCAAATCTTATTGAATATTTATTATTACAGGGAGCAAATCCAAATACATATTATGATAAATACTATAATAAAGTTATATATGGTTATAATAATATGAGTGGATATGTAATACAATTAGCACGAAATAATAAAAAATTTGTAAAAATTTTAGAAGATGCCGGTGGTAATAAATATATATCAAATGATCCAAGAATTGCACGTAATATGAAAATACAAGATAGTAAAAATGCTTATGGTGCTTATATTGCTTTACCTTATTTAATTGATTTGTTTCCTAAAGAAATTGTACTCATTATATTATCACACATATTAATAACACCACGTTCTATAATACATTTCAAAAAACACAATTTGAAAAATAAAAATTAAAACTAAAATTAATAATGAACATTAAAAATGAAAATTAAATATAATATTACTATAATGAATTATAAAAGAAAACGTATTATACTATTTATCATTGCTATTGTTCTTTCTATTATTGTACCAATGCTTATAATGAAATATTTTAAGGAAACTTTCGATAATGATAATCAACTATCATCTGCTGTTATAGTTGGTGCAGCTAGAGATATTGAAAAATTTATACCAGATAGTTTTGAAAAAATGGAAATGATTGCTAGTTTATTTAAACAAAGTAAAATCATTATTTATGAAAATGATAGTAAAGATAATACATTAGAACAACTCATACAATGGCAAAATAATAACAATAATGTTGAAATAATAACCGAAAAGAATGTACCTGGTAATAGAACACAGCGATTAGCACATGCTCGTAATACTTTATTAGAAAAAGCTTTAACATATAACTATGATTATTTAATTGTTATAGATACTGATAATGCGAATCTCTATTTAACAAAAGAAGCCATATTATCTAGCTTTAATAATGATGATAAATTTCCAAATTGGGCATGTATTGGAGCAAATCAATTAGATCATTATTATGATATGTGGGCATTAAGAACATATGATGATTGGATGCCATTTGATCATATTATATGTATTGCGAATACCCAAGATGATAATTATTGTCGTGCATCAAGAATTCGTAAAATTGATCAAAATGCAGATCCTATTAAAGTTAAATCATGTTTTGGTGGTTTAGTTATTTATAAAACAAAATATATACAAAATTCAAGATATGAAGGTATGACTCCTAATAACGAAGAAACATGTGAACATGTATCTTTTAATTTATCAATTTTAGATAATAATAAAGATGTTGCTATTTATATTAATCCTAAAATGATTAATAATGATTTATGGGTTCCTTAAATAAAAATTGATTTTTTTATTATTTAATTCAAAAGTATGCTTTTTTAACCCTACTTCTAAAAATAAATTTTTTGAGAAATTTTTCTGTCACGCATAAAAATTGATTTTATATTAAGTGAGTAGGCAGTATACAAAGCTGACTAGAAATGAGTGAAAAAACTTGTGATATTTGCTGTGAAAAATTTAACAAATCTAATCATAAACCATGCACTTGCCAGTACTGCAATAAGGCCGTATGCGTGGATTGCAATAAGAAATACCTTGAGACTACAACCAAGGATGCACACTGTATGAATTGCAATAAAGCATGGAATTATGAAGTTCTCACCAGCTTTTTCACCAAAAAATATCTCACTGATGACTACAAGAAACAACGTGAAAATATTCTATATGATCGTGAGAAAAGCCTTCTTCCGGCTACGCAAGAATATGCGGAAATCTTGAAGAAAGATAAAGAGATTGCTCTTGAACAAACAAAACTTCTGGATAAGCAAAGGAGGCTTATAAAAATGAAGTCAAATATTTACGAGAGATATAGACGTGCTACTACTAATGAAGCTCGCTTGAAAATTCGTGAAGAAGAAATGAATATTAACATTGGTATATGTGAAATTAAATATACCAAAATATATCTATCACATAAAAAGTATTTAGCTAATCCTCAAAATTATTCAAATGGAACTGAAACTGAGAGGCGCAAGTTTATCAAAGCCTGTCCCAAAAATGGCTGTAATGGATTCCTATCTACTGCTTGGAAATGTGGGTTGTGTAATACAAAAGTATGTGCAAAATGCCATGAAATCAAAAATACAGACGAGGATGATCAGGAAGAAGAGACAGATGATAATTCAAGTGATTCTGGAAGTGAATCTGGTAGTGAAGCAAGTGAGAATAATGATAAGAAACATAAGTGCAAACCAGAAAATATTGAGACTGCTAAACTCATCAAGAGTGAGTGTAAAGCATGCCCTTCATGCGCTTCTATGATCTTTAAGATTAATGGATGTGACCAAATGTGGTGTACTTCTTGTAATACTGCTTTCAGCTGGAATACAGGCCGAATTGAAACACAAAATATTCATAATCCTCATTATTACGAATATTTGCGCCGGAATAATAATGGAGTTGCTCCAAGAAATCCAGGTGATGTACCGTGTGGTGGAAATGAAATTACTACTCGTCAAGTGCATAATTACTGTCAAGCGTTAGTTACAAATTATCAGCGAGAGCTTATTAATAGTGATTTTTCAAATGCAAATGAACTGCAAACAATCACTGGCCAAATATATGGTATTCAACGAATTAAAGAACATATGCGTGGAGTTGAGATTCCCAGATTTACTACGGATTTAATTACAGATAACAGAAATTTGCGAGCAAACTTCCTACTTGGTGAAATTACTGAAGATCAATTCAAGAAAGCACTTCAAATGAATGAGAAAGCTCGTTATAAGAAAAATGAAATACGGATGATTATTGAAATGTTTGTGGCTACTACAAATGATATTATGCAAGCATTAATCCAATTAAATAGGAAAACAGATATCGTGGATAAAATAACCGAAATGAATAATCTAAAAGAATATTTCAATGATTCTATGAAACCTATTTCAAAGAGGTATACTTGTGTTGTTCCTCATATTACGGATAATTGGTTTAGTGATACCCAAAAATATTAATTAAAATTAAAATATAAATTAGATTGTATAATTATGTATAAGTATGTATGAATATGTATATTAATAATGTATAATATTTTGTATTTATTATATTTTATTTATCATTCTAATTATCATTCTAATTATTATATATATTATTATATATATTATTAGTATTAATATTTAAGTGTATATGAATATCTTTGTAGAGCATCTTTAAAATTGACTTCCCAGAAGAATGCATCTTCTTTTTTTTCTCGTATAAATTTAATTGTAGCTTCTACTTTATGTCCATAACATCCCATTAAATATGCAGCAATTACTGTTGGGCTACGTTGTTGACCTGCTAAACAATGTACGACTACTTTTTTACCTGCATCCAGTGCAGTTTTAATTGCTATATTTGTTTTTTCGAAAGCCATGAACATAATATTCATACTTTCTGTTTCACCATCATCATTCACTGATACACGCATATTATCATCACTTATCATTGGTAAATCTTTTGTACAATTTACAACGAAAAACTCTTGTATACCTGGATAACTTTTAGCAGAATGATAGGCACTTAAATATAAATTCGGTATTATTTCATACATATTGTATTATTCTATGTGTTAATGTATATACTATATATAAATTGTTTGTTTTTATATACATTTTATAAATTTTTTTGTAGCTACAAATAAAAATTTAAAATTTGATTTTTTAATATAGGATAAAAGAAATGCCAAATAAGATTAAAGTAAGTGAAGAATTAAATAAACTTATTCAATCACTGAAAAAAACACAGATTAATAAAAAGAAACCTACACGCAATAGAAAGATGATGAAAGGTGGCACACATGACAAAATAATGAGTGGTGATTTTTCAGTTGTTACAGCTGATAGCATAGATTTACGTAATTGTAAATATTCATTATGGACATCTCATTATTATAAAGATAATCTTAATGTTGTTTATAAAATTATGACAGATAAAGAAGCATTTGAAAAAGAACTTAAAAATGCTGAAAATTTAGAAAAAAATTTAAGAATAAAGTCAAATTATTTATATCCTTTAAGAGGTTGTGTATCAAAAGTAACACCTGAAATTCAAAGTTTATTACATAAACATAAAATTGATGAAACAAAATCACATGTAAATAAAACTGCGGAGGAGGTCTATATTTTAATAATAGAAAATGGTGGTATTAATTTAGATTCATTTAATGAAGATATTAGTGATGAAATACGAACAAATTTAATATATGATCTATTAGATATTATTACTAATTTACATAATGCAGATATAGCTCATAATGATATTTATCCAGATAATATTATGATTAAAAATAATGGTAATGGTACATATAAAATCGGTATTATAGATTATTTAAATACTACATTTGATATTGATGAATCAAATAAAGAAAAAGATAAAAAAGGTTTAGAACATTGTATTAGAAAATTAAATAATTTTAATGATGTAGAAATAAAACAAAAAATATCTAATGTTTTAAAAATTAAAGTTTTTGATTCTTTTATTACTAAACTATATAATAATTTACCTGATCGTACAAATGAACCAATTACATCTCCGTTTATTTTAAATAAACGAAAATCACATGGATCTCCATCTTCATACGAAACTCCTACTAAAATGACTAAACAAGAACCAGATGAATATCATACTCCTTCTTAAGTTATTTAAAGATTTGGCGTGTTATTTATATATCTTTAATTTATAAAGCCGCCCAGTCATAATGTTAAGGCCAATTGTTATGATTCGCACTACTATGCAATATGGAAAGCCGATTGTCGTATTTCGACCGGGTAAGGATATTAATTCTATAAAGTTGTGTAAAAAATGCCGTTATTTTGAAACAGCTGGACAACGTTGCAAACTTTTTGGCAATATAAATATTGTAGATGGTACACTTGATCTCAATTTTGCAGCAATTGAAAGGTCTCTAACTGGTCAATGTGGCCCTGAAGGTAAATATTGGGAAAATATAATTGGTGAAGGAAAATTATATGATAAACTTACCAGTATGCAATATAAAACTCTTACACAACTGGTTGAAGAATCGGAAAATAATTATAAAGGTTATTGGAGTGATAATGAAAATGACAATGGAAACGATAATGAAAATGACAATGGAAACGATAATGGAAATGAATACTATAGAATTATTCATTGGGACTAAATAAGTGTTTTTTTGGCAAAATAAAACTATTATTTTTCTTTAGAGATGGTTGAATTCCATAACATTGTAATATTTTTATTCGTTATTGCTTTGATATTTTATATTGTTCGTGATCCAAAACTTCAAGAACGATTTGAAAATAGTAATACTATTAGTAAAAGTGAATTATTATTAGATAATATTAAAAACAATAATACTAAAATAGATGATCCAAAATTATTACTTCCTATTATACCACTCACAACCGATAATAAATTAGGAATGAGTAATAATAATGTTCAAAGTACAGAAATATCACAAATCCCTGATAGAGCAATGACTAGAGTATCTATAGTATCAATGATGAGACGCCCTAAAGATATTGATGAATGGTTAGAATATCATCGTTCAATGGGTATTGTAAGATTCTATATACGTCTTGAAGATAGTGAAGAATTAGAAGAATACTTAGCTGGCCAAAATGATATTACTCTTGAACCAGGTAAATCCACTGGTAAAGATGAATATAAAGAAATTCAAACCCGTCAATGTATTATGGTTGATAATGCACTTAAAAAAGCTCGTGAAGATGGAATGGATTGGTTAATTCATATTGATGCAGATGAATTATTAGATGGCGATATTGATGAATTAGCTCAATTATCAGAAAAAGTTCGAACAATTGTAATGAATAATAAAGAAGCCGTATATACTGATATTCCCCGTGAAAATGATATGTGTTTTAAAGCTGCTAAATTTAAAGATTGTACTGATAACTCATCTGGTTGTGTAAGCTATGTAAATGGTAAATCAGGTGGACGTGTTGGACCAGATGTATCTTGTTTTGGTCCTCATAGATTTCGCAGCAATCGTCCCGATGCCGAAGAAAAAACAATTAAAATGACTATTTTACATTTTGAAAGTTGCGATTTTAATACCTATAAACAAAAATTTAAACAAATTGCTAAAGACCCTCAATCAGATATACCTTTTCCTTATTACAATGACTCTGTCGCTGCTGCACAAAAAGATGATGATCGTGCATTAGAAGAAGTTTTCCGTAGATATCGTGTTGCGTAGACTATATCATTTCATTTTTATTATTTTATTGTAGATTGTATATAGAATATAATTAAAATATGAGTTCTAGTGCTTCTTTAACGAGTATGATTACGATTGATAGTGCTGACCGTAATCAAATAGCATATCCAGATCCTGCGCAATATGTTTATAAATTACCAGAATCTATTCGTAATGCGGATACAATTGAACTCATGATGTTTCAAATGACTCTAGGTGAAGGAAGTGTGAGTAGTGCAAATTCTTCTTTTACTTTAGTTAAAGAAACTACAAACATAACTGTTACCATACCTGAAGGTGTATATACATATGGAGTTACTGATAATAATGAAAAAGATATATGTGCAGCATTAACAACCGCCTTAAATAATGTTTCTGATGGATTTTATGTAACTTCAAATGTATCATCTACGTTTGATAATGCATATGAAGTTTCCGATAAATTTTTTAATAATGGCGTTGGACCCCTTATTATACAACATACTGACGAATTCAAATTAGTTATTAACTCTGAAACAGCACGTTTACTCGGTTTATTTGCACTATTAGATTCTTCTGGTAATACAAGTAATATTGGCTTTGAAAGAGGTGCAGGAATGATTAAATCTACAGTAGTTGGTGGTAGTAATACAATAATTGGTACAAAATCTCCTGATATGAACGGTACACCCTATGTCATGTTAGGTATTAATGATTATCATCCAAATGTTTCATTATCATCTGTCATGTATAATAATTTCATAACTATACCACTTGAAAATAAACAAATCGGTAATCGTTTCACTATTTCAAACGATCTTAAAGAAAAGAAAGGTGTATATAAACTTGGCCCTACTCAATCTAAAGTTGATCAACTTGCAATTACTATATTACGTCCAGATGGTAGTTTATATAATTTTAGTGGTTTTGATCATCAAATTGTTCTACGTATTATGAGAAAAGATGGACAAAATTTTACAGTTTAAATAGTCTAATATTTTAATATTTTTTATGGAGTTGGTGTAAAGAAATCAACCGCTTGATTATACATTGATGATAAAGTCGCAGGAGCTGAATTTGTACTTGATGCAGATGATGTAGTTATTGATGATAATGATGTAGACAATTTAGGATATGAATCAATTTGTGTAGATAATGATGGTAATATTGATGACGGTGTTAATCTTTGTAATGGATCTACTGGTGTAAATGGATTCATTTCAAAATGTTCAGGAGGTGGTGGTGATGAGTTATTTTTATTCACGTATGGAAATAGAAAATTTAAATTTGATGGATTTACTACAATGTATTCAGTGTTTTTAACAACTGACGCTGCAGTATCCACAATTATAGGACCTGTAAATTTTTCTAATTTTGCTGCAAAGTTATTTAAAAATATACAACTAAATATAATTAATAATACTAATATAATATAACCGTGTGCTCTATTATTATTCATTACTTTATATTTATATAAAAATTATGATTTTAAATGTAAATACCATATTATGGATTTATCTCCAAAATGTTATAACATTACCATATGATTATTTGATTCAAACTGAAGAATTTGATATATTTCATACTGCTTGTGAAAAATCATCTAAATTTTCACTTTCAGCAAATGAAATATATGATAAAATATATACAAAGCATACGTTATTCTATTTTGATTCATTTAAAAATATGATACTCTTATTACAAACTATATTACCCGCAAATAGTAAGAAAAAAGAATTAATTGATAAAGCTTATCCAATTATAGAAAGAATGCACTTAGAAGTTATGTTAGGTAATTTATATATTCATTCAAAAATTTAGAATTTCATCGGTGAAATTAACCAAATAATACATAATCTAAAAAGAAATAGATAAATTTATACATTGAATCCATATTACTTTATTTTTATATTACTTTATATTTCTATTACTTTATATTACTTTATATTACTTTATTTTACATAAACTATATAAACTAAAAAATGATTTTTTATTATAACTTATTTAATAATATGAACTGTTTTTCAATGATAGGAAATGCTATATCTAATATCTATTATGGATATAGTTTAAATGATAAAAATATACATACATTTCACTTTATATATGGTACTACTGTACATGCTTCAGATCTAAATCAAGCAAAATCTATTATGAAATTTACTCATAGTAATTTTGCAGGTAATTACTGGGCTAATCAAATTGATGACGAACTTTGGGAAGTTCAATATTGTGATGCAGACATGCCATCACTTTATGTTACCGTCAATGCAGAAACTGGAAAAGACGCTGCATATTCTGGTTATTCAAGTCTAGAAAAAGATATGAATGAAATGCAATTAATCTCGAACTAATTGATAAAATAATATATATGCTTCTCTATTATTTAATAGTATTTCTTCTTCATTTTTGTGTATTGTATAACAACTTGTATCATCATAACAGTCCCATGTATATGTATTATTCTGTTGAATGGGTTGAATGGGTTGTGTAGGTTTGTTGATTTCATTAGTAGCAACTATTGCATTATAATGTCCTCCATTATAACCTCCTAAATGATTACCAATTGAACATATCTTATATTTATAAAATTTATTATCAAAACCAAATTCTAATTCAGTTGTTATATCGATTGGATCATTTATTTTTTTAAAATTACCATTTTCAGTCATTAAAAATCTTTTCAATACTATTATTAATACTTTTGGTATTTTAACTATTTTACACTGTTTTTTTGCTCCTTGTTGTTGATGACATTTATCACATTTCCATGTAGAATTTGATAATTCTTCTATTTTATAAAAATCTAATAGTAAATGTGTTAAATCTTTATGTTTTTCTATAGGTATATCTACCATCATTGTGGTAAAAACTTCTGGATTATAATATTTCTCATTACATGATGGATTATTACACTGCAATACGCTCACTTGCATACCTTGTATATTTTCTATCCATTTTGACATTTTCTTATTATTACAATTATATATTGTATGATGTATCTTATTTTCTAAATTATTTGGATCTTCCTCCAATGTTTTAGGTGGTGGTGGTATTGGCTGTCCTATTTCATCTGCTATTTTATCTGAAATTAACATCCATAACTCACATAAATCATGTTGTTCGCCAAAATGTAATATATCTGGAAATAATGTAAATAATCTATTTAAAAACCCTTTTGGTGCAACCGTTGCATTTTTAACATACAGTAATTCAATAACATCTTTTAACTGATATGCTAATGTATTCTCATTAAAATTATTTTGTAATAAAAATTTACGTAAAATCGGTGTATGTGTTATACACTGTATCAATGTATTTATTGCACATGTTAATCCTAAATTTCCTAAACCACCAGATGGCATTATTTATATTGATTTATATTTATTATATATATGAAATTATTGCTTAAATATTATTGCTTAAATTATATTACAAGTTTTTTTATTTGATTCTAAATCTTGTATTGCTATTTCAATTAAACATTTTCTTATTGATTCCTTAATAGGTGTTATTTCTGGATACCAACTTAATAATTTATCTGTATTTAATTGATTATTACTACGTTTTGATAATAATATCTCATCTTGTTCTTCTATTGTAAAATTTACCCATGTGAAATCTGGGTCAACTATTTCTTTATACATCTCTAATATTTCATTATGACTTATTACACCTGGATTTGTTAAATTAATTGTTCCCACTTTCTTTGACATCATCATTTTATATAATATTGGTAATAATTCTGGTAATACTGTCATTGAATTTGGTACACTACATACTTCATCATATGTTGTTATTTTTGTTATAAAATTACGTGGATGTCTATCTGCTGTAATTGGCATACGAATACGTACATTTAATACATTGTTTTTAAAAGTTTCTAAATGCATAAGTCTATCAGTAAAGCCTTTTACAATACTATATGATGAACCAAAAAAATCTGGGAGTGCATCTTCTTTGTAGCTACTATTTTCTGGCTCATCTGCCAAAAATATACATCCTGTACCTAAATATGTATAATGTATTTCACGTGATGCACATAATGATGCCAATATTATTGGTGCATATAAATTATCTCGAACATTTGATTCTAATTTACCTGGTAATTCTAAATAATCTATTGTTGAATATCCTGGTCCATGTGTTCTACCAATAAAACTTATTACATGTGTTGGTTTATGACGATCTAAAAGTTTAGTTACTTCTATCTCATCATCTGCACGTATTTGTGCTTCAATTACTTGATGTTTCTCATTCTTTAATATTTGTAAAAATTGTGATCCAATCCAGCCTTTTGCACCAAAAATAATAACTTTCATTTTATATTTATATAATTATCTAAATGCTTATATTTATATTAATCCTTAAACCAGAAAATAGTCTATATTATTATTAGAAGTTACAATTATAATGTTTAATGGTATATTTTCATCAATCTCTGATTTTAATATACTATTAATAATGATTTTATTATGTACACTGTTCTTTATACTTCCTGGTATGTATTTATTATTTAAAACACATAAATATAATTATAAATCATCTGGTACTATTTTAACGTCTGATTGTATTCCTTCAAATTTAGATGAAAAAACAAAAACTTGTAATTTAACCGTACAATATCCTGCAAATAATCGCCAATATACTGGTGTTGATATCGATGAAGAAGGAAACTTTTCAGCAGGCGCAAGTATTCCAGTATATTATGATAATGCAACTCCTAGAAGTTTTATTGTAAATCATTACCGTATTAAAACTGTAGGTATTGTCTTATTCACTTTAGGTGTATTATTTATTTGTATGTTAGTTACACATTATATTCGGTATTATGTATAAAATTTATTTACGTTTATTTACTTTTTTCTTATTACCTCCATCTTGTGGTTGTAGTTGTGAGTGTATTTGTGGTTTTTTAGAAAATACTGGTAATTCATGTTGTTTATTTTCATCTCTAAAAATTTCTAATACTGCTTTTTCAAATTCATTTTGTAGTTCTAATCTCCTTTTATATTTTTTTTGATATGGTCCTTTATATTTATGATACTCTTTAAATAATCTCTTTATTTCTGGTTCTTTTATTTGATTTATAAGTATTGGATTATCATATACCATATCATATTTATTTCTTGAATCTAATTTACCTATTTCATTATATATGTGCCCTGCTTTAATAGATAATTCCTCTGCATCTATTTCTGCTTTTTCAGCTATCATAAATTCATTAAATAATTTAACTAATTTTGAATTACTTGGTATTGGAGTATAAGCTATATTTTGTCTAAATTTATCTATTTTCATAAAATCTATATTATAAGGTATTTTCCCATTATCAGATAATACATAATCACACCACATGTTATAATATTGTATTGAATCTATTATATTTTTAATATGTCCAATTGCATTTGCACTTAAAGTTTCATAATTATCAATTATTGCTTTAATATTATCATCTGTTAATTTTATTTTATTACTTGATGATGATTTATTTGAATTACTCATTGTAATAACAGTTCTATTATATTGGGTTATATTTATTAATTATTAATTATTAATTATTTTAATTCTATTTATTATATAATGGAATCAACAAGATTAGGAAACGCTTTATCTCGTATAACAACACGTATGACAACACGTAGAAGAAATACATTTGATGTAAATAAATATCAAGATTTCTTATTAAATAAATTTCATATTGTATATGATCGTTTTAATACTCTATTAAGTACTCATAAAGCTATTATTGCCGGTGGATCAGTATTATCTGTATATAGTCCTTATGAAAATGAAAATACAGATATTGATATATATATACATCAATCATTTGCAGAATCTTTTATTGATGAATTATCTCGTATTACAAATAATAGAGTATATTATGGTGGTTTTGATAATAATAATGAAGATATTGTAAATCATGGAATAACACCAACATCTTATGTAGCATCAACTTATGACCAATCTTTTTTTAAGAAAAATGGTATTTCAGCACGTTTTGCAGCTTTATATTATTTACCAAGAAGTCATCCAAATTTTGGTACTGTTATAAATATAGATATACTTGTTGTTAAAAATCAAATCCCACTGAATAAAGTAGTAAGTAATTTTGATTTAACTTTTTGTGAAATATCTTATGATGCCGCTAAAAATAAAATTTTTGCAACTGATCCGAAAGGTATTATGAATAAAACAGGTGTTTTAAGAAAAGAATATCAAGAATCTTTATTTAAATATCAAAATCTGTTTATTTTAAGACGTATTCGTAAATATAGTAATAGAGGTTTTAAAATCGGTTTAGAAGATTGTAAAAATATTAAAGAAATTAAATTTCAAAGAATAACTCATGACTATAGTGTTAAAGATGTTAAAGATACAGATGCAGAAGAATTTGTGACTAAACTCATAATTACATTATTATATCATCTTGTAAGTAAAAATGCGATAAGTCGTATCCCAAGAGTTTATGAAAATATACAAATAACACCACTTGGGAAAGATTTTTGTAAATTTGTAGCTTCATTTAAAGATTTTACAATGGCACGTATTGAACCTGCATTTAATACATATCTCAAAAAATATGTTGAAGCATATTATGTATTTGATGACGCTCACCCTTTCCCTACCATGAAACAAATATATTTACATCTATTACATCAATATCTTGCTTTACATTCTTTAAAACGAAAAACAAAAAATTTTATATTTAGATATACACATACAACTGAAACTGAAATTAATACTCAACCTAGAGATTTTAATACACGTGAAAGAGAACGACGTGAATATTATAGTATGTTAGGTATTCAAGATACATTTAATAATATACGCCGTAATTTATTTAATGATTCGCCACCTGAATGGGAACCTCCGCAACAACCTGAACAACCTGCACATCAAGAGCAACGTCATCCTGAACATGATATTGATATGATAAATATAATAGAATATAATGCACAAAAATGTAAAGATTTTTTTAGTGAACACGAAACCGGTATTGATTTAATTATGACTGGTGAAGTCAATCTCAAAGAATTTTTAAATGAAGATAAAAATAATTTAGTATTTATTACACCTGAAAACAAAGCAATATGTATTAATAAAGATGACTTAAAATCATTATATGATAATTATAATGATAACTGGTTTTATGAATGCATTGGTCCTATTATACAAGGAACACAAGATAGAAGACCTATTTTTAATAGAGATGCTCCATATTTTGGATTACCAATTGCTGAAAATGGATTAAAAGGATTTATTGCAGTTGGACAAATGAAAAAATTATTTACTCTTAAAAAACAAGTTTATGTTATAGATGCTTTATTAGGATCTGGTTCAAGTAATACTGGAAATAGAAGAAATCAAATGACTTTTACACATACTGCAACTTATAAAAATGCTTTTGGTGAAAGAGATTATGTAAGTTCAAATCATTGTCAAGCTGGCAGTAATATATTATTATATGAATTATATAGTTGCCGAAAACCAAGAAATACAAATCAAATTATAAGAAATGCTTCTTCTGCTTCTCGTTCAACTTCTGGTAGATAAAATAATCATAAATAAATTTATTTTTTTAATATTATAAAAATAAAGCTATTTAAAGCTGTATAAGTAATTAAATATATACATTTAATATAAAAGATGGCCGATAATAATGAAATACAACCTGTAAATGACGTATATGAACATGTTGAACATGCAGATGTTGAAGATATTACTGAAGTTAACAAAGAAGATGATGTAAATGAAGAAGATGATGAAGTTGAAGAAGATGTTGAAGATGAAGAGGAGGATGATGATGCAGATGAAGATGATGATGCAGAAGAGGATGATGATGCAGAAGAGGATGATGACGAAGAAGAGGAAGATAGCGAAAAAGAAACTATTGAAAATAGAATTAAATCTATTTATAAATCTACCTATTTCATTCTATTACAAAATAAACCAGATTATACTAGCAATTTTCCAAATAAAAATATTTGGAATAAAAACATGAAACGTTATGTATATACCTATTTAAAGAAATGTACACCATTATTTGATGAATATGTTCTCGTACCAAAATTCCTTATTGATGCCGGTTTTGAATCATTAAGTGATGTTGATATTGAAGATTTTGATGAAGAAGATTATTACATTTTAATAGATAATAATATTAAAAATAATTTAATAGAAGATGAAAATCATTATACTATTAGAATACAAAGTATATTAGAAGCTCTTAATTTCAGTGATGATGAAAATGATAGCCAAAATAATGATCAAGAATTAAGTTTCACTACAAGAGTTTGTGCATCTGTAATGATTGGATCTTACGCAGTAATTGGTGTTCTATTTTTATCTAAAGTTCTTAATACTATATGTGAAGTAATTGTCTAATTTGTTTGAATTGTTCTAAATATTAGTAAATTCATTTTTCTTAATTGAGAATTTTTACGTTGTAATTCTAAATATGATTGTGTTTCTATTATAAATTGCATTTCATCAAAATTAACAGGTACTTTTAATATAATATAATCTGTATATTTATACAGTCTTTTACATACTTCATGTAATGGCAATCCTGATAAATATAATTGCACTTTATCTAATGTTTTATATTCTGGACCACCCCAAGGTGGATCTATAAATATTGCATCTTGAAATTGTTTTTGACATTCAACAAGAGCATCACCATATCGACATTCAACATTATTCATACTATTAAATGTATTATAAAATATACTTTTAATTTCTGTCTTTGTATTTAATAACACATTTATATTTTGTTTCAATAAATCATAACGCTCCTTATTATTCTCCACCGCTATAACATTTGAAAAACTTTGTGCAAATGAATATGCTGATCCACCTATACACGCCGTTGCATCTGTAATTGTTGATGAACGTGGTATATAATTTAATATATCACGCGTAATTTTATCAGCTGTAACTTGATCAGTTGTACTATATAATGCTTCTTCATCTAATTTTATTTTTTTTCTAATATCTGGATTTACAAATCTAAACAGAAAATCCTTTTTCTCTGTTGTCATTTAGATTATTTTGTAATATATTACACTAATACATACATTATTATAATGTTTAAATAAACATATATATTATGTTGTAGCTACAAAAATAATATTAGTTTATTCATTTTTTACTTTTAGTTTTACTATTCGTTTTACTATTCGTTTTACTATTAATCTAGTATAAATTAATACCTGGTATCCACTTTGGTATGACTCTATCTTTTGGTTTTGCTATATAATTTTTTTCAATAGCATCTTTTAATCTATTATTTACAGTTCTAACAGTTTTAAATGTCATATTACTAATATCTACCCCACAATTATCAGCAAATTTCTGTATTGTTTCTTTTGATGATTTTTGTGGTATATAGAAACAATAATTTGGTTTTAATTTACTATTTATAATTTTTTGTTTATTTAATTCTTTTAATGTTAAATCACAATATTCACTATAATATTTATCTTGTATCTCATCTTCAAGAATAATTATATCTTTATACTTAACTAAATCTTTATACTTTGGGTTTATGTTTTCAATTGGTTTATTTAATTCTTCCATAATCTTATCATATGTCGGCTTATATGGTACAATAATTTGTTGTAGTGTATTTAATGTAATTGGATCATGAAAGATTACTTCATTTAAACTTAGATAATCTTCGTTATAAGTTACATTTTGTAAAAATTTATTTATTGCTTGTTTTGAATATGCTAATTCATCAATTATACCATTCTCATCATCTGTACGTAAATGATAATTATTTTGTTTGAGAAGCACTTTTGAAAATATAAGATAAATTGTTTCATTCATTCCATATATTCCATATGATTTACCAATATCATTTCTCATAATAAGTGAAAAGAACACACCAGGATATTCATATGTAAGAATATTAGAACTTTCTTGTATAGATGAAACTTGTTGCACATCAATCTTCTTACGTAATAATTCAACTTTACTGTTTATACTTCCTGATTCTAATATTAATAATAAATTTTTGAGAGTGGTAAAGTGTGATATACTTAAAATTTCTGGTTTATCACATATTGCTTTTGTGTTAGCCGATGATGATTTTGATGCAGATGATTTTGTTGATGATGATTTATGATGTATACGTAAATCTTTTCTAGCTTCTTTACATTCTGGTGATTTTGAATGAACACCTACACACGATTGAATTGTTTTCTTTAATTGTGCTAATTTATTAAACATTATATATTACAATACTTATACCTTACAATATATTTGTAAAAATAAATTTTTAATATAGTATTTTAATTTTCATCGGCTGGGGCTTGTTTTGGACGAATTGGAAGACGACATTTATTCATTAAAACAAACTCTTGACTTAAATCTGTCTTAACCGCTTCTTTAATCTCTTTTACTAATTTCTTACTATCTTTCTTCATATCTTGTAATTCATCTACTTTCTCTTCTATTTCTTCTTTCATTTGTGTTACCTTTTCTTTTGCTTCACGTTTTAATGGATCAACATTTCTATCAATACAATCACGTTTCTTACCTCTTTCTGATTTATCACAATCTTCTTTGGCCTTATTTATACGTGCTCTATATTCTTCTTTAACTTCTTTAATGACTTCTGTTGAGTCTTCTATATCATCTTTTAATTCTTCTATTTGACGTAATATTTTATATAGTTGTTTCTTTTTATCCTCTGTTATACTATGACTCATCGGTACTACCTCTTGATGAAATACTGGATAAGCAAATTGACGTGCATCATTTGAACGATTTAAATAACTGACATATCCTGTTATATCATTTGTAAAGAAACGTTTTCCTGCTGTACTAAATGATCCATCATCATCTAAATATTCTTCATAAAACTTATTAAAATCGATTGGTAACTGCTCTTTCTCTTCTTTCATTAAATTCATTAATCTTACAAAATCCATTGGACGGGTTGTATATGGTGTTGCGGTCATAAGTAAAAGCCTTACTGAATCTTTACCGGATACTTTATAAGAATGTTGTATTGCTTCAACTATCGCGTTTGTATTTGGTCTTTCACTTCCTACTATATCTGTTGAATACATCTTATGTGCTTCATCTATTATCAATAATGTTTTCTTGAATGGATCTTCTTCCCCATTCTTATTTTTTAATTCACGATATACATCATTTTTACGTAAGCAAGCATTTGATAACTGTTTGAAACTGATTGGTTGCATCCATCCATCTGGTAACATTCGAGATGGTGATTTTAATGGACCGTCTGGTATATTTATCTCTTCTTTTATTATTTCACGTTTTATTGTTTGTGAACACACATCACGGAACATATTTTTATATACATCTACTTTTAATGTATGGCGTGTAACATATAAAATTGTATAACCGGCCGTTTCCCAACTTGAAGACGCTATCGCTATTGCTGAGCACGTCTTACCACTCCCGGTTGAATAGTCAAGTAAGAGGCCTTTATATGCAGACGGTGGTTGAAAGTATAAACGAGTAAAATCTTGACTTGGCGTTAATTCAACTATTTTTGGCGCACCACCCTCCATCTTACATTGATTCTCAAATTTGACTTTTGGCCATGTATATTTTGAAAATCTATCTTTTATATAATTATACATACCAGGGAAATCTTTCTTTGTTATTGGTGGTTTTGGACGTAAATTTGGATTTGGTTTATCTTTATTACCGCGTCTCTTTTTACTTCCACCTTTAAGATCAAATAAACGTTTAATACCTAATGAACTTGATTCAGCTGAAGTAGCAGTTGCATTTGCTCTTGTTTCTGGATCATCTGCACCTTCTATAAAAAGTGTTGGTCCATCTCCTTCTTCTTTATCTATTTCAAAATTATGAATATTACGTGTGAGTTGTTCATCTACAGCAGTTTCTGGTATTAACTTATCTAAATCTACGGCAAAATTTATTTCACGTATATCTATATTATTATAGCGAATGAATAAATCAAACATACGTTTCGCATCATATTTCGCTTGTAAAGGATCAGTTAATTCAATATCATATTTATATACATGTAAAGGCCATCCTTTAGTTGGATGAAATTTTAATCCTGCTTGTCCACATAAACGTGTATTTCTTCCAATTGCTTGCTTTTCATCTGAACTTGAAGGTAAATCTTGTATTATATGACAATATTTCGTATCAAATAAATCTAAACCTTCACGATATCCGGAATCGAGTATAATATATTTGATATATTTACCATTTATATTATCAGGACGACGATTAAATAAATCTACTATTTGTTTACGTAATTGAGTTTTAAAAGTCTTTTCATAAATTGTACTACTACTTAAAAAAGCAAAGTTCTTATCTTTTGTTTTTAATAAATCTTCCTCTTTTATTTCCATTGATTTATCATATACCATATTGAATCCATATGCAATCATTGCTGCAGCTACAACTTTTGCATATGTACCTTTGAAATCAATATATATACAATGTTTATAAGTCATCTTATCTTTGGCATTATCCGCATCATCTAATTCTTTTATTTTTTCTATTAATGCAACTAATTTTGGAGATACAACAGGTAATTCTTTTTTAAGTTTTTTTGGTTCAAATGATTTTTTATCAACTTTGAATTCTGGAATTATATGTGAAAATGTACCTACTTTACGAACACAATCTGCTTGTGTACTTATAGTAGGTGATGGTTTTGGATTAGGTGATTGTTTAGGTTTATTTGGTTTTTCTTCTTTGGATGGTTTTTGTGATGGTTTTTTACGCGGGGAAGGATTTTCTGGTTTAGGTTCTTTTGGTGGGCTTGGTTTTGGCGTTGATTTTGAACATTTTATTACATAATCAGTATTGTTTTTATTTTCATAACATTCATCTTTTACATTATTTATTAATTTATAATTTTCTAATGCTTCTTTCTTTTCTTTTTCATTTAAATTTTTTGCTTTATCTGGATGATATTTTACTAATCCTTTTTTAATATCTGAATATGTTAATTCTTTGTTACCTTTACAAAGAAGTTTACGCACATCTTCTTTTAACTTTTCTGTACATTTTGCTGTAGCACCTCCGTTTTGTTCTATACCCATCTATTTATTTAAAGGATTTTAAATTATTATTTAGTGCGTTGAAAATTTTAAAATAAAATGTTCCTATTTAATAGGGGCTCCTAGTCCCCAATTTTCTCGCAATAGCTCAGTTGGAAGAGCTTTCGACTGTAGTTGTATATTGTAATTCATCGAATGGTCGCTGGTTCGATTCCGGCTTGCGAGAAAATTTATTTTTCCAAAAACTTTAGAATTAAATTATCTAAAATTTTATAATATACACAGAAAGAGCTAAATTAAAAAATGAATTAAAGATAATTTGTTTAATATTTGTAGCTACAAAAATGGGTGTTCCTATTCAAGATGTTGTTGGTTATCGTGATCGCGAAGAGGAAGAAGATGACGGCGATGATTCCGTACCTGGACTAGAACCAGTTACGGAAGATGAAGAGGACGAAGAAGACGAAGAAGATGAAGACGATGATTATGATGAAACTGAATATGAATCTGTTTACTTTAAATATTGTTTTGATGGTTGTGAAACGATTGATGATGTCATTGAAAGTTTGAAATCATTAACAAAATACTTTGAAGATATTAAAGCAGAAGGTCATAATTTACGTGAACCAGTTGATTCTGGTCATTGTTTTCTTACTAAAATTGTTGAACCACAACAAAGTTTTACACCTACAACAACTACTTCCACATAAATGTAAAAATTGAAATTTATTTTTATTATTTTGTAATATATACACCATTACCATTATGGAATTATCAAATGATATTATCTCTGCAAGAAGAGAAGAAGTATTACAATCTTATAATTGTTCAAAAGCCGAAAATTATCGTCGTTTCTTAGAAGGTGATGATAAAGCGACTTCAGAATATATCTATCCAAATCAAATAGAAGATGCAAATAATATTGTTAGTATGTTTTATGAAAAAAAATGTCGTGTAATCAGCACTCAAAAAAAAACTAAAGTTGGCGCAGATGGTCTAATGATTGAAATCGCTAAACTCATGTCAATTCATATTGATGATAAATTTGTAGTAAATCCAGCAAAAATTAGATTCATTACTGGTATGAGTAATGCTGGATGGGAAAAAGATATGAAAGAGAAAGCACCGTCTGTCTTCAAACATAAGATATTTCATCATGGTAAGCTATCAAAAGCTGATATTTCAAATCTTGATAATGGTCTTATTATTATTGATGAAATTGATACAGGTGATAAAGAATTTCAAGTACTTCATAATACTTTAAAGGAAGCTGGTGTATTAGATAAAAATCATATGGAAGAACATAATAACAGATTTATTTTTATAAGTGCTACAATGATTAAAGAACTTTTCCATCTTTATCAATGGGGCGATTTACATGAATTGTATAAAATGACCATACCTGATTCATATATAGGTCATAGTGATTTCTTAGTCAAAGGTATTGTAAAAGAATTCTATCCATTGAATACTAAAGAAAATGCTGAAAAATGGGTGAAAGAAGATATTGTTGATAATTATTCAAATGATTATAGAGTACATATTGTTCGGGTTAATAATAAAACTGTGCAATTTGTACAAAATGCTTGTATTCGTCAACGTATACTATTTTTAAATCATACTTCAGCTGAAAAACTTTCAGATGATGAAATTAATGAGTTCTTTAAAGAACCACTTACTAAACACATTGTCCTTGGTGTAAAAGGATTATTACGAAGGGCAAATCTTATTCCGAATAATTGGAAACTTCGCATAGGTGCGACTCATGAATTATATACTAAAACTGTAGATAATAATGTTCAAATTCAAGGTCTAACTGGTCGTATGACTGGATATTGGCGAAGTGATATTGAAAACGGACATAAAACAGGTCCTTATAGAACTTCAATTAAAGCTATTGAAGAATATGAAAAATCATATGAAGATCCATTTAATACAAATATTTCATACCAAACAAATGGTTTCAAAAAACATAATGGTAAAGTAAATTCAAAACCTACTATGCTATCACCTAAAAATATCAAAAATTTAGAAGCAATAGAATTACCAAAAACAGAAGAAACTGTAGATATTAATAGTTATAGAGTTTATGAAGATGAAGAAATAGTAAAGAAAGTATGTGATTTACTTGGATATACTTATGTTAAAACTAAAGAAAATGATAAAGGTTTTAAAGAAACCTCTTTAAATAATAAATCTAGTGTTGTATCACTACATGAAGCTATTAAAAAAGTACCAACTGCTTATGGTACACATAAAGGTGTTAAAACTTATCGTGTTTGTTTACCGTGTTATTTAGATATTAATGATTATACCACACTTCGATATGTTGTAATATTGAGACCAGGAACAGATACTTCTAAAATTAATCAATGTGATTCACAATTCCCTCAATATAAACATTAATTTATAGAAAACTACTTCCACATAAATGTAAAAATTGAAATTTATTTTTATTATTTTGTAATACGCTACTTTGGATTACTTTGAAAATGCCTTACATTAAAATATTTTTTCAAGGTTTTGAATTTCGCAAAGAAATTAAAATTATTGAAAACAATAAAATTGAAGGATGGATCAGTCTAAATCACATAATCATTGATAATCTATTAACTCTTTTTCGTGAGAAAAATGATAGAAATGTGATTTATCTTGAAAATAAATATAAAGTTCATATTAAATTTGTACACAATTCACTCAAAATTACAAATGGAGATAATTACTGCAAAAGTATTAAAGATACTATTGATGAAATAATTCATATATTTGAAGGAGATATGACTTATCTAAAATCTAAAAATAAACTTCCACCTTCTCGCAAATCTTATAATCGGCCTCCACCACAACCACAGTCACTGCCTTTACTAAATATTCCTGAATCTACACAACACATTCAACCATCTCCACAAGTTCCATATTCAACTTCAGTTCAAGAAATTGAACAAGGTGAAATCGTATCTACGCCTCAACCACAACAACAACAACAATCTCCACCGAATATTCAGCATAATAATGCAGCAAATAATGTAATGCCAGGATTGATTGTGGTTATACCAAATCCTACTCCAAAAATTCTAGCTGAATTATTTCAAAATAATATCAATTATACTCTCATTCCAGAATATATTCTAGCGCAACCACAAATACCAATTATGTATCCATCTCATCAACAGTAATGATGTACATATATTAAATAGGTAGCGAATGTATACTATGTACTTTTGTACATAATGCTTTACTTGATTAAGCTGTTCTTGGTCTATCTTCGGTTTGCTGTGGTTGTTGTGTTATTTGCATTTCATTTGGATAATACAAATTATGGATATGTAATTGTGTTGTTCGTCCTTGACGTTGTGCTCTACCAATTGCTTGATTACGATCTAAACCCATCATATGAAATAATACTACATCTGTCGCAAAACTTATATCTATTCCACTTCCAGCATAATACGTATTTAATAAAATCACACGGAGCCGGCCTTCTTTAAAATCTTCTAATATTCGCATCATATGTGTAGTATGCCCTTTCATTTCTGAATATGGTATATTTTGTTCTCTTAATTTTTGTTCTAATCGCCAAAAACCACTATCTACACGTGTAAAAACTAAAAATTTACCATTTGGCTTATCTTGTAAAAGTTTTATAAGTGTATCTTCTTTTGTTAATATTACTGGTGGTGGTACGTATGTTGCTCGTGATGATGAACCTTCTGGTTTCTCTTTAACTATTGCTACTAAATGTTGTGATTGTATTGGAACACGGCATTCTGGACAAGACACACTATTTCCACGTTGTAACCATGTTATTAAACATCCTCCGCAAAATACATGTGTACATGGTAATAATATTGGATTTGAATAATTATCATAACAGATTGGACACATTTTTTCTTCAAGAGCAGTTATACGATCTAATAAATATTGTCGTTTATCTGTTAATTTTTTCAATTCTGCATTTAATGTAGTTAAACGTGATGTTTTATGTTCTGCCGATATTTCTAAACCTTCCGTATATGTAATTTCATGTTCTTTATTACGAATTTCTCTTTCTATATCATTTGTAACTATTTTTGTTATTTCGTCCTCTGTTTCACCCGCTCCACCCATTGCTGCAATTGCACCAGTTATATCATTTGCATTCAAACGTTCCTGAACATTTGGATGTAAAAATGGTTGCACTGCTGATATTTGACGAGATAATGCACATAAATATGTATGTTCTGTTGGTGGCGGAATATTAAAGCTTTGTAAAACAAAATCACGTTCTCCCTTTACTAACATTAAATTAAAACGTTCTTCACATCCTATATCTCGTATTGCATAAGACATTTGAAAACGTGTACCATAACAACGGGATGCAAGTGTTTGATATGTACCAGAAATAAGCCATAAGAAACGAAAAGAGAAAATTGGCATTTTACATATTATATCATGAGCTTCATCCAAGATTACTCGATCAAATGCTAATATATAATTATCACGATAGGGTAAAGTGTAATAGTCTATTAAAGTTTTTAAAGCTGTATTTTTAACTAAAATTATATCATATGCTTCTAAAAATTCTTTCACTTCACGAAATGTTGCATTACTACCAGGCATGTATCTTTTAATCGTTGTTAATGAATCTATTGCAAATACACTCAAGTCAGTTTGATCACGAATCGCATTTAACCATTGAACATATACAGGCCCACGTGGTACTGAAACTAATGTTGTATTTATATATTTATCATCATCAAGTAATTGTGTTTTTTCACAATGTGCAGTAAAATGTGAATATTGTTTGCCGTAACTATATACTGTATCAGTTCGTTTATAAATATCACGACAAGGCGTTTGGGCAATTATAGAGAGTGCTATGAGAGTTTTTCCATGTCCTGGTGCATCGGCTAATATACCAACATTTGTTTGTATTTGAAATGAACCATCAATTGTTAAAGTTCGTCTTTGATATGTATCTTGAATAAAATTACCAGGATCTGGTACATTATAATTTATATTTCCATATGTTTCCATTAGTGTCGCTTTATGTAAAGCAGCTGCTTGATGAGCTTTTAAAGGCAATTTTATTTTACTTGGTTGATCTAAATGAGGATCATTTGAATTAATTTCAATTCCATAAATATGATCTGGAATTAACATTTTATTTTATTAAGAAGACAATATCTATATTATATGTATACTTGAATCTTTATATCTTTAACGATAATTATTTATTTTTATAATTTAGAGTTAAACATAATTATATTATGCCACCAAGAAGAACAACAAATAATACAATGAATACAAATGATCCAGAATTCTGTAATGAACTTTTTGCTAGATTACTTGAAAGATCTCGTGGTCAAGAACGTAGAATACGTAATCCTACAACTGGTTATCTTATAGATCCTCATTCTGGTACATTTAATGGATTTTTTGATACTTGTATTGGTATATCAGGAATTAATCAAGACTTAAAATCAATGGCAAGAGATGAAACTTTAAATAGAAAAGCATGGAGTGATTATGCAATTCATACATCTACTTATACTTATGATAGACGTGCAAATAATACAGATATTGAATTTCGTAACCGTGTTTTAAGAAGATATCGTCGTGATCATCCATATGCTGGACCATCACGTACAACATATGATTTAGGTGAATCTCCACCTGCTGCTGCATCTCCACCTGCACAAAGACAATCACCTCCAAGAAATAACAACGCTGAAGATGACTATGTATTAACACGATTAGCAGAAATGATTATTCGTAGAATTAATAATAATTATCCAGATTATCAAAATTTTAATGATGTACGTACAACACCGAGATTTAATGAATTATCACCTGTAGTAAGAAGACAGATTCTTAATGCATGGGATAATGTTCATGCCAACCAAAATATACAACAACCTGCACCAACACAACAACGTTCTTCATCTTCTTCATCTTCTTCATCTTCTTCATCTTCTTCAAGTGAAGAAATACAAAATACAGCGAATGATTCTTTAGTTGCAAGAATAACAGCGCAAATATTTAATGGTGTATTTAGAAATATTCAAGAATTACGTAATGCTCCTGGTTTTAATACATTACCCAATGATATTCAACATGATTTAATAGAAGTATTAAATAATGGATTACCAAGTGATAATTCTAATAGTAGCTCTCCTAATACTGGTCCGGCACCAGCAGCGGCTCAACCTGCACCGACACAAGATAATCGGCCGAGAGCTGTACAAGCACCTACACAAACTGTTCCACCAGCAGCAAATTTAACTGATCAACAACACAGATGTCATCAATACATAGCTCGTTCTTTCTTATCAACTGATAATTATATAATAAATCCATTTTCTTCACGTAGAATTGAAATAAGTGGCAATGCATTTCGTAATATATATCATGATCGTTGTTTTAGAAATATACCAACTAATGTAAGAACTATATTTAATGCGGCATTTTTAAGTTATAGTCTTGCTGCAAATGTTTATCAAATAAATCATTTGCAAAATTATAATCGTGCAATAAGTGCAGCTGATAGAGAAATTGTTGAAAACTTTATTGCCAATCCAAATTTAATGCTTGATGCACCAGCACCTCAACCAATGCCAGGAGTTCGGCAAACGACAACTGCTGCGCCACCTGCACCTACACCAGTACAAACTTCTCCACGTACTAAAAGCAAATCTCGTATAAGTGCTAGAACTTTAAATGAAAATGAAGAAACGAATTTAAATACAGTTTGTAAAATGCTTATAAGGTCTCGTGTAAATGAAATCGGTCAACCAGAACCGATCATAAATGATGAGAATCGTGAATTCTATAATAGTGACAATGGACGTGACTTAAAGAAATTTATTAATAAAATGAAGAAAGCTTGCCATAAAATAGTTGATAAATCAGTATGTACTTATGAAAACTTTTTAACATTAAGACAAAATGCACTTCGAAGATATCCAATTAATCATGCTATAAATCTAAATGGTGTACAACACAATAAAGAATTAGAAGGTTTACTCAATGCATATATCCGTCATCCACAAACACCAATATTACAAGTTCATTTTGAGAATATTTATGTTCGTTATACTGGTGCAAGTGCAGCAGCAATTGATGCCGGTGGTGTTCGTCGTACATTTTTCCAAAAAGTAGCAGATCAACTATTCTCTCCAACATATAAATTATTTGTTCCAATTGAAGAAGATAGTGATATATATATACCAAATTGGCGTTTTAATATTCGTGAATTTAATGTACAAGATAGTGATTTTAATCGTAATAAAATATTTCAATTTGTTGGTAAATTACTCGCATTTTTATTTATGAATGGTATCAAATTTAAACAACATTTAAGTCGTTTAGTATTATCACAATTTTTATATACACAAGATGAAATTGAAGATGCAGAATTAGCTTTATATTATTTAATTGAAAATAAAGTAGAAGGTAGAACATTAATTAATTTACTAAATACACCTGATCAAATTGAACATGTTGGTTTTGAATTTAATGATGACGAACATACTCTTATACCTGGTCTTAATAGAGATGATGAACGTAATAATGTAAAAGCGAATAATTATGGTATCTATCTGGCAAGATTAGCATTATATAAACTATATGGTAATGAAATTTCTTCACCAAATGTCACTACTGGTATGTTAGCAGTTAGATCAATACGAGAAGCATTTTATATTACCCGTCGTTTCTTACGTAATAGAAATGTAACTGTCGCGATGTTAGATGCTATGATGACTGGTGCAGAAATATCACAGAATATTCGCGATACTCTTGCTACTAGAATAAATGGAAACTTCTTTCCTTTAGGTATTACACCAGAACAAACTGCAAGATTACAACAAAGTGTAACATGGTTAAGAAATATTATAAGTGGAAGTACACCATATCCACTTGAACGTTTAAGAAGAGAAGGACATGATATGTCTATTGTTCCTCAAAATAAAAATGACTTTTTAGAAATGTTACTCGTATTCTGGACTGGTGTGAGAACATATAATAGTAACTTCCGATATTATATATCATGGGGTAGTCGTACATTAGCAGCACATACATGCTCAACTCAACTTGATATACCACTTACATATAATTCTGCTGAAGATTTATATGTGGCACTCATTACTGTTGTACCATCAACCGGTTTTGAATTTGCATAAATTTTAGTTTTGAATTTACTTTAATTTTCTTGTAATTTTTATTTTATTTTTGTAGCTACAAATTTTATCTAAAAATTTATAAATTAAACAAACATTTTTTTAGAATAACCTATAACGGCGCAAGCTATACGCTTTCCAGCATTACCTGTTTTAAGTGATTCTTCATCACCACCAAGACCTAAATCATCTGTTTTTTCATGAATAACTACGGCACGTCCTATTATATTGCATCGTGTTCCACGAAGTGTTATCATACTATCTTCCATTTTCATTTTACACATACCATTAGCATCTGTTGTAATATTACCTAAATCACCAACATGACGAGTCGCTGATTTTGGTCCGCCGTGTGTTTTATGAAATGGATTTAAATGAGCACAAGCAGACATGCAACCATCTGTTAAATCACCTGCTTCATGAATATGGAAACCTAATTTTGCCTGTGTTGGTAATCCAACTAAGTCGATTTCAATTACAACTGACTTATCTTTTTCATAAAAATACACTGTACCTTTTATTTTAGCATCATTTATGTAAGCAATGGCAATAGTTTGTTTCTTTTTAGAGCGAGATGTTGAAGCAGAAGTAGTTACAGTAGACATTATCTATATTATAGATTAATAAAAAATAAAGTTAATTTATTACATAACTTACTGCGAGTGTGAAGATGCAGCTAAACCAACGTAATATGTATTCACTTCTTCTGCCATAAGCTGTAATTTTCTTATTCTATCTTCATTCCAATATGCAACAGATTTATTAATATGTACACGTGGTACAAACCTTAATGTTGAATTCTCACCTCGATAAGTCTTTTCTAATAATCTACCTTCATCTTGTAATTTACGTAACTTTTCAAATATTATTCCAGTATTGAGATCAGGTGCACCAGTTTCAGAAGAATCTATATCTGGTATATATCCCCATATTGTAGAAGTAAATTTTGTACCGATTGTATGTTTTATAATAATTTCATAAAATCCTTGATAATAATCACTTGGATTAAATAATAAATCTATTTTTGGATATGTATATTTTTTAATTGTATCAGGAGATGGAGCACCTTTTCTATAATATTGCATTTTAAGATGTATATCTCTTATTTCATCACTTGTAATTACATGACCTGGATTTAATGGATCTTTTGGTACTAATCCTGTTTTTACATCTTCATTTATTTTTTTATAAATACTTACTACACTATATGTACTTTGTCGATTATCACGTGTCTTTGGACCAATTCTTACAACGAGTTGTAAATCTTTCTTTTTAAAATCACTAAATTTACGTAATGTAATGACATCCATTTCTTCTTTAGAATATTTTAAAACTTCTTCCAATAATTCTGCACGTGTCATATTTGATGTAGGAAGTGGCGGTAATCCAACTTTACGTTGCGGTGATATACTTTTACTACGATTTGAACTACGAGCAGATGACATGTCAGTAATTGATTTAGATTTTTGGTTTTTCTTATCAAGAATACTTTCAAGTTCTCTTAATATTTCTTGTAAATCTAATTTATCTAAATCACCTAATATATAATTACGTTCTCGATCTAACATTTCATCACATACATCAATAATATTTTCAAGTTTATTTATTGGTTGATCTTCATGCATTATAAAATCAACTAAATATTGTCGTAATTTTGGATAAAATTTTAAAAACACCTTACCCATGTGATATTGTAATTCACAATATTCTTTTGTATCAGTATGATTCATATATGAAGGTAATTCAAAATGTACTATATTATTCTGTCTTGCATTTATAATTAATCTTTCAAATATTGGTTGATAATCAAATATTTCTATTTTTTTACCATTTATTTCTACAATTGATGTTTTTTGACTTCTTTGTGGATGTATTTCTATATTATTAATAAATTCTACTAATGCAGGTTTATTATCTTTCATTTCATTAAATATATGATCTTGTATTCGATTATTATATTCTCTTGTATTCACATATCTTAATGCATATTGTAAATAATCATAATCATTTACACGTACATATGTACGTGTTTTTGGATTTTTAAAAATATCTTTTACTTCAGCTGGTTGTGGATGATTCAATTTGACAGAATTTTTAAATATTATACCTACTTCAACATCATCATCAAGTATTTCTTTTACATGTTTATTCATATCATAAAAAATTCCATATAATTCTTTACACATACCATTAAATTTATGAAATGATGGTCCTAAAAAATCTATTTTTTTACCAGTAAAAGGATTTACATATGGATTCTCAACAAATTGTTCACATATTGTACGATTATATTCTTCTTTAGGCTTTGTTTTTGGCGTAACAGCTGTAGGATTTGGAGGACTGTCACTTGTAAATAATTGACGACGTGTTTGATCTGGTTCTTCTGCTTCTTTTTTAGTTTGACTACGTGTTTTTGGTCCTCTACCTTTCATTTATAATCTATAAATAATTAATATAATTTATATTTTATAATAATAGAAATGCCTCCCAAGAAAACTGCAAAAAAAACTGCAACTGGTCGCACACCTCTTACTGGAACTGTTCCACAAGCTTTAAACTTTAGATATAAAGGACCTGTACATTATTCAAAATCTAGCCCAGAAATTGTAGATACTGAAATGATTGAAGCACCTCCACTTAAATCAAATGATAAAAATAAGAAAAAATCATCTAGTCATAATGCGAAACCGATGGATATTGATGGAGGTAAAAGCAAAAAACGCAATAATAAAAATTGATATAAGACTACTATTCTTTTTATACTATAATAACGTGACTCATATTATAAATGTCATCTTCACAAGATATTACAGTAAGTCATGCTGACGATATTAAAGAAATCGATGAAAATGGCATAATTAAAAAAGATTCACAAAATTCACAAGAAATAATTCAACAAAATGAAGGAATGAATGATAAAGAAATCGCAACAAGTGGTGATGATATAACAGTTCAACCACCAGCTAAAAAACGTATAGTCATTGGTGTACCTGGTGATAAATTCTCAAATAATTTCCTATTATGTTGGACACGTACTTTATATGCTCTATGGGAGTCTGGTAAATATGAAGTTATGATTGCGCCTGGAACAAGTTCTTTCGTATCTTTCGCACGTATGAAAACTCTTGGACTTGATGTTCTTCGTGGTAAAGATCAAAAGCCATTTGGTGGTAACATGGATTATTTTGCCTGGATTACTCTTGATTCCGATATTGTATATACTCCTGAATGTATTATGGAACTCCTCGCTGCCTTAGAAGTACGGCCAGTTGTTGCTGGATATTATGCAATGGCAGATGGTAAATCATTTGCCGTCGTAAAAGATTGGGATACCCATTATTTTGCCAAAAATGGTTCTTTCAAATTTCTACAAAAAGAAGATATTGATCGCTGGCAAGCGGACACTCAACAACTTTTCATGCCGGTCTCTTATTCTGGTCTTGGCTTCTTTGGAGCTCGTAAAGAAGTGCTGGATTCCCTTAAATACCCCTATTTCAATACAGATCTACAAAGGATTGATGGGCTAGATGGTATCGAACTTGTAGATATTTGCAGTGAAGATGTTGCTCTCTGCAAGAATATTCAAAAAGCTGGTTTTGAAATCAGTCTACACACCAATCTTCGTGTTCTTCATGAAAAATCAATATTACTATAATGCAAGCATATTTAATAATATGAATAAACTAAATTTTTTAAAATTATTTAATAATTCTAAAAATAGGGATGCTTAATGCATTAGAACATAATAATGTTACAATATTATTTGCCGATGTATGTGGATACACTGAACTGTGTGATATATATCCTACTATTGATAATGTAAATATGTTAAATCGATTATTTACAGCTTTTGATAGTTATTTACCTAATTATAATATTCAACAAGTGCAAATTATTGGAGATGCATATATGGCTATATCTGGACAAGAATATAATGATGAAGATCCATTACAATCCACTCATATGTTAAAATTTGCCATTGATATTTTAAATGAAGCTATATATCAAAATATTAAAATTAGAATTGGTATTTCTAATGGTCCAGTAATATCTGCAAAACTTGGTATTAATAATAAAAATATATCATACTATGGAGATACAGTAAATACGGCAAGTCGTATGGAAAGTCATGGATATCCTTGGTGTATTCATGTAAGTCAAATGTTTGTAGATAAAATTATTAATGAAAATGCAATTGATTATAATTTTGTTCAATTAGGATATCGTTTAATAAAAGGTAAAGGTCGAATTATTACTTATTTATATTGTGTAAATGATGATTGGAAAGATGGTTTATCATATTTAAAATATAAAGAATCACATCAAAGTAATAAAGAGCGTAATACAACTATACACGATCCACGTAAATCATTTGAACATAATAATATTCGTTTCGGTACAAATGATACTTATATACCATCACAAAATTCATCACATACATCATTTGTACATAATGAAAAAAGAGAATCAATGAGGTCATTAAAACCTATTTATATTAGTAATATAAATATTAAAGCTGCAATTATAATACAACGATATTGGAAAATTTATAAAATAAGGAAATGGGTAAAACTGTTCTAGCCACAAATATTTACTTAAAGTTGTAAATATTGAATAAGTGCATCTGCTTTTTTTGGTCCAACCATTGGAATACTTGAAACGAGTGATTTCTTTTTATCTGGCGTATCACATTCGTCACATGCATGTATAAGTTCTCGCATATTTGCGTATACTTTCGCTATTTCTTGAGCTATTTTTACTGAAACACCTGGTACTTGTGCGAGTTGTAAAATATAACAATTTGTTGGATCTATATTTTCTATTTTCTTTGATTTCGCTTTCACATGTGATAAATATCCATTTGATTGTGGTTGTTGCGGTTGTGATGATTCACCACCTGATTGATGTTGTGGTTGTTGTGATGGTGTGTAAATATCAGTAAATTTTTCAGGATTTGCTATGACTTTTCGATATAATGTAGCTATCCATTGTGCTGTCGTTTGTGTGTTTTTTGTAAATATTATGTGCATTTTATCACGATACATTGTATTTAATATTGCCCCTTCATATACTGATTTAGACATATTTGGATATTGCCAAACATGATTTGGTGTATTAATTTCAACGAGATCAGGTCCTTCTATAATATATGTACAATGATGGGCTGGTATTTGACTTAATATACGCACTTTTTGTTCCCGATACCGTCCATCTTTTATTGATGCTATCAAATCATTTTGTGTTTTACGCTCAAATATTAAACGAATATTACCAGATGGACTCTCACCAACTATTTCAATATCACCTATATCTAAATTAGCAGTTTGTACACATTGAGATGAATTTGGAATAAAAGATAATATTGAACTATATAAAACATTCTCTCGATAATCTATTTTGATAATGATATTTGTAGTCATGAAATAAGTAATTTAATAAATTATATACAAATAAATATATAATACAAAACCTTAAATAAATTAACAAAATCAAAATAAGTATTATAATATAGAGTAGCCAAATTCATGGCTGAATCTTCATCAAGCATGAGCGCTAGCGCTAGCGATGAAGGATGGGCAAAAGAAAACCGGGTCGGTTTTTATAATTGGATTTATAGTACATTTTATAATGATATAAACAAATCTGCAAAAAAGAATAGAAAAGAAGCAAATGAACGTAAACGATCTGGAACCAGAAATGGAAGTGGAAGTTGTGAATGTTCATCTGGAAGTGGAACCGAAGATGGATCCTGTACTGCTCCAACTGATGTGGGTATGTTACCACATCAACGTTTTATACGTGACTATATACAATATGATAGCCCTTACCGCGGTATATTACTCTATCATGGCCTTGGTACTGGTAAATCGTTTTCATCTATTGCAGCTGCTGAGGGATTTTTAAATCGCCACAAAAAAATTATTGTTATGATTCCTGCTTCCCTAGCTACAAATTATCGCCAAGAAATTATGCGATTTGGTTCTATTGGTCGTCCGGAAATTAAAAAATGGTCTCTTGTTAATTTCAAGAAAAATGAGAAATTTGCCAATGGCATTGGTATTCATTCTAAATTATTGAAAAAACATAATAATCTTATTTGGGTACCAAATTTACCGGCAAATTTCCCAGACAAACTTATTATAGATAGTAAGCGTGATATTGGATGGAAAAGATTATCAGCCGAAGAAAAAGCGGGAGCAATGGATACAATTGATTCAGTTATAGATGAACGGTACACTTTTGTAAATTATAATGGTCTCACTAAACAAAATATAACTAAGTTTAATCAAGAATTCTTTAATGATGCTTTTGTCATTATAGATGAAACACACAACTTTATTAATACTATTGTAAATGAAGGTAGATATGCACGCAAAATTTATGAATTATTAATGAATGCAACTGGAATCCGTCTTGTTTTATTATCAGGTACACCAATTATTAATCATCCATTTGAATTAAGTTATACTCTTAATTTAATTCGTGGACCAATGAAAGTGTATGAATTTGGATTTTTAACTGGATCACGTGTGCCAAATGTCGATGAAATTAAAAATGCATTGATAGATGAACCAGTATATGAATACGTAGATCAAATTGTAGTTATTGAAGGTGAAAATAAAATTCACGTTCGATTATTACCAAATGGATTTGTAAATGCTGATGAAGAAATTATTAAAGTGAAACGTAAACAATGGGAAATGACAGAAGATGCTATTGTAAATAAATTAATGAGTCAAATGAATACTATTCGAAAAGTAAAAATTGGTAAACGTGTTAAAACAATTGAAAAGTTTGCTTTACCTGAAAAGAAAAAGGATTTTGAAAACTATTTCTTAGATTTAACTGATCCAGAAAATCCACGAGTTAAAAATATGGATTTATTCATGCGTCGCAATATTGGTATAATCAGTTATTTCCGTACTGCAGGTGAAGAATTTTTCCCTAAAGTTTTACCAAAACAAATTGTTCAAATTCCTTTATGTGATTATCAATTTAGTAAATATATTGAAGTTCGTAACGAAGAGCGAGAAATGGAAAATCGTAAGAAACGACGCAATGCTCGTAAGAAGATGCCAGTTGGAGGTATATTAGATCAAAAAGGTTCAGTTTATCGTGCATTCAGTCGTATGGCTTGTAATTTTGTCTTCCCAGAAGATATAAAACGTCCATTTCCTAAAGATTTACGCGCAGCAGCTCGTCGTGAAATAGATGCTCTTGATGAAGATGAAAGTGCAGTAAGTAGTGAAGGCGAAGAAGATAAGAAAAAAGAAAAGAAAGTAGATGAAAAAGATATTCAAGCAAAATATGATGAAGCAATGAAAAAAGCTATAACTAATATTAAAACAAAATCAGGAACAGTTTTAACTCATGATAAGTTAAATGCGTTATACAGCTCTAAAATGGCTCGTATGTTAGAACATATGGAAAGTAGTCCAGGTAAAGTACTCATATATTCTCAATTCCGTACTATAGAAGGTTTAGGTATATTTAAATTAGTGCTTGAAACAACTGGATATGTAGATATTCGTATTGAAGGAGGTGTCATTCAAAATGCTGAAGAAGTCTTAAAAGAAGAATATAATGGTAAACGTTTTATGTTATTTGATCCAGATCGTGAAAAAGCAAAGATATTATTACATCTATACAATGGCGAATATGATAAAGTATCACCAGAAATACAAGAACAATTACGAACTGCTGGTATTATTAGTGGAAACGGCAGTGTGAAAGGTACTGGTAATAATTTATACGGTGAAGCATTTAAATCGATTATGATTACACAATCTGGTGCAGAAGGTATATCTCTTAAAAATACCCGGCGTGTAATGATTACTGAACCTTTCTGGAATATGGTACGTATGGATCAAGTTATTGGCCGTGCAGTGAGAACATGCAGTCATATGGAATTGCCAGTTGAAGAAAGAAATGTAGAAGTATTTATATATACCAGTGTATTTACAGAAAAACAATTAAAAGATAACTTTACATTACGTCGGCTTGATTTAGGATTAACGAGTGATTCACATATTTTACAAATCGCCGAAAAGAAAGATGTTATTATACAAACTTTCTTAAATCATCTAAAATCATGTGCAGTTGATTGTCGCATTCATGCTGCCCAAAATAAACCTCGTGAATTAGGATTTAGCTGTTATTCATTCCCAATGCCAACTGAACCTGATACAAATTCATTTATACCAGATATAGTTCACGATAAACCAGCAGTGATTGAACGTCGTAAGAAAATACAAGGTCGTGTAGTAATTGTACGTGGTAAAAAATATGTAATAGTCGATGAATTTCCAGATGAATTATTTGATTATGATGCTTATAAGAATGCAGGTGTTCTTGAAAAAGTTTAATATAAAGATAATTATTTTTATAATATAGATGTCAATAAATGCTGTAGTAAGTCATCTTGAAATATCTTTTAATAATTTTTCAACACAATTTCGTATTTTTATGAGAGAAAAACAAAATGAAGATAAACCACCGTTTTTAGATTTAACTCCAGATATGAAAAATGCAATGACACAATTTAAAAATGCTGTAAATAAAGCATCTGTTACTGAAAAAGAACACCTATTACATAAATATGAACCAGAAATATTCAATATATGTAGTCAATTTAATGATCTTAAAAAATGGGATTATGTAAGTTATTGTGATAGTGTATTTTATAGTAAATTAAATGTGAAACGTCATAAAGATAATGATTATATAAATCGGTTATTTATTCAAGTTATAGAAGGTATTACATATTTTCAAAAAGATAAAACTATGAACCGACCAGCATATCATCGTCTTAATTCATGTGGTTCTAGAAATGCAGATGAATATGCATTATCATGTACAGGTATGACAGCTGCTAAAAAACGTATACATAGAAAAGCTACCGAAAAATGTTATATAGAAAGACTAATATATGATAAAATATTTACAAATGAATTATATCATACGAAATCACAAAATCCTGAACATATACAACGACTCGATTTAGTTAAGAAAGACTATGAATCATGTTTTCCAGGATATAAACTCGATGTTCATATAGAATTTAATAATGATACACCACATATAATTACTATTACAAAAACTAATAAACATAATATAAAAACAGTTGAAACATATATTAAAACATACTTACGACCGGGAAATTACAATTCATATAGTAAATATCATCTTACCATAGACTGTTATAAAACAGTAAGTAATTTAGACAAAACATATATTAAAACACAATCTTTTATAAAAGAAAGTAGATGGAGAGAAAATATTCAACATCACAGTATATCTAATTTAATAGAGACATCTAAAGAAATATCTTTATCATCACAAAATACAATATAAAATTTTGTTTTTAAATTTTTTATTTGTAGCTACAATTATTTTATAAATTTTTATTTTTTATTTGTAGCTACTTTTGTTTTTTAATATTTGTAGAAATATGTTTAAGAAGATGATAAAAATATTCTACAACAGTCTCCCAACGGTAATGTGTTAGAATGTCTTTGCGTCCTTGTTTAGAGTGTTTTTCATATAATTTTGGATTGAGGTAATATTTCCACATCGCTTGACCATATTCAAGAGGATCGCCTATTTCTGCGATACCGCCTATACCATCACGACCCTTATCAATATAATATTTCCATTTCGCGTCAATAGGTGTTGAATTATCGGCGTTGACAAATTCTTGTAAACCACCAATCTTTGGACATACTTGAGGTGCGCCAACACCGAGATGTTCTATTTGACATAAACCATATCCTTCTCCTTCACATGTATTAATACCTACATCACATGCATTATAAAGAATATTAATATCACGATCAGAAAGTTGTTGTGGATTGGCTAAAGCTACTATAAAGTTTTCCGCAAATGATTGTGGTACACCACGTAAGTGAAGTTCATGTTGATATACTTCTTTAATATCCCATGGACCATCTAAACTTGTACCAACCATAAGACATATTGGACGTGTCTTTTTACCTGGATTTGCTTGTACATATTTATAATATTCACCAGTTAATTCAGCAAATGCAATCATAGTGTGATCCCAACGTTTACGTGGTTGATTACGATTGAGATTGAGAATAACAAATGCATCATCTGGTATATTAAAGAAAATGCGAGCTGTCTTACGTGGTATTGGATAATATAATTCATGATCAAAACCATGAGGAAATACAAAACATGGTATTTCTTTTTTAAGACCTAATATACGTACTGTCTTACGCCAATAAGGAGTAAATGCAATAATTGCATCAAAATAATTATTTAACATATCCATATACATCTTCTTTTGATATGGGTATACTTGATCCATGTATGAAACAAGTAAAAATTTGCTACGTTCTTCTGGTGTAAGTTCATTCATTATAGTTTGTACAAGTGAACCGGTTACAACCATATCATTGAAAATAATAACAATATCTTGAGGATTCTTACGAAGGAAAGTACCAATTTCTTTTTCGCCAAAACCATGACGACGAGGTTGTTCAGTTTCAAGAGCATCGTGTAATATCACATTCTTTGGTATATTATTACGAATCTCACTACCGGCGGTTTGTTTATAATTTTGGAAACCATAAACAGTAAATTGAAGATCATCTTCATGACGACCTAAATATTTGGCAATATAATACACTACACGACTATATCCATTTGATTGTCCAATAGGATACGTACCACAAAACAGTACACGTAATTTTTTAGAATTATTTTGATATTTTTTAATTAATGGATTTGGATCAATTCCGTTATTTATATTATTAGGCACGGAGGTATTTGGTGCAGAATTTTGATTAGAGATAGGGTTTTGATTTTTAACATAGGTTTTTTGTAATTCATTGAGATCTTTATGTTGAAATGCGAGTACTTTAATTTCTTTTGGTGTTTCTCTACTTGTAGCAGATACAGATTGTGTTAATCCTGGTTGTCCTGCTGGAGGCGCACCATACGGTTGTGGCATACCAAGTTCTGGGAATTGAACTTTTTGTTGTGGTGGGTTTGCTGTGTTTTTTTGGATTGCTGAATTATTTGCAGATTGTTGGTTTTGCGTGGTATGTTGAATTCCTGATTGAGGTGCTGGTGAAGATATAACAATGTCAGGAGGTGTTTGTTTATTTGAAACATCTACTTGTTTGTATTCTTCTGATATTGGCCTAGATTTGATTTCATTCTTTGTACGTTCACCTAATACTTCAGAATTTCCAAATAAACTTAATGGATTCATTATTTAATTAGTATTTTTGTAGTTCTTAAACCAAAATATATTAAACACTAAAATTTATTAATTTTAAATTTTACTATAAATTATTTGTTTTCATTTCTTATTCTTCCCTCCACGTATTTGTTGTTTTATTTCTTTTAATTCTTTTTCTTTTTGTTCTGCTATTTTATTTCTACAAAATTCACCTAATTCATAACTAGATGGGCTTATTAAAAATCCATCAGAACTAATTTCATATTCACCTTTCCATCCAGATTCCTTCAACATTTCAAGTGTTTCCCATGTATTCTTTTCAACATATTTTGGTGAAATTTTAGGTACTAATCTTAATCTACCACCAGTTTGTAATATTGATTCATTTTTAATAACATTTACATAATTTAATGCATTTGTCTCTTTTAAATCAAATAAACATATTTCATCACTAAATTTTATATGATATTTAGATGGCCAAATACAAGGCGCAATATATCCATCAAAATTATATTGTTTATGAATTTGTTTAAGAAATAATACAAAATTTGCATCCATACTCATCTCACTAAAACGATGATGATTATAGAAAAATGCTACATCTCTACATATATCTTTCTTACATTGTATATTAACTGGATTAAATCCTCTATCTTTTAAATATAATGTTTGACTTTCTTCATCTGGTAGACCAATTGGTGATAATAAAACCATTTTTTTATTATAAGCTTGTATTTCATCACGATAATAATCATTTAAAAAATCCATAAAAGTACTTTGAAAATATGGACTTGTAATATTAATTAATTTTAATGAGCGTTTTGTTAAAACTTTATGCAAATATTGCCCATATTGGTTAGCAGTATATTCTTTTAAACTAAACCATATTGGTTTATTATATTCCATATCCATTTTTTGTATATCCATACCTTTGTATAATGTTTCATTTACAGGTAACATATACGTATATAATGATACTTTGTATTCCATAAACTCTTCTATAAATAAGGATAATAATTTATTATATTTATACATAGATTACTATTTATAAAAAATAATAATGTATAATAAAAAAGAAGGAGAATAACTATATTAAAGGTAGTATTACTGTAGTGTAATACATTTATAGTGAAGTACAATACTTCTTTACCAATAATTATAATTATTCATCCTTATAATTATTTAAGGTTAAAATACCGAATAAATATTATTCACATATAATATATTAATAATGAGTGTACATGTTCATAATGTTCAAGAATTTAATAATTTATTAAGTTCAAATAAACTTGTTATTGTTAAGTTTTCAACTTCTTGGTGTGGCCCATGCCGTGTAATCGCACCATTTGTAGACGATATGGCAAAGAAAAATAAAGATATATGTTTCATAAGCGTAGATATAGATGAATGTGAATACATAGCAGATAAATATGCCGTTCAAGCAATACCTACATTTATTAGTTTTGTTAATGGTATTAAATTATCATCATTTTCTGGTGCAATGAAAGCACAAATTGAAGAAATGATAGAAAATCTTATTCAATATTTATAAATATTATTCAGTAATATCTTTAACGACTGACTTTAACATATGTATACTATTTTTTGTATCTTTTGAATATCGTGTATATTCATCTTTATTTGCATTTTCTGGTGATACTTCACAGTCAATTTGTATTTGCTGTAAGGTTTCTCTATAATCTTGATCAATAATAACATCATTTTTGTCTGTAAGTACTAATGCACTCGAACTTATACCGCGAGCAAATTTATAATATAACATAGTATCTAATGCTTCTCTCCATCGTAATTTACTATGATCATATACAAGTGATGAATTTTGTCTCATATTTGTTTTCTTAATGACTCTATTTTCAGGTGCATCAAATATTCTATATGAATAATCTTGAAATGCTTCACTAAAGGTTTCTTTATCAAATATCTGATTTAATATTTCAGCATTATCTAAATGATCATGTTTAAATTCTATAGGATCAGTATCATATATATTAAATACTATATAGTTATTATTATTATTTATACTAATATTATTTGTTATATTATTTATATTTGTATTATTTATATTATTAATATTATTATTAATTATTGTTGATACTTGTTGTGTATTATCATAAGTACATTTACCTATATGACGTGAACGAGCTGGTTTACTCTCAAATACCTTGTGACACTTATGACACTCTAATGAGTTCGATATCTTCTTACAACACTCCTGATGCCGTGTCAAGCTCCTCTTTGTCGTGAAAAATTTATAGCAGTCTGTACATTTGAACTGATTTTCATCGTTCACATTACCAGAATCATTTGGTAAAAACGGTGATTCAGGTGGAACTTTTTGTGTAGGGGGTGGAACTTTTTGTGTATCAAGTGGAACTTTTTGTGTAGGAGGTGGAACTTTTTGTGTATCTTTTTGGGGTTTTTGAGCCTTCTCGGGCATTTCAATTTTGTGAACATTTTTCATGTGGCGTTCAAGGTTAAATCTCTTTTCACTGTAATAGGAGCACAAGGAGCATTTATGGAGCATTTTAGGAGCTGCTCCTTTCTTATTTATTTAATAAGATATTTATTTAATCTTTATATATATTTGTTATTATATTATTATTATTATTATTATTATTTTATTACTGTATTTAGTTATATATATATATATACTATATAGTATATGGTAAGAGAAGAGCAAAGGAGCAAAAAAAGGAGCAAAAAAAGAGAGAGAGAGAGATTTTTTTTTCTTTCTCATATTTTTAAAAATTTTTTGAAAGTTGATGGGCAACACAAAAAATTATACATCTTTTTATTGACCTATACACTTATTTGATCTATAAATTATTTATTATAATAAACAAAAATAAATATATAATAGTAATATATAATAGTATTTAATAATATAAGTAATAACTATATATAATATGAATAATGTAAGTAATATTAATCGACAGTTTGTCTATAATATATAAGACCAGCACGGGCTGCATTATTCTCAGCATCTTTTTTAGATGTTCCATGTGCTGTACCAATTACTGCACCAGCACGATCTTTCACGCAATATGTAAATGTTTTCTTATTGTGTTTCATGTCAACAGATACTTCAAAGAAACGTGGTGCATCTTGATATGTATGTTGCATATAACGAACCAGCATATCTTTGTAATTTGTATTTGATTGAATGAGCTCAGCAAAATCTAGATGTTTCTCTAGAATTGCTACTACCCATAGTTGAGCAATATGAAATCCTGCGCCAGATAATGGTATAACTGAATCTGGTATATATTTTGTTTTAGTAATAGTAATATCATCATCTTTAAAATCCATATATATTGCTCCAATAAAAGCTTCAAATATATCTTCCATCGTCTTATAATTATCACGTCCTTGTGATTCTTCAATCTGTTTTGATATAATAGCAAATTTTGGAAATCCTATCTGTTTAGCAAGATGACCTAACATCTTACCATTTACTATTTTGGTACGAATTTTAGAAAGAAATCCTTCATTTTGATCTGGATAACGTTCATAAAGATAACTGGCTACAATCATACCAAGAATAGCATCACCCAAATATTCTAGACGTTCATAACTCATTTCTTGCAGAAGAAGACATCCTTCTGGACACCGTTCATTTCCAGTCTCAATATCGGCATTTTTCATTGTGCAATAAGACCTATGTACAAATGAATTACGAAATAGATTAATATTATGAAATTGAATATTTTCCAATCCATTCTCATCAAAAAACTTTCGCAAATCATCTTTTTGTAATAGAGTATTTGAAGGATTATATGGAAGTTCTTCTTCTTGTACTGTTTGTGTTTTATTATGAAGAGAATTCAATCTGTTCATCGAATTTTAAAAATTAAGTAAAATGCTTTAAATTTGTAGCTACATATATTATGCACAAAATGCTTATATAATTTATCAATTTTTAATCACTATTATTACAACATCTCATCATTACTTATTTTACGATTACATTTGCACATTCGTGTTAATATAAATGATATTACACTTATTAATGTTATAAGTCCAATGAATCCAAATAATCCAAATATAGATATCATAATATAAATTGGTGATGGATTTGTAGTATTTTTAATAGATGATTGTATCGAAGTACTATTTACTGAAGTTATATTTTGTATAATATTAACAATTCCATTATAATTAAATGGTGGAGGTACATTCAATTTAACATGCGGTTGAGCTTCGTATGTATTTGAGGTGGAAGCATTTGTTCTTACAATATTGCAAATAAAGAACAACCATATACAGAACCAGAACTGTTTTGGTAGATTCATTTCGTTTTTGTTTTTGAAAAATAAATGAAGAAATCATTTTTTACTTATTTAATTCAAAAATTTAAAATTTTACAAATTTAAAAAATGAGTTTATATAAGACTTTGAGTATATATACTTATACGATGAAGAAATTTACAATATGAATGATGAAAACGAACACAAAAATAAAAAAGATAATGAAAATAAAGAGTGTTCGATTTGTTTATGTTCAATTTCAGTGAGTGAATTATTTACAACTCCATGTAATCATACGTATCACAAAAAATGTATTGATATTTGGAAGAAAAAATCTACAACTTGCCCAATGTGTCGTGCACCAGAATTTAAAAATCAAGATAATAAATTGCTGGAAGAAATTCGTCATACAATGAAAATGTTCCGCGATATGATACCAGATTATGATGAACAAATGTCCGCAATTGAACGTTTCACAAACGGCCAAATGTCTTATGCCGAAATGCGTTCACTATGTGGTTAATTACATAATACAATTTACAACAATATTATTTACACAATAATATCAAATTCAATATCAAGTACATTTTGTACATTTACATTCGAAACCATATTGTGATAATAGGACTTCTTGACGTTTTTTATATGATAGAGTTGTATCAACATATTTATCACATAGTTCTTCTCCTTCAGTAACTGGTCTATTTGTGGTAAAAATAAAGAAACCACTGCGGTCAATATGAAAATCTACATTTGGATCACATGAGTGATTTAGGAGACTGCCTTTGAATAAAATAGCTGATGGCCCGCCATGTTTTGTATCATATGTAAAAGCATTTCGATAGAATTTTGCACATAGTAGTCGTAATCGCTGTTGATCCATATTATGGAAAAACTCTTTCATATATGTTGGCAACTTTTCAATTTCTTTTTCTATTTGTTCTGTTGTAATTACAAATTTATCAATTGCAAATGGTGTCATATTTTCATATTTATATTTGATATCATCAACATCTGGTACATCAGGTTGATCTTCTTCACCTTCTTGTGAAGTATAAATGCGATAAATTGCATCATAAAGATCTTCACACACAACAGCCGGAATTTCTTTTATAATAATAGTTCCTTTTTTATAATTTTTTGTAGCTACAACCGATCGCCCTTTTTCAGTTTGTATGACTTTATACATTTTTCTTTCATACATTTCTTTGTGTAATTACATAAAAAAGAATTATAATCATTTTTTACTACCATTTTTATATAATTTATTCAACTCTTGGATCATATAAAAAACTGACTATACCTTGTATAAACATTAAAAATAGTATTATACCAACTATAATATAGTTAATATAATGTGGTTTATTAGGACTTGGTGTATAAGTAAGAACTATAATAACGACAAGAATTATACAACCAAGTTGTACTAATAAACTATTATAATTAATATTATTTGTCATTATATGTACATAAAATATTATAATAGAGTTTTGCAAAGCGATCAATATTTTAAATAATAATGATAATACTACCGTAAATATGTTGAATGAACTGAATAATATTAAACAGTTGCTTAATTTTTAATGAGTTAAATAATTGCTTTATTATTTCATTCTTGATACGTATATATAATAGACGGTCATGAATATTGATACTGGTACTAAATTATCAACATTCTCAATTACTGTCAATAATGCAATAAGTATTTTCACTTGTTGAAATTCATCTTGCATATTCTTCATTTTTCTCTGTGTCTTTACACTGGTTGTATATGTACTTTCAATTGTTCGTGTATATGATGTCATCTTTTGTAAATCCTTACGAGCCCGTGAATCTATGAAATTTATATCTTGTAGTAATTCTTGATTATATGGTGCAAGTACATTTATATAACTGAAATTAGGATCTAATTTAGAACATGTTCCATCAAGTAGAGAGAACACACGAAAGAGGGACATAAAGTCAGGATTTACACGCAAGTTCTCTTGAAATTTGCCTTGGATATCGTCTTGTATTATAGATGATTTTAATTTAGTGAAATCTAATGTTTCAAGATAATTGAAGAAATAAACGAAAAACGATTTAATTTCTTCAACTTCATTATCATCATAAACTGAAAGAATATCTAATTTAATAAGTAAATCTACAAATTCATTCACATCTTTTTGTACAACAGCAAATATGAGCTGACTTAAACTCGCCTTAAAGTCGTCAGTAAAACGAACTACATTACCGAAATCATATAACACAAGTGTTTTACCATCTTCTAATACACCAATATTACCTGGATGTGGATCAGCATGTACAATTCCTTTTTTAATGATTTGTACTAAAAATACATTTATAAGTAGATTTGCTAAATCTACTTTATTAATACCATATTGTTGAAGTGTGGCAATATCAGTAATTTTAATAGATGGTAGATATTCCATAACAATAATTGATGCTGAACTTAAATTACGATATACACGAGGAATTTGAACGGGTTGATCTTTATTTGCATTATAGAAAAATACCATTTGATTGATTTCATTGGTATAATCTAATTCAGCTGAAAGAAAACGTTCATATTCCATTAAAATATTATTAAATTCGGCAGCACGTGGATTACCTATAAAACTAAAAAAGGCAACCATATTACGCATTGTTTCAAGATCTTCACGAATAAGTTGAGCAATATTTGGTTTCTGTACTTTTATTGCTACCATACTTTTATTTTTCAATTGAGCCCGATGAACTTGACCTATACTTGCACTACCTATACACGTATCTTCAAATGATTCAAAAATATCCCCAATGGGACGAGCGAGAGATTGTTCAATCGTTTTTCTAATTATTACACTATCAACGGGTGTAATATCATCTTGTAAATTAGATAATTCTTTCGAAATATCTTTACCAAAAATAGCTTGACGCGTAGATACAAACTGACCTAATTTAATAAAAGCGGGGCCCAAATTACTAATTTCTTCTTTCATCCATTTACCTATTTTTTGTTTATCAGTTTCAAAAGCAAGTTTATATTGTACAGCAGCAGCAAATTTCCAAACACGGAGCGGAGAAGTTTTATTATTCAAAGAGAACTTCTTATTTATACTATGAGCATTGGCAAAAAATTTATCTACATATTTATTTAATTGCAAATTTTTCATTAAAATTATATCTTAAATTTTTAAAAGGTTTTAATACCCCTAAGTTTTACATACATCTTTTAATTATTATATTTCTTAAACCAATATACGCATGTCGATTAATGGTCGGTTAAAAAGGATATAAAAATATCTTGCTCTTTTATAGTAAAACCAGTAGCAATGAACCAACTTCCATTATTACAACAGTTTAATATTGAACGTACCAAAGTTGAAAATGATCGCAAGATATCATTAAAACGCATCCAAACTGAATTAGCTCGCATTCGTAATGAAGAAAAAGCATATGGTAAAGAATTATTAAAGAAAATGATACCAGTTCGTGTAACCTTAAATCCAAAATTAGTAGAAAGCATAAAAGAAAAATCACCATTCAATATTGAAATTGTAGATAACAAAAAAGAAACAGTTGTGAATGAAGTAGTAAAGCCAAATGAAGCCGAATTACAAGTAGATATGTAATTTATAAATGACAAAATATTTCTTATTTTTTTGAGTTGATCAGTCACAAAAGACGACTGTGATAGCTCGTCTTTCATGACCCCGCGAGGGCTTGAATTGTGTTGTACCGTCTATTGCTGTGAGGAGAGATCGTTTGCCTGTTGCAGAATCTGCTGGGCGTTGTTAAAAGCAGTCTGTTCTTGACGGTGGATTGCCGTAGCAATCAGTTGCAGCATCGGTGTCACCGTGTTCCTCCACTCCCGCATGGAGTCCATCTGGCGCTGAAGCTCATTGATATCCAAACGCATGCGAGTAAGATGCATATCAATATCTTGAATCGGCTGCTGCATCTGTTGCATCTGTTGCTGCTGTGGTGGCTGTGTACGAACCGCATTGATCTGTCGGCGGGTTTGGTTACGAATCGTGTTTCCATCAATATTGTTGATGTATGAATTCATATGGTTGTTCATGTTATTCAGGGCGTTAGTGTTCGTCATGATCGTGACACTGTGGTTTTGTTTTTGATATATAACTGAATTCAATTTCATTTTTTCATTTATTTTTTACTAAAATAATAAATTTTAAAAATAAAAATAATATACAAAAATTACAATACAATTACATTTACGGGTAATAACCAATGCACAAAAGTTACTGACTAATGTTTTGTAACATTAAAACAGCCTTTTGTGTCGGGGTTATTCTATTCGGTAAGCTCCCGATTTCAGCTTACTATATCGGCATGGTATTGAGGGCACATGGCTCACCCCCTGCGATGCACCGAAGCTTGCCGGTTATCCGGTTCAAGCCGATCTTATGTTTCGCATCTATGTCACCCCCAAGCTATCGTGTCATCACTATACAGTGGTATATGTATAGTAACTCGGTAGAGCTCACCCTGGAAGGCTATCAATACTGTGAATTCTCACTCACAAAGCTGTGAATCTACCCCTACCTTACTTTGAAGGAGTACCGCCTTGAGCGGGCAACACATTTTGTTTTTACTGTATTATTTCTACACTATGCTGGATACATAGTAAGAAAATTAACAGTGAGCGAGGGGACCAATGGGTCAAACTAATATCAGGTTATAAGAATCAATTTTTATAAATTTTGCAGTAAAATTTTTAAAATTTTTAAAATTTTAATTACAAAATTGCAATTACAAAAGACTACATTTTGATAGAGTATTTTATATATATTAAATTAATCAAAACTTTAAGTAATTTGCTTTCATTTTATCAATTCAATCTATTTTACTAACTAATCTAATACTAACTAATCTAATGAGAGATGGGCCAGGTGGGAGCATGCAAGGGGGCCAGGTGGGAGAGAACCGCATATTCTCTGGGGTACTGATGGCTACATCAGGGTTTAGGTTACCACCCCAGTATTTTTATATAATTCCTTACTATGCTGGTTTGTAGAGGTTACACAGTAGGTTTTATATAAAAATACTGACGAGGAGACATTTCTTTCGTCCAATGCAATTTTATTAATCCCGTTGTCCAGAAGACAATGAGTCCTCGATTCTTTCGCATTGGAGTTATCGTATGTTGGGGCGGACTTGGGCTTTGTCCCTCAGATGCACGAAACGTACTCGTAGTATTGTGCTACTTTCGGTCGGTCTTATTTCTTCGCATCTCTTCATCTCATAAGCTATCGTCATTGCATTCTAGTGGAATTAGAAGCAACGCAGTAGAGCTCACCCTATGAGACTATCCCTCAACCTATAATAATAATTGAAAATCAATTTTTATAATTTTTATGATTATTTTTAAAAAATTAAAAATTTTATGTTCATATTATAAGTGATAATTGTATGAATAAAACATTAGATAAATCTATAATAAAAAAGAAAATAAAAAAAGGAGGAGGGGCATTAGAAATTTTCTATTTTATGTTTCCAAAGATGAAAGACTTACATGAATTATTAATACGTTGGGAATCAACAGAAATGCAAAAAGAAGGTGGTAATGGTTATGAACATAAAAAACTTGGAGCACCATCATTATTATCTACTGATTTTAATACACCTGAAAATACACAATCATCACATGCTACACGTGTTTCTACTCATAGAATAAAACCACACATTGGAACTCCACCATTATTACCATCAAGTTCATCTATTTATCGTAGGTCATATGCTGAAATATTAAGAGAACCAAAAATAACTAAACCAAAAGTAAGTAAAGAACCTACAATTAAATCTAAAATACTTGATTGGTTTCGTAATAATGCTGATATATTAAAACGATTTATTTCAATGTTACCAGACATATGTACATGGGATTTGGATGATCCTATAATAAAAGATATAGCATTAATGGTGGAATTTATATTACAAAATCCAGATGATTGTATTGATGTATTTATAAATACAGATCTTTCAAAAGAATTAGCCAAAGTATATGAAAGAATGAATATAAATTGTAGAGTGAACAGTACTGATATATGGAAAAATAGATTAAGTAAATTAATGGATATTTTATATAAAGTAGTTTATTCTAAAGAGACTTCAAAAACAGAAAAACAAGGAGGTAAAGTAATTAAATCAAATAAGAAAAAATGTAGAAGTAGTATCAAAAATAATAGCAGATGAAATGTTAATTAAATTAATTTTATTTTAGAAAGGATTTTTATATAAATTGAGAACATCTTTAATGACTGGATGACGAACTATATCATCCATGCCAAAATGTACTCTTGCAATTTTATCAGTATTTGTGCCATATGTATCAAGACGTCTTATTAAATCTTGTAATCCATTTGTTCCATGTAAATCACTCTGAGCTAAATCACCAGTAATAACCATAGTAGAACCTTGGCCAATTCGTGTAAGCAACATTTTCATTTGTATTGGTGTAGTGTTTTGACATTCATCTGCAATAATCCAAGCATTATTGAAAGTTCTTCCGCGTGTATAGGCAAGTGGGCAAATTTCAATTGTTTTGTCTTCAATCAATGATTGAACTTTTTTAGGACTATAAAATGTATAGAAAGAATCATATAATGGAGCTACCCATGGAGCCATTTTTTCTTCGAGCGTTCCTGGTAAGAAACCATGATCTTCGTCCACACTTACTGCCGGCCGAGTAATAATTAATCTTTGTACATTTTGTTCATGTAAATTTTTTAAACCCATCAAACTAGCAAGGTGTGTTTTTCCGCCGCCAGCACATCCTGTAGCTACAACAATAGGATAAGCTGGATTTTGAAGAATATCCAAAAATTCTTTTTGTTTTTCGTTACGTGGTTTGATTTGAGGAATAGGACGATCACTATCACGTTCGCGATCTTTATTTTTTAATTGCATTTGTGATTTCATATAATTTACCGCATTTGCTTGAGTTGGGGCAGAAGTAGAATAACCGAATGAACCAGATAGAAAAAAATCTTCATCACTGTCAAATATGTTACCGTAATCAATATTAATGCGTTTTGATTTAGATTTACCCATCACCCTCCTACTATTAAATAGAAATTTCCTCGGGTATGTTGAAACAATTTGAAGCATTTTGCAATTATTTTAATCTTACCTAAAATGGCGAAAGTTATTTAACTAAATCGGTAAATCTTTAAATAAATTCGCGTTTAAATATTATTTAAGTAATTAATATACTATTTATTTTAATTATATAAACTAGAAACTAGAAATATCATATAGAATATATGAAATGACTACTTTATTAGAAAAAGTTAATATTAAATATGAACAAATAGTTGGTAATAATATGGAATTTTATATAGGCGATGCACTCGCAACAGCATTTGGATATAATTTATATAGTCCAATGCATATTAAATATATAGAAGAATCAAAATAATTTTTACATGAACCCATACAACGCGATGAAATCATGATGTATATATATAATAATGAATTAATAAATGGTATTAATATTACTGCCGAAACTTTAAAAGATTATACTGATGAAATACTTGAAAAGTTAAATGTACCATTTGTTGAAAGTATAACATTAGGATATATTGATGTATTATTATTAGCTATTGTAATAAGAAATAATCGATTAAAAAGAATTATTTATATGGTTCCACCACTACCAATTATGTGCCATCCACCTCGTCTAAAATTGGAATATAGTGATAGTGATTAGTTTATTTATATTTATTTATTTTATGTATTAATAATTAATATAAATATGAATACATCTACATTACCACGTATTATAGGTATTTTAGGTCGTTCTCGTAGTGGTAAAGATACAATAGCCAATATTATTAAAGATAAGTACCAAGAATATGAAATCTGCCGTTTTGCTCAACCTATTAAAAATGCCCTTAAAGAAATTTATGGTTTTACATTTGATCAACTTGAAAATGATTTTAAAGAATCAATCGATCAACGATATGGTATCACACCACGTGAAGCAATGCAAGAAATGACATCTTTTTATTTAACGAAACATGGTCCTTCCTTCTTTTCTGATAAAGTATTTTCCTTAGTAAGTGATAATCTATCAACAAATGTAATTATACCTGATGTAAGATATTCACATGATATTGTACAAATTCGTAAACGTGGTGGTATTATAATTAAAGTAATTCGTCCAGAAGTATCTATTAAACACACAGTAGAGAATCACATTGGTGATTTAGAAAGTGATTATACAATTATAAATGATGCAGATATTATACATCTTGAAAATAAAGTTTACGATATACTTACTAAATTAATCGAAACGAATAAAACAAGGTGTTTTTAATACTATATTACCCATATGTGTGTCTTTCTTTTTAAGTTTTTTACCGTCTTTAGTATTTTGCTTTAACGTATTTTTTATATTATTTGAATTAACTGTTTCAAACTGTACTTGTTGTGATTGTGGTGGTGATGCTGGAGTTGATAATATAGTTGGTTGCTTTTTAATTTGTTTTTGATATTGTGCCATTGTATTTTCAATCGTCTCTAGATTTGAAAAAATATACGCAAATATATGATTTTGGAATGCCCAACGAAAGAAATTTAATTGTCCAACAGTTGTTTCTATAGAAACAAATGGCTCTTCTTCTAATATAAATGTAATACGTTCATGGCGACGGAATGGATCAAAGAATAATTTTGTGTAAGATTGTAATTGAGCACGATATTCAGTATATAAATGAAACTTCTTTATATTTGAATTACCATTTTCTGGATATTGTTCATAATATTTATTTTTATCTGTATCAATCCAATATATAACTTGATGTAATCTAGAATAATGTGTAACAAACCAGTCAATTATACGTAATGATAATAATGAATGGCCGTCTATAATTTCTTTTAATGCTTTACGATAAGCTGGATGTTTCTTGTAAAATACAGTAAGCGATGATAATAATAAATTACTAGACATATATATCGCGTTCTCTTATTTTATTCTTTTTAAGAAGTCCTTATATAGTACTGCGTTTAGGATAAATTATATGGTTACCCATGAAAATAAAATAAATGAATCAATTGTTTACACAATTAAACATTTAAGTGATGAGGAAATTTCTAATAAATCTGGAACATATTTCAATTTAAATTCAAATACAAATACAACTATAAATTCAAATACAAATGAAAATGATCAATGGATATACATTGGCAATGATATTAATAAAGAAAATACAATTGATAAAATTATTATTTATAAACCAAATCGTGTAGATATATTAGCAATATTATGGAAAAAAGCTATATCAAATGAATTATGTGATTTAGCAGTGAACAAATATATGAATGCAGGTAAAATGGTTTCTACAAATCGTGGCAATGCAGCTGGTAATACACATCGAAATACAAAAACAAATGCCAAAAATAGATTTGAAAAAAGTAGTGCTTCAAATTCAGCTATAATTGGTTATATAGATAGTTTAAATCATAAACGACCGTGTCGTCTTACTTCATTCAGTAAGGATTATTATCAAGAATATAAAGATGGTTTAAAATTTATCGAAGCTATAGATAATTGTTTTAAAATTTGTTTACCTGATATTCATTTAAAACAACACACTGAATGTCGTAATAATTCTAGTAATTATCAAATAGAAAATACAGCATTTAGTACAGTAACTATAAATTATAATTTTCAAACAGCTTTACATAAAGACTCAGGGGATTATAAAGATGGTTTTGGGAATTTGGTAGTATGTAATAAAAATATACAAGGAGGTGAATTATTATTTCCACAATATAAAGTTGCAATATCACTTGAAACTGGTGATTTTTTAGCAATGGATGTACATGAATGGCATTGTAATAATAAGATTCATTATAATCATTCGCTGAATTTAGATGAAGATGCATATCGTTTGTCATTTGTATGTTATTATAGAGAAAACATGTCACAATGTGATAAGATAAATAAAAATATATTATCACTTACGGGTAATTTGAATTGTAAACAATGGGATACAAATATCATATTCAATAAAATATTTGAAAGTATTGGGATTACGAAATTACCTGAAAAAGTAATTATCGAAGATGGGAAACCGTGGTGGTCAATGACAGCAGAACGATTTACATTAATATACCGATATAAGCGATATATACTGAAAGATACTTTTACAAAACAAACTATACACAATTTAATTCCAGCATATAATTATGCTATAAATATTAAAAATAATGGAGATAAAGTTAGGATTGATACTGGGATTAATACTTGGATTAATACTTGGATTAATACTGGGATTGATAATATAATTAAAGATGAATAAATGTTTACCAGTCTCCGCCAATTTCGAATGGACGGCGATTGCCAATATCGCTTGGTTGGATAGTGCTTTGGAACCATGGGCTGACAACAACTTGGGGATTTGCGGGTTCGGAACGTAATTGAAGATTTGGATTCTTTTTAGTTGAGCCAACAGAGTTAATTCCAATGTGGTAACCAGCGGTTAAGAAGTTAATATCGCTAATATCACCTTGGCCTGCTGGATTCATTTGTGCCCAGCGGCTATTTGCTGCATCTTTTGGTAATAAATCATCTGCGCTTAAACGATCGCGTGGATAGCAGCTTTGAGTTGGTTGAGCTGGTGGGGAATGTACTGGATTAAATACTTCATTACCAGCTGAATCAGATGCATTAAATCCATTAATACCTGCTGCTGCAGCATTTGGATCAGGTTTTGCCATTGCTGCAACTGAATCATCTGGTGGTTGAATTGCTTGGGGAAGATTTGCTGCTGGACCTAAAATGGGATTGTCAACGGTGAATCTTTCTGCATTATATACTCTTGCTTTAGAATTTCCGGATATAAGAAGGAATGAGATAAGTATCGCTATTATTAGAATTACTAATGGTACATATGCATTCTTTGCCATGAGGTTAAGATTCTATATTCTATTATAGATAAAATTATTGTGTAATTATGTTTCTACCAGAATGATATTTTACAATTTTATGGGATAGTTGATTTAATAAAATATTCCATTGTTCGGTAGATTCTTCTTTTTTCGCATTTTCAAAGATATTATCAAGATCATGTGTAAATGTGGATAATACATTTATTTTATCAGTTAAAAGTTGTATATCACCCTTTATAACTTCTTTTATTTGGGAAATTTCCTTATCCCATTCTTCTTCTATCGATTCTTTATCTATTATTTCATCATTATCATTATTTATAAGGCTTTCATTATAAAATGCAATTTTATTTACAATCCAACGGATGCCAAACTTTTTAGGGAAAAAATAAAGACCCTGTGCTTCGATTTCTAATGATAAATATATATCTGGATTATTATAATTAATTTCTTCGATAGAATCAACTACTTTATCATTCATTGAAATTATAGTATCCTTTATATCAATTATCATAAGTGTCATTGTATTTTGTATAATATTTAAAGAAGGTCGATAAAACTCTTTAATTTGATCTATTTGTAAATTATTACTAAACCATTTTTGGTTATTATTTATTGCATTCTCGCAAATTGTTTTATCAATATCTTCAATTTTACTATATTGTTCACTATCTTTGGGAATAACAATACGTAATAAATGTCCATTTGCAGGTTGTTCTCTTAAATATTGAATTTTACAATATGGGATTTTGAGTCTTATCGGTTTATTTAAATCATTCGTAATTTTTGCAACATAACTTGTTGCTTTTTTTTTAGGATTATGTAATACATACATATCTCGGGTCTAAAACCAGAATAGGGATTTCTTACATTAATAATAACGCATAGTCATATAGAAGTAAAAATGTCGGAATTATTAAAATCGGTTATTATACATTTGCGAAAAGAAATTGACAAACCAGAATGGAAACAACAAATATTAGAACCGATCGCAAAATGGATATTTACTAGAGTATGGTTATATGCTTTCGGTATAATATGTATAAATTTTTTAATGACTATTGCTGCGGTTTCCTTAGTATTATATGTTTATCAAAAGAATTCATTTGTTAAAGGTTTTTAATTTTTAAAATATTAATTAAAATTAGAAATGCCGGGACAAAAAGGTGGATTACTTAATGTAGTTGAAGAATATATGCGTAATAAAGATAAAGACTCTTCTAAGAATAAAAAAACTAAACAAACAAAACAAAAAGGTGGTAGTGGTTATGCTGAATTAGTTGGTTCTCAAATCGGTTCAGGTTCAGATGCTCATTTACTTTTACCAGCTGATCACCCAGTTGAACACCCATTTTCTGCGGAAGCTCGAGGTGGTGCAAAAAGAACAAATAAGAAAACCAAAAAAGGTGGTAGTCCCATGGGTGATTTAGCCGCTCCAATTGATCAACCATATACTATTTTAATGACTGAAGGTGGTGATGTCACGAATACCGGAGATTTTACTGCAAATCAAGATGCAGCAGTACAAATGGGCGGAAAAAAGAAACGTCAATCTAAGAAAGATAAAAAAGAAAAGAGTGGTGGAAGTAATACCGGTTTTGGTGGTAATTTAGCTTACTCTGCACCCGCTGATGCAGATACAGGTATTCTTATATCAGGATCTGTAACACCACAATATGGTGGTAAAAACTCTAAAAAAGATAAAAAAGAATTAAAGAAAGGCGGTGATTGCAGTAATTTTGGTGGTAACCTTTCTAATGCAGCAAATGCAACTGATGATTCAAATACAATTCTTATGAAACCACAAGCAATGAGCGGTGGTAATAAACGCAAAAACAATAAAAAAATAAATGGTGGTGGTTGTGGTGGAACTGTAAGTTTATATCCACCAGTAGATGTTTTACCAACTGCGGCAAATCAATATACTGCAGGTAATCCTTACACAACTGGTGATGTATATGCTCCAGTAATTGAAGAAAGCTATCTTCCAATAAGTGGTGGTTTACAACCAATACCAAATCCACCAATGCAAATGGGTGGTGGTAAAAAACATAAATCTACTAAAGGAAAGAAAGGTGGTAAAAATAATACAACACCAGATTTCGATCAAATTATGAAACAACCAGGATATTTTGATAAAGGTCTCCATCCACCTATGAATCCAAATGAACCACCATATTTACCAGTAGCACCACCAGCACCACCAGCACCAGTAAGAACTGAATCATCCGGATATATTAGTGATGCAAATAGTCATACTGGTGGTAGTAAAAAACGTAAATCTAAAAAAAATATAGTAATGAAAGGTGGTTTTGATGAATTATCCTCACTTCTTTCAAATTTATCAGGTGGTAAATAAATAACTCAATTATTCATATTTAATATTATAATATTTTTGATTCACATATATATGTGATAAGCATTCTTTTTCTAACAAATCAACTTTTTCTTGGGATTGATCTCTATTTTGCATAGTTGCTATATACCAAGCACGATCATATGCTTCTTCATCATTCTCTTGCGGAGATTTACGAATCTTATATATTTTATTATTATATTTCACTGTAACATATTGATTTACAATTTGTTTTTTTATAGGAGTTATTTCCATTGTTGTAATTTCCATCTTGATTACTTTAAAGTAATTTATAGAGTTGTATAATTATAAGATTCAATTATAATATTCAGTTATTATACTAAGTTATAGTAAACAGTTTATATCATTTTTTCGCGTAAGCTTTATATTCTTTTTTATCATGTCTATTCAATAATGGATATGCATAATAATATAGATACAAATAAAGATACAAATAAAGATACAAATAAAGATACAACAGATACTCATAAAAATGCATTTACTAAATTTAGAGAAAGTTTATGGAAAAATCAAGATATTGAAGATGCGAAAGAGCAATCTCATATATTATTAAATACTTCTAATATATTTCAAAAAATAGAAGATACATTTAATAAAGATGATTTTATATTGTCATCTTATATAAATAATCCTGTTACTGTTACAGAAAGTTTATGGACAGATAGCGGTCTAAAAAAATGGACACATACACAAACATATTTAAAAGGCAGTGGTTATTATTTATGGAATTTTATTCAACAACCGACTTATGATATTGAATGTTTAAAAAATCGTCAACAAACAATTTTAAATATTCATAAACAAAATCAATATGTTCATACTCATGATATAATGAGTAAATTACGTGACTGTGAAAAAGATATTTTATGGATTCTAAATTTACCTCAATTTAATAATGCATGGCCACTTAATATGGCTTTTCCAGTAGTTCCCATATTAAAATATATTAATTATTATTCTGCACCCTTGAATCTATTCCATTTTTATAAAATTGTAATTGCACCAATAATGAATGTAGTCACACCGTTATCTACTTTATTTGGTCCATGGATATATATACGTAGAACACTTAAATTTGATATATCTTTTACAACATATTTAAATATTGTTCTATCAACATTTAAAAAAGGATTTAGCCGTAGTGGTAATATTAAAGTAGATAGTATAAAATATATATCTCTATTTCTATATATATTCTTCTATATATATGCTATCATTCAATGCTTTGAACATGCTAACATATTATATAAAATATTATCAAATTTAACTGAAAAACTTAAATCTATTCAAACTTTTATATCATCTGTTAAAAAACTAATGAAAACGTTACCAGATAAATGTAATCAATTGAAAGAATTTTTACCAGAACGATTTAATTTAAATGAAATACAATTTAAATTACCTAATGATATGTCTGGTATGTATTTGTTATTAACTCAAGATAAATATAAAAAATCATTGAAAATATTACTACAATGGATATATAGTTATGATATAGTATTAACCGCAAATCGTTTTATATGTAGCAAAAAATGCTGTATTGTGAATTACGTTGAAAATGAGAATAATAGTAATCCTACTAAATTTTGGAATATGGGACATATATTATTAGATAAACAAATCAAAAATCCATTAAGTTTGGAAAAAAATCTAATTATTACAGGTCCAAATGCTGCAGGTAAAACCACATATGTTCGTGCTGTATGTACAAATACAATATTAGCACAAACATTTGGTATAAGTTGTGCATTATATGCAAATATATCAATTGTTCATGCATTAGGTACTTTCATGAGAATAGATGATTCACTCGGTAAAGATAGTTTATTTGAAGCAGAAGCAAAACGTTGTGCTGAATTGATTGAACAAGCAAATAAAATTGTAGCTACAAATAAAAAAGCATTATATTTCTTGGATGAACCGATGCATTCAACCCCACCAATAGAAGGATCAGCAACATCTATGGCTGTTACTGAATATATGGGAAGATTACCTGGTATCCGTTTACTTGTTACAACTCATTATCATAATTGTATTGAACTTGAAAATATACATCCAAATTATTTCCAAAATATATCAATGGATGCATTTATAAATGACAGTACTAATACATATCGATTTCCCTATAAAATTAAGAATGGTGCTTCAATAAAATGTATTGCGTTAGAATTATTGCATGAAAAGAATTTACCACCGCAATTAATTCAACGTGCGATTAATTTGAAAAACAAAATATGTGATCAGCAAGTAACTAAAACCACATGTTTTTCAAACCAGATGGAACATTAATTATTCAAATGCAAGTTGCTCTTATAGGAATTGTTATGATTCTTGGTTTATTCTATTTATGGAGAATAATAACTCGTTTAGAAGAACGTATAGATCGTTTAGCTAAAAATAGTATAGCAGCATCAATTCCACCATTTGCAATTCCAAAAGAATTTTCTGGTGAAAATTCCCCAGAAGAATTAGCTCTTGCACAAGAACTTATGAATCAAGTATTTGGTGGTAATGGTCCAGCAAATCCAAATATTCCAGTAGGTTTTAATCCAGTCAATTTATCAATGGGTATGGAACAAGGTCCTACTATGATGATGTTTTCTACACAAATACCAATACATGATGATTTACCAATGAATAATACAAAATGTAGTGTACAAGAAATACCAGAAACTGAAAATATACCTGTAAATCAAAATGAACCAGTAAATCAAAATATTACAGTAAATCAAAATATTACAGTAAATGAAGATAAACAAAAATTACAAAATATAAATACAAAAGAACATAAAGAAACAGAATTCGATGAATTAGAAATAGAAGAAAGTGTAAATATAAGCGAAGAAGATGATGTCAATCCAATTTCTAAATCTAAATTAGCTCAAATGAAAATTGAAAAACTCCGTAAATTATGTAAAGATCGTAATCTTTCCGCTGAAGGATTAAAACCACAATTAATTGAAAGATTACTTGGTTTAACTCGGGAGTAAATTTTCTCACTTATTAAAATAGAGAGCAACTAAAATGTCTACATGCATGAATAGCTGCGATAGTCCAGCATTAAACAATATGTCTCCCTGCCCTTTACGTATGGCAGATGGTCGTGCATTTACTGATTACCGTCCTAGCTGTGAAGCAAATGCAGAATTATATAAACAAGTCATTCAAAATAATATGGTTGCATCTTCATATGAATCTCGTATGTATTTACAACACAATGCAGATGAACTTCTTAATAGTGAACGTAATAAAGCCATTGAACGTTTAATGCCTTGTGCACCATGCACACGTTCATTAGATGATCCAGGAACTATGCTTGGTGAACGTTATGTAGTACGTTGCAATGGTACTTCATGCGATCGTGTTGAAGTGAATCCAAATGGTGTAGGCGATGGTCGTTCATATTAAATAATAATAATAAATAATAATAATAAATAATAATAATAATAAATAATAATAAATTTAGATCATATATTCTTATTTCTTTTTATACGCATAATTTAGTGATTAACAGAAATGTCTTATCAATTTAATGATGAATATGTATCAATTACTGTTACTGAAGTCGAAAATTTAAGAATTAAAATTACGGGTAATATTAAAAACATGACAAATTATTCAAAAATGGAATTAATCGCACCTAATTCAATATTAAAAGGAATGAGTTATCAAGGATCCGGATTACCTTTCCCAAATCCAACTGTAGCATTTGATGATACGGTAAATTTTCATACTATACCAGAAAATGGAGTTATTCATGATGTTATATTTGCTTATCCTAATGGATACTATGTAGTTGGTGGAAGTACTAAAATCCCACCATCTATATTTGTTGTACTTTATCCTAAAAATAATGATCAACCTTTACATATACGTTTAGAATTACGTGATATATTACCATTACATACTTTAACATATCGTCCAAATCATAGTAAAGGACCAATATATTATAGTGTAAAAGAAGCTTTAGTTACAATGGAAGGAGCTGAAAATACCGCAAGAGCATATGCAAATGCAAAAATAAAATACGATTTAGCTTAAATTAAGTTTTAAGATATTTAGTTTTTAGATATTTAGTATTAAGATATTTAGTATTAAGATATTTATATTAATCTTATTTTTTCTGTTCTGTCATACATGACGATTCAGTATATAATCCAGGCATATATGATTGATAATTTCCATCATCATCTATAAATGCCTCTCTTTGCAGCCGTTTACTATACTTAAATATAGATTGTTTAATCTCATTTTCTTTTGCATAAAGCATTACTATAATAGTTTGTAATGGTGCATCTCCCCAACGGAAATAAAATATAGATCCATTCTTATCAATTTTATCAACAATTGCTTTCACATCATCTCTTCCCCAAAATTTTGTACTTGTTACAAAGAAATTATTATAATACATTACTGGCATATCAACCTGTAATTTTTCATCTATTTCTATATCTGGACTTTGTGTAATTGATAATAATGACCGAAATTTGAATAATTGGAATGTTTTAGAATGTATATCATTTGATACAAATAATTGATCAATACGATCTTTTTTGGTTGGACATGCTTTGCGGAAAAAATCTTTCATACCGTAACAACATATACCACAATCAGTATGAATTATATTTGAAGAATATACTAATTTATTCTCATCCATCCAGGAAAATAAATCTGGTATAGATTCTTCAATGAGTGAATCATCATCAAGACGCATTACATAATCATATCCTTTCGTATATTTTGGAAAATGTACTAACCACCAACGACACATCATACGATATGTAACATTTCTCCAATATGGTACTACTTTAAGATCTATACATTTTTCCATTTTTTCTTTATCGATATGATCTGGTAATTTAAAATCATCTGGATCTAATGCCCGGAATGTAACACAAGAACGGCATGAATGACGAATACCTGATAAAATTTCATCTTGTGCTTTTGAATCAAAATCACCTTCATGCAAAATTATAACTGGATATTTATGTTCTGCATTAAAATTTTTAAACATAAAATAAAGTGATGTTTTTAGATATGTTTTCCTTACCTGTGTATTTTGAGTAAGATAAAATATAGCCGCATTTTGTTTCATTTATATTTTAAAAATTTAATCTTTATAAATTAAAAAAATAATCTTTAAATCATTTATAATAAAATTATAAAAGTTATGATGGTGCATAAGATGATGGTGCATAAGATGATGGTGTATAAGATGATGGTGCATAAGATGATGGTAGATAATGTAATCCAGCTAATGGTATAACTGACAGTTGTCCATTTATTATTTGAGTTATGCTTATTGGAGTACCATTAGTAGTTAAACCAGTTAAACCAGTTAAAGATGTAATTATTCCATTTGATTCGATAGTAGTAGTATAATAAGAAATATTTATTATGTTATCATTTATATCAATAAAATGTCCTATAAGTGAAAATGTATTATTTACAGGGACATATGCTTTAAATTTAAATCCACCATTTGTATATAAAATAGTTGGATTATTTTGTTGTCCTACAGTGATATTATATTTTGTAAAATCAATAGTTTCATCAGGTATTTGTGTTATTGGATCAACTCTAAATATCACATAAATATTACTATCACTATTAACCCGATTAAATATATATAAATTATTAATTGGTAGTCGAATATAATTTGGTGGTATACTAAACTGATTTTGATTTGTAACAGGTGTAGGTGAAAGTAAACTAGAAGATGGCGATGATGCTAACATAGATGGTGTTGAAGCAAGATATACTTGTTGGTTTGTAGGTGGTAATGACTGCGATGGAGCAACATATACTTGTTGGTTTATAGGTGATGCAGCAACTGATGTTTGCATAAATGATGATGGTGCTGGAGCAACATATGGTTTTGGTCTTGTAGGTGGTGCTGCAACTGGTGGTAATGTATTTGGCATAGTTATATCAAATTCTTTTAATGTTAATGGACTACATTGTTGTAAATCAGTATCATTTACTGATGATACACCATTCATTGATATTTGCCATGGTTTAGTTACTACTGGTGCAGGTGCTGGTGCTTGTGCAGGTGGTAATGCACATGTTACTGGTTCTGCATTCATAAATGAATTAATTTGACTTTCTAATGCAAGTATTACTGTTTGTGCTTGATTAATTTGTTGTTGTAATGATTGAGTATTACTATCGAGCATACCTTGCATATCTCCAAGTAATTCTTGGTAATAAGAATTACCAGATGTTTCTTGTATGAAATATTCTTGTACAGCAATCATATCTAAACGTGATAATGCACGATTATAATAAGCGAATGCAAGTAACTTACCATCAATGTTTTTATTACTATTAATTTGTAAAGGTGTATTACCAAGTGATATACTTGGTTTACTTTGCATAGTTGCGTTAAATATATACTTACCAGTACCAATATAAAATGTTAATCCTAATGCGTCACTATCATATACTAATGAATATATTGTATTTGTACCATGTGATAATATTGTACTAATTGGTATTTTCCATGTGTACATTATTGTACTTGGACCTACTTGAACAATTAATTCAACATTTGCATTATCATTTTGAATTTGTATTATACTTATTTGCACTACATTTGGTGTTTCAGCAAATAATTCAAATAATATTATTTCAGGTGATGTATCAAAAGTAATTGTAGCTAAATTTAAATAAAATATTACTGTAAATGAACCGAGTAAACCAGCTGGACCATTATTATTTAACATTGATGATGTTGGACCTTGTATAGTAATATTATTTAATGATAGACCATTATTATCAATTGTTGATGGTACACTTTGTCCATTTAAGAAATATTGAATAGATGAATTATTTGCATCACACCAGTAATTTGGTTTACATTGGTATGTATTATTTTGTTGAGTAGCTGGTATAGATGATGGTAAACCTACTAAAGGTGTAATATAAAATGAATTAAAATATAATTGTAAATATTGCGGGAATGGTAATGTTAATAAATTATGTGCATGATTACGATGACGGGATGGTGTAGATGATTGTCTTCTTGATGGTGGTGGAGCTGAAGTTGCCCCTGTCCTAGTTGATGGTTGTGGAGCTGTTGCTCCTGTCCTGGTTGATGGTTGTGGAGCTGTTGCTCCTGTCCTAGTTGATGGTTGTGGAGCTGTTGCACCTGTCCTGGTTGATGGTTGTGGAGCTGATGATGATGTAGCACTTTGTGATGGTGGTGGAGCTGAACCACCTGAGGCTGCGGCTTGTTTTGGCCAATGTGGTGCTTGACCAGTTGGTCTTGGTCCTAATGGGGTATCTTCTTGTGTACCTAATATACTTCCAGATGTTGTACCACCTGCATCAAAATTTTCAAAATCAAACTTATTAAACTTGTATAAATATAATACTAATAAAAAACCTAGTAATATTACTAGATATTTTTTATTTATCATTGGGTCACCTCTGTATTCAAGGTATACTTTTTTATACGAAAAACTTATTTAAGAACGTACATAAGAATATTTATAATAAAGTATATAAATATGTCTGATACAAGTTCATCAATTGTAGCAGCAGATGATATATATAATGAAATACTATATCATGTATTAGGACAATTTTTAGTTACAAAAAATAATGATAATATTGCTACGGTATTACAAGATTTAGTTGGCGAAATCAAAAAATTACATGAATTAAGAACCACTTTAAAAGATTTAGTAACCGAAATAAAATTACATAACAATGAGATACGTGAATTTAGAAAAATATACCAAAATACTAATAACAATGAATCTACAAATGATGAAGGATCTATTAACAAAACAGAATCTATTAATAAAGCTACATCTATTAATAAAGCGACGTCTATAAATGAAAATGAATTAAAAGCTATTTCTTCTTCGAATAATATTTCTGTTGTGGATGCGGCTGCGCCGATTGTTTCTTCGGCTTCGGCTGAAAAGGTTGAAGACTCTTAATATATTCACTATCTAATTTATTATTATATGCATCATCCCATTTATCTTTCGGTAAAATATAATTATGTTGCGAATCTTTTATATATAATCCATATGGTCCTAAATACAATGAACGATCTGTATTTGGAAACTGTTTGGGTAATGATGTTATAAAATGAATATCTTCTGGTGTAATTGTTTCATATGATTTATTTTTCCATTCAATAAATGATATAATGGAAAACCATTTAGATTCACTTTGTTTTAATAAAGCAGGGCCATAACGAGCTTTTACAATAATATAGTCTTCATCTATTTTATATAGTATAGATTCTGCTTTTGGTTTTAGATTGGATTTATCATTGGATTTATCTTTAGATTTATCATTAGATGTATCATTCATTTTATCTTTATTCTTTTCATTCATAATTTTATTTGCTTTTTCAATCGCACCATGAAATATACTATAAAAATCATTTAATATTGTAATTTTATTTGTTTCACCAATCATAATTTTATCTAAATCACTTTCCATATGTCGAGTAAATTCTTTATTTAATAGAAAAGGTACATATTCAGTTAAATATTCTACTATACGTTGTCCAAGTGAAGTTGGTAATAGACAATCTTTTTCATTGCTACTTGTTTGCAATTCTTTAATTGTTATATTTAAATCATCTGTTGTATTATTATTTTTCCATTCATATATATTACTATTTGCTTTCTTTTTGGGAGATTCTCCTTTTTCAATATATGTTCTGCTAAAGAGTTTATCAATAATACTTGCATATGTTGATGGACGACCAATACCTTCTTTTTCAAGTGCTTTTACAATTGATGATTCATTAAATAATGAGTTCGGTTTTGTAATATTTGGTATACCATGAAGTGTATCTAGTTTTACATATATTTCTGGATTTTTCAATATCTTTTCCCATAATTTTATTTCAGAAGGATCCACTTTAATATCTGGTGAATATACAAGTAAATAACCTTCTTTTGTTAGAATGAGTTTTTTACCATAAAAGTATAAATCTTTTAAATTAGAATCTGGTATTTTGATACTATACGATACTTCATTATATTCAGCAGATGCCATTTGAGATGAAATCGTCTGTCGCCAAATTAAATTATATATTTTACGATCTATATCAGTAAAAGTATCTGGTAAATTTTCAACGAGTGTTTCTGGATGAGTTGGACGAATACATTCATGAGCTTCTTGGGCATTTTCCTGTTTTGTTTTATATACTCTTAATGTTGTATTATCTGTACCATATTTTTCTATATTATAATTTAATATAGCTTTCTGTGCATCATCAGCAATTGCAACTGAATCAGTTCGCATATATGTTATAAAACCGCCTTCATATAAAGCTTGGGCACTGCGCATTGTTGTTTTTGGTGTAATATGGTAACGATTGTATACTTCTTGTTGTAATGTTGAAGTAGTAAATGGTGCGGACGGTTTTTTATACACTTTTTTCTGGGTAAATGTGATTTTCCACTTAGAATCATTTTTATTATTAAGTTGAATAAGTAATTTTAGAAATGACTGAATATCATCATCTTTTAGCCAATGCATTATTCCTTGTTCTGGTTTAGATGTATATACTGTTGCATTTAATTCAATGTTATGTGCTAAATTTGTTGGATGAGGTAAATTGAAATTACCTTCACAATTCCAATATATTTCTGGTACATGATTTATAACTGTATTATAACGGGCTTTGATCATTTGAAGAGTCACACTTTGTACTCGACCAGCACTTAAAGATTTTTGTGTAAAACGGCGCCATAGTAATGGACTCAATTCATAACCGACTACACGATCAATAATACGGCGGGTTTCTTGAGCGGCAAACATATTCAAATCAATATCACCTGCATTTTGAAAAGCTGTTTTAAGAGCAGTTTTCGTAATCTCATTGAATTTAATACGTTTATAGGCATTCGGCGCAAGATTTAGAACTGTTTTCAAATGCATAGCAATTGATTCACCTTCCAAGTCCATATCACTCGCCAAATAAACGAATTTAGAATCTTTCGCAGCTTGTTTTAATTTCTTAATAATGTCCCCTTTAGTTTTCATATTTTGATAATCTGGTGTCCATGTTGATATATTCACACCAATCGTCTTTTCTGGTAGATCACGAATATGTCCAAATGATGCGAGTACTTTAAAACTACCCAAACGTTTTAATTCTTGAATAGAATTTAGATATTTCTCAATAGTTTTTGCTTTAGCAGCAGATTCTACAATTACTAAATTCATAATAGAATATATTGATTCGCAGTTTAGTATATAATAAAACTATACAAAAATCAAATTTTAAAGTGAAATTTATAAATCTAAATGCATAGATACTTTTGGTATTTTACGTAGAAGCGTTTTTTTTTTAACTTTTGGCCGTTCTCCTTCAAAGAACCGTTCAATAATTTGTGCTTTTGTGAGTTTCTCTTCTTCATCGAGTTCTTCAATTTTATGACGTATTTCAGTTAATTTAACTGGTAGAGGTACATCTTTTACATTTGATTTAATTATACCCTGTTGAGTATTTAAATTATCATATTTATGAGCAACCATAAAATCTTGTATTTTCTTACCCATTGCCCGTTGATGTGTTTTTCTCTCACGAATTGCAATAGATAGTTTACGTATTTGATCATCTAATTTAATCCATTCTGCAACTTGTTGTTTAAAACTATTGATATCATCTTCATTCGGTTCTGGAATGAGTTTATCAACTTCTTCTTCTGGGAATGATTCTTTATCATATAAAGGTTCATTATTTTTTTGCATTTTAATAATTTATTATGGTAATCTATTAATATATAATCATTAAATTCTTAAATTCATTTTTAATTAAATTATTTTTAATTTTTAATTTTTAAAATGTAGCTACTTTTTATTTTTATTTTCATTCTTTTTCTCTTTTTCTTTTACATTTGTTTTATTACCTCCATCTTGAACAGTTTTATCAGCATATTTTTCCGCGAATTCTTTAATACTTGAACCAGAACGATCTCCCATGTATTCTGCAACTGTTTTCCCACCTTTTAATATATGAATTGTTGGAAAACCAGCAATATTTTTACGAATATTATCTGGTAATAAAACCATATTACCAAGTTCTACTTCAGCTGTATCTATACCTTTATTTTTTTCTAATACTTTTACTGTTTCTTTCCATGTTGGATGTAATGCAGTACAATGTGAACATCCATGCATATAATATAATATTATAGTTGGTTTATTACTTTTTAACATCTTTTCAACTTTTTTTGAATTTTTAGTATTAACTTCAAGTGTTTTCATATATATACTACTTTACTATATCCACATAAATAATTTCTTTTTCATTTTAATCGCATTTTTCCGCAATATCTTTTCGCTCTATTCATATAGAATAGATATATGTCTAGTATTGAAAATGATGATTTTAGTTGCCGAGATATATCCGATAAAATGACATGTGGAACAATGACTTATTTAGCAAAGAAAGAAGCACAAAAAGATATTCGATTATATGGACAGTATGTTAATACATCTTATTGTAGTAAATATCAAACTTATCCAGATGAATTAAAACGTTTTGAATTACAAGCAAATGGTATTCTTTCAAAAAATATATGTTTTAATCCAAATGTAATGATTAAAGAAGGTGAATGGTTACAACAATTTGGCATAGTACAACAAACCAGTTCAGTTAAAACAGACTGCCCATGTTTTACTTTAGATTCTGTTGTCGATCAACAACAATTTAATGTTCAGGACTTTGCTCAATTTGATGTTCAAACACGTCCTCGTTAAATAATATTTAATTTTTTAATTATATTTATGTAATATAGAATATGAGTAATAATAACGGTAATAACGGATATAATGGAGAACCAGGAGGTATAACACCAGTTCCAGGTGAACCAGCACAATCACAATCATCACGTGTATCTGCAGCTGCAGATTTTTTAGCAAGAACATATGATTCTTCCGAAATATCTGCTATTTTTACATTACTTGAAATGAGAAATACTGATCAATCATCACAATCTTTAAATAGACAAGTTTCAGATGCACAAAGTGGTGTAAGTGGAGCTGTAGCAAGTGGAGGTAAATCTAGAAAAACTCGTGTAGCAAAAAATAAAAAAGATGACGTAAAGAAACCCGTTGCAAAACGTAATAACAAAAAATAATTGTTTAATCTAAAAATTTATTTTTATTATAATTTACATGTACTTAATTTAAATTATCTCAGTCTAAAAGTCATCACAGTCTAAAAGTCATCATTTGTATTTATAGACAATTCAGTTGGAATTACTGATTGTCCTCCTACAAATGATACTGGTTTGGCATAAGATGAAACTTTAACTTCAAAGAAACTTGCTTTAGTTTCACTTGCACTCATTTCCATAAATTGGAATGGATTTGTCTTATTATATATTTTTTCATAACCAAGTAGAAGAAGTAGTCTATCCGCTATATACAGAATGTAATCTGTCATAAGGTCTTTATTCATACCAATCATAGAACATGGGATTGATTCAATGATAAATTCCTTTTCAATTTCAACGGCATCACGAATCATTTCTTCAACTGCTTCACGTGGAAGTCGATTTTGCAGCTTAGAATAAAGAAGGCAAGCGAAATCAGTATGCATGGATTCATCACGGGCAATCAGTTGATTTGCAAAGCTCAATCCGGGAAGAAGACCACGTTCACGTAGCCAGAATATAGCACAGAAACTCGCTGAAAAGAATAATCCTTCCACAATGGCAAATCCTACGAGACGTTGAGCAAATGATGCTTCTTCATTATCAATCCATTGAATAGCCCAAGATGCTTTATTTTTAATTGCTGGGAAATTGTTTACTGCATTAAAAAGACGATTTTTTTCCACTTCATCTTTTACATAAGTGTCTATGAGAAGAGAATATGTTTCACTATGTACCGCTTCCATTGCATTTTGGAAAGCATAAAATGATTTGACTTCTGGTACGGGAATATCTTTAGAGAAACGGGTTGCTAGATTTTCCATCACAATACCATCACTTGCCGCGAAAAATGCAAGTACATGATTTATAAAATGCTTTTCATTTGTAGAAAGCTTATCAATATCTATAAGATCTTGTTGAAAATTGATTTCATCAGGTAACCAATAAGCAGATGCGGCTTTTTTATACATTTCGTAGATGTCTGGATATTTAATTGGGAACATAACATATTTGTTACCACTATCATTTAATAGTTCTTCTGCAGAGTCAATATCGCGAACATACATTTTTGTTCTATATCAATCAGGAGAAAATATAGGGGAATTCCTTAAATAATTTAATGTGGAAAATAATATCAATTTTTTATGTGATTCTTTTAGATATCAATGATTTTAAATGAATTTAAATCGAATAAATTTGGATCAATAATTGCAAATATATTAATTATATTATCAATTATAATTATTCACGCTAATATTAATAATAATGAAAAATTATTAGTTCAAAAATTTATGCGAAACCAATATGGAAATAGTGATTCTATTCGGCGGCCTTCTAAAAAATGTGCAAATTCAGATGAATTAAAATGTTTAGGTATGCCTTCTGGTCATACTGAATGTGCTACTATTTTTGCATCTTTATTATTATTTGCTCAATATATAAATTTTCCCATATATGTTATTATAATCGCTGCAACTGGATTACAAAGAATAGTATATGATAAACATACTTTAAATCAAGTTATTGTAGGATTTATAACAGGTAGTATATATTCAGGTATATATGTATCTTATATGAAATACTTCTGTAAATTACCATCACCAATTTGTTTATCAATTATTATACTTCCATTATCAATATATGTCATTTCAACTTATTTATTATATATTTAAATTAAAATAAATAGTATATTTAATTATGTTTTAATTTGCGTTTTAATTTTTATAAGTTTATAGATATAATATAATAGAGATTGATAATAATAAAGATGTCACCAAAACGTGGTGATTTATTTAATGCAGCAGTAATTGCAAACAATAGTTCACAAGCATTATATATTACATGTAAATATATCATAAAAGACAAATTTAAAATTTTAGAAGATGAATGGATAACCATATCAAGTCATATTGGTAAAAAAGAAGAGATGTCTTTTGGTAAATGTTGGAATGAAATTAATAATCAATTACTTGATATAATACATTGTGATGATATTAATATTGAAAATGCATTGTTATGTACAACAAAACTCATGTTATTAAATAAAAGACATTCGAAAAAACATGAAAAGAAAAATGTACACCATTTACGTAATGAAGTTATTGGTAGTTTCCCAGAAAAAGCTACACTTTCTGAATCAGGTAAACAAATATTTAAAAATATATTACCAGTAGAAGACGATGATACATATGCATTTTATAATCGCATTTTAGCTGGTTTTAGTAAAATGATAGCTGATGAAAATTATGAAGATATGAGAATGGGTTTAGAATATATATCACGTAAAAAATTACTATTACCTGTTTCACAAACATTTAAATGGCCAATTATATCAAAGGATATAAATAGTGATGATGACTTTGATCTAAATTTAATAGTGAATGATGGTGATCCATGTTGGTTTTTATGGGCGATGTTATTTTGTGTATATCCTAACAATAAAAATGTAGCTACAAATTTTAAATTATTTTGTCAAAATTGGCGAAAGAATGCAAAAGTTGATAAGATGGGGCTATTATGGGGTATTCCTTTTATTATAGATGATTATAGTGATTTAATATGGGCTACTGATGATATTGAAATATTTGAAAAAGTTAAAAATGTTACTACAGAATTATGGACATATACAGTCAATGAATATGAAGAAAGTCAAAGAGCAAAAGACAAAATAAATACAACAAAAAAGAAACTAGTTGATATAGAAAATGATGATGTAAGAAGTAATGGAAGTAGTGGAAGTCAAAGAAGTTATGATTCTATTACAAATATTAGTGCACAAAATGATCATCATGCTAAATTAGCTTTATTTAACAGTTTTATTCCTAGAAAAGTAGCTGCATCACCGGCTTATAATATTGATCCTTATGATAAAATGGTTGAATCAATAAATGTTGGTGCAAATACAAAAATGGTGAGAGTACAAAATACACTTATACCTAATGATCAAAAGAAACCTAATATGTCTGTAAATAAAATTGACAGCAACAACAATCGGTATTAGTACATTAATAATACAATATTTTACAGTGTTTTACATTTTTGTTATTTTTAAAGACATTGAAATAGTAGCTGATATTCTGTCATTATGTCTTCCGCAAGGAGAGAGTTCATGTTGTGCTCTGTTATATCTTCTTCTGTACATGTAGTTTCCATATGAGTAAATACTTTAGGAAAAAGTTTATGTAACCTATAAGCGTGAGCACATCCAACAAATATAGCAATATCTTTGCTTTTATTTTCAGGTTTTAGTTTCAATTGAATAATAGTTTTATAGATATGAAGATCAACGATCAATGAAGACATTTTAACAATATTGAAAACTAAATTGTCTTTAGTTTTTAGAACACCTGGTTTATCAAAATCTCTTATTCCTTCAAGAATATGATATTGCCGATCCATCATATCAATATATGAATCATATATATCTTCAAGTTCTTGTCCAATAAAGAGTTTTTTGATATTTGGAGTGGTAAATACCTTATAACATTTTGCACAACCTATCAATATTTTTTCAATATCTTTATTTTTATTCATATCTCTCAAATACATTTCCTGTGCTGCAGTCATTAGGCCTATTTCTTCACGTATATCAACACAATGAAAATTTTCATTGATAGTTTTCACTAATTGTTCATCTTTAGTAGTTACACGTTCAGAAGAATATTTATACCATACCCATTTGCATCCTTCATTTATTTTTGAATAATCACCTATATTAGATTTTGTCAATTTGTATTTATCAGTATTTGGATATTCTACCATAACAATCATGTTCTCAATATTAAGATCAAGATTTTTATAAAATCGATTATCTATATCGGTATGATACTCTCCATATATTTTTATGGCAGATCCATTGTATGATCCAGTTACTATGATTTCCGGTGACTTAATTGGATCTGTACTCTTATATATCTTTGAAATATTCAAAGACTTAAAAATCTCAGTGAGTCTTTCATCCTGTTGTTTTTTGGGTGCGGATTTCACTTTGCTAGATGACATGGTGCAATAGGTTTTATCGATGACTGTTATTGTTTACAAAAATAAAAGAATAAATTTCAATTTTTGCATTTTTATTCTATTCCATTTGAATTTTTTATTATAGTGAAAAGTCTTTCTTCAAATTCTTCATCTTCAAATATAAGTTTATCTAATTTATATTTTTCATTCAGTTCATTAATATTCGTTTCACTTTGTACATTCGCAAATATTTTTGGAAAGTATTTGTGTAAACGATAAGCGTGTGCCATACCAACAAATATTACTATTTCTTTATCTCTATTTGCTGGATTTGTTTTAACTTTTATTATATTTTGATATATATTTAAATCAACGATAAATGATGATATCTTAATAATATTACTTACTAAATTTTCTTTAATTTCTAAAATACCAGGCATTTCAAAACTTCTTACTGCAGCAAGAATAGATATTTGTCTATCTAAAATTGTGGTAATTTTTTCATGTATTTCTTTTAATTTACCTATAAACATTTTTTGTACTTTTGGACTATCTAAAGTTTCTATGACTTTGATACTAGCCATAATAACATCTTCTATATTAGCATCATTATCAATATTTTGTAAATAACTTTCTTCAATTGCAGTTAATAATCCAATTTCCATACGATTATCAATGCAAATCATTGGACGATTTTGTGCAGCATATTTATACCATACCCATTCACTACCTTTTAATTTATTCAGTAAAAGTATTTTATGTTCATCTGAAATTTTACATAATTTAGTAGAGTGTTCAACCATTACAATTTTATTCGTTAAATCAAGTGTTTCATAAAAACGATTATCTATTTTATTATGAATTTCACCATATACTGTTATAGGTGATCCATTATAAGAACCAGTGATAATCATAGGTGGTGACACAATTTTAGCTAAACTATTTTTTGCACTGACTGGAGCAGATTTTGCGCGTATAAGTTGTCTGGAAATAGATGCAATTGTTTTAGCTTTTGCTTTGGTTTCTTTTTCAGGATTAGAACTCGCTTTCATTTATAATCTTCACTTATAAATGAATAATAAAATAAATCAAATTTTACTTAAAAAATCATCATATAAGAAAAAATGAAGCGCTTAAATGAGTTAAGTTATTTAAAGAATAAACGCAGTATTATATTTGTAGTTCAAAATGTGTGATGGCGCCGACGGCGGTTTAGATTATGATAATATCAAAGATGTAGATATTGAAGAAATCAATAAGAAATATGATGAACATATCAGTATTGAATATAAACTGCCAACCGAAGAAGAAATACAGCGTTTTAAAGGCTTTGTTGATAAATTACTTGAGAATACGACACAGGCGAATTTCCGGTTGCTTAAAAAAGAATACCATTTCTCTTTAAAAAAATCATTTATATATCAAGTTTTTCTGGCTTTGCAAATTCAAGAACCTGATACATATACACGTGAGAAAGAATTGCAAATTCGCGAATTCTTGAAAATTAAAAGTGGTCGTGATCATTCTGGTATATTGTCTATAACTATTTTTACTAGTCCATATCCTATATATATTGATGCTACTACGGGTGAAATGAAAAAACAGGAATTTTCTTGTAAATGGAATTGTGCGTATTGTCCAAATGAACCTGGACAACCTCGTAGCTATCTTAAAGGTGAACCGGGTGTATTGAGGGCGAATAGGGAGAATTTTGATTGTATTAAACAAATGCGTATTCGTCTTGATGCCCTATTTTATACCGGTCATGAAATGGATAAACTGGAAGTAAATGTACTTGGTGGTACATGGTGTTCATATCCACGGCCATATCAAGAGGAATTTATACGTGATATCTATTATGCCGCAAGTACATATCGTCATTCAAGTTGGGGTCGTATGAAACTCTCTCTTACTGAAGAAAAAGCGATAAATGAAACAGCAGATGTTAAAGTCATTGGATTAACTATTGAAACACGTCCAGATACAATTACAGTAGATGAAATCCGTCTATTCCGTTATTATGGATGTACTCGTATTCAATTGGGTATTCAACATATTGATAATAGTGTGTTGAAGACTATCCGTCGTGAGTGTACAACAGATAAAGTTATTCAAGCAATTGAATTATTGAAAAATTGTGGGTATAAAATTGATGCACATTGGATGCCAAATCTACCTGGGGCTTCACTTGCACTTGATGATTGGATGCTAAATGATCGCCTTCTTGGTATTGACTATAAATATTATTTACCAGATCGTATTACGGCGAATATGAAAGAAAAATGGGAAATATATGAATTAACTGCACCTGATTTGCAGGTTGATCAATGGAAAGTGTATCCGTGTACTATTGTTCCATATACTGATATTCAACGTTGGTTCTTAGAAGGTAAATATAAACCATATCCTCAAAATCAAGTCATTGATTTAATCATAAAAATGAAGAAACTTATATTTCCTTGGATCAGGTTGAATCGTATTATTCGTGATATTCCAAATGATTATTCGCTTTTGAAAGATTATTATTCAAATATACGTCAAGATGCGGCTGACATTGTCCATAAAGATGGTTGGCATTGTTCTTGTATTCGCTGTCGTGAAGTGAAAAATGGTATAGTTGATTATGATAAAATGGTTATGCGTATACGTATGTATAATGCATCAGGTGGTGATGAATATTTTATAAGTTTGGAAAGTGATGATCCACATGGTAGTGTTCTATATGGCTTTGTTCGTTTGCGTTTAACGAGAAATCAAGCAACACATGTATTTAAAGAATTAGCTGGATGTGCTATGATAAGAGAACTCCATGTATATGGCCAACTTAAAAGCGTTACAAAAAATTTGGTTGTGGATCAAAGACAAAATCAACGAGAAACCTCCTCCACCACCAATAGCTACTATGGGAATACGTGGAATGGTATTATATCCGCATTTAAATCAAGATTTAATAAAGGAACCGACACCGAAACAGCCACCAAAGATAAAAACGGAAATCCATTATATGAAAATGGAAAAAGTGCCCAGCATCTTGGATTTGGAAAACGTCTTATGATGAAAGCAGAAGAGATTGCTCGTAATGCAGGCTACTATAAAATGTCTGTAATATCAGGTGAAGGTACTCGCGGATATTATAAGAAACTAGGTTATGTAAGTGATAACGGTCTTGGCGGTTTTATGATAAAGAATTTGTAATAGTTTGAGTATTATCATATACAATAGCTTTTACACTATGTACTATATGTTTAAATGCATGATGCATTTCTTTTCCTAATGTCTCATCATTACAATATCCATTATCACTCATATAATCTAAAAAACGTTCAAATTCTTTTAATGTTTTTTTGTCTATGAGACGTTTATCATCATGATATCGTTGTTTTATTAATTCATCAAAACCATTGGCGACATCACATACAAATTTAGGATACAGTTGTAAATCATGTTTTGTTTCCCATTTATTATTACCTATATGTATCTTGGAATGCACTGATCTCATATTTGTTTTTTTAATACATCTATTTGCTGGATTCGATAGTATATTGCGAGTATAATGTTCAACCATATGTTTCTCACCATTTTCAGTCTCTTTTGCTAATGACAGTATTTCTTTTAATACTTCATTGGTTATATGACTTGTATCAAATTCTATACAATCACTACTTTCTGGTTTGAAAGTAACTATATTTATATTATTTGTTACTGTATTATTATTTATTGTATTATTAGTTATATTTTCTGTATTTTCAGTAATATTTGCTGTATTATTAATAGTACCAGAATTATTTATTATATTACCATTATGAACATTGGTATTAGTTAATGGTGTATCATTAGTAGGTATTATAGCTTGTAGAGAAATTTTACATTTTTGTAAATGTCTACTCTTACTGTATCTGGTAGTAAATATACTATGACATATATGACATTCTAATGAATCAAATATACCTTTACATGTTTTTTCATGTCTTGTTAAATATCTTTTTTGTTTAAATTCCTTATCACAATTGGTGCAAATATATTGTGCAACATTTTGAGTAGCTAGTGCAACATTTTGCGCATTTTCTGCAACATTTTGAGTAGCTAGTGCAACATTTTGCGCATTTTCTGCAACATTTTGAGTAGGTATAACAGACTGGGATTTTGCGATATTATGTTTGCAAGCGCAATGTCGTTTATAATTACATAATAAATCACTCATATATGAACATTGAGAACATTTAAAAATCATTTATCTTTGATAATCTTTAGTATACTATATATGTATATATTTATTTATCCTTTATATTCATTTTTATTACTGTATTTTTATATTTTATATTATATATTTATAGAGAGAGAGATATTTTATAATTTAAGATAATTTATAAAAATATTTATATATAATATATATAACAATATATAATAATAATAACTATTTATTACTATAAAAACTATACAAATAAAAATTGATAAGTATATAAGATTATAATGGTAATACTATTATAAAAGTAAGTATAATGGCTATAAAAGTAGAGGATATAGAGCGGAAATACGTTATAAATACGTATAATACCATATCAAAACAGTTTGATGGATCGCGATTTTGCCGATGGCCTGAAATCTGTTCTTTTTTAGACTCAATTGCGCCTGGATCTCTTATTGGTGACATTGGTTGTGGTAATGGAAAGTATTTAGCTTATCGTTATGACTGTATTATGATAGCTTGTGATGTAAGTGAAGAACTTTTACAAATCACTAAAAATAAATATGACGTTCGCGATAATCGTGACGGTACTGCGGTTTGTTACAGTTATACACTATCTAATATGATTAATTTGGCTTATCGTGATAATCTATTTGATGCTATTATAAATGTAGCTGTATTACATCATATATCAACACACGAACGGCGTATTGAATGCTTACGTGAAATGATTAGAACCGTTCGTGACGGTGGACAAATTTGCATAAGTGTGTGGGCTGATGAACAAAATAAAAAAGAGAAATGGGTACAATGTAATATAGGGACTTCAAACACAGATTATATGATACCATTTGATAAGAGAAATGGCGAAGTACATATGAGATATTATCATCTTTTTACTGAAAATGATTTTCGTGAATTATTGTTGGAAGTAGCTGATGTAGCTACAATTAAAAGGTTTGTTTATGATAAAGATAATTGGATTGCTATACTTGTTAAAATTTAAAATATGTGAGTATATATTTATGGTAAGAAATATGTAATATAATCGTGAATTCCCAGACACTCTACATCTAATTTATTTTGAATAAGATATCGCCAGTGAAATGGTATAATTACGATTTCCATTTTTTTTGCTTGAATTGCTAATAAATTTGCACTTTCTGGATCTGGTGCATCTTCTTCTTTTAATATTTTTGTATTTGGCGGTGCTAATAATATTTCGCCGTCTTTTTCGAATTGTATTGCAACATATTTATATTTATTATAATGCCAAATATCACTACCTGATATATTAAAATTGAGAGTAGGAACCCATTTGAAAAAAACGGTTTTTAAATCGTTTAATGTACTTATATTATTTTGAATAACAATAGGTTGTCTTTCAAGTAACATATCACTTTTAAATTGATCAGGAAATGTTTGTAAAACTGCAACTTTTTTAGGATAGTTATAATATGAATAAATATAAATGAGAAGTAATAAGATGAATATAATAATATAATTCATTTTCTGTATAAAATATGTCTTTATATTTGAATAGGTTTTTTGTATTCTATAAATGCCGCAAAAATAATAATTCTATCACAATAGGAGAGGTATTATGCCTAAAATGAAAAAGATAAAAATACCTAAAATGAAAAGTTTAAATAAATTACCATCATCTGTAAATGATTTTCATAATATTTACAGTGGTGGTGATAGTGGTGAAAAAGTATTAGGTTTTATTGATACAATATTAACAGCATTTGGTGTTGTTCCTAAATTTGAACCACCTGAAAAACAGATGATAAATGATGAAAAATTTAGAATAAAGCAACAAAGAATGCAAGAAGAACAGTTTGAGTCAAGTCAAAAGAATGAATATGATATTGCTAAAATGGAAGCGAATACACAAAGATCTGTTGCAAATACTTATGCAACGAAATTTGGAAGAATTATGGGTCGTTTTGCTCCTAATTTATCACTCGAAGCTTTGAAAAAAATTGGAGGACAATTCCTTGAAAAAGCTATGCCATATCTCGTATTATTTATGGTATTAGTTTTAATTTTATATTCGAAAGATATATTTGGACAACTACCGAATAAACCAAGAGCTAATAATCCATTATATGTAATAAAATCACAATATTATTTATTCAGGAATAAAGGCTTATCTTATTATCGTTTATTACTATGGCGTATAAATAGATGGTGGGCAAAAGTTACTACATTTTTTAAAATGAAAAGGGTAGCATCAATGGCTTCCGGTGGTGCACATGTTATTACAATTGATCGCGAGCAATTACAAAATGGGCGCTGTGATAATTTAAGTTGGGTAGAAACAACTCATGATGGAGCATCTGGTCAGTGTTATAATACTGTGCATCCAACTGATATGACATGGAAATTAGATAGTAGTAAAACAAATGAATTTTATGATTTACCACAAGGACGTAAAAATGAATTGAAGAATTATGGAACAGTTAAAATTCCATGGGATGTTAATCCAGAAGCATCTTTTTATGTTCCACAATGTGAAAAAGCCTATTATTCTGATACATGTACACAAAATGGTATATGTGTTGTAGCAGATATATATGATGATTTAGGTATGGAATGTCGTGTAAAAACAGATAAAATACCAACTACATATCCTAATACAGATCCAGATAGTCAAGGTGCTTTATCATTTGATGATACAAGTATTAAAAGGTGTGTTGATCTTAAAACACTGAATTATGTTGCATGTCCTTAAATATTTATATTAAAGACTCTAAAGAAGATAATTTATTGTTACTTTTTTCATTGCATTTGTTAAGAGAGTGCTTATGGCTCATTCGGCAACTGCAATAACAAGAACAACATTGTTTGATCATCAAGAAGATCTTCCATCACAAACTGAAAGTTCAGGGACATTTACATATGGTCATGGTGGAATTGGCAGTGGTGGAGAAAGTACTGATACAACTATTTCAAACCCGATTGAAATATGTACTATTGCTCGTGCAGAACAACTTGGAATATATAATGGATATCATAAATCATATAATAATGATGCGAATGGAAACAAGTTTGATGATTTAAAAACATATGATCAAGTGAAAGATACTGCAGAAAATCGTACTAAAAATTTTTGTACTTATAATGTTGATGATACATCGACACGTAATTGTATAGATCAATATGGTATAGGTTTTACTAAAATAACAGATAGTACAAATGGTTCTATATGTCAAATGAATGATTGTCCACCAAATTTTAGTGCAACACCTGATGGAAAATGTATAAAACCATTGATTGATGCAGAAATAGATAAAAGATCTAAATGTGATGAAAGATGGTATGATTGGTTTATTGTTCCAAATTATCATTTAGGAAATGGAGTATATTCATCAAATATAGGAACAGGTGGTACATGTTACTCTGCTTGTAAAGAATATCAAGTACCAGCATATTATACTGATCCTGTAGATGATACAATATTAGATTATGTAACAATTGAAGATTTAACGAAGTGTGTATCTCGTAAAGACTATTTTTATGGAAAATATAGTTTTGGATCAGATTATTGTCCATTAGCTTGGATTCATCGAATTAATTCAACAACAAATGCAAATAAGATTATATTAAACAGGCTATATGATAATTATAATACTAGTAATATGGTAACATCTGCTTTTAATACATATGCAAATAATCCCACTAAAATTGAATCAGATGCCTATGATATTATGGTTAAAGCATCTAGTGAACCTTATGATATGCTTGATTTACCGTTAAGTAAAGAAATGAAAAATGCATGTGATAATTTAAGTAATAAAGATAGACTCACTGATGCATATAATTGGTGTTTAGAATTGAAGAATAATGAAACAGAATATCGAGATAGAATAATTCGTGAAAGTGGTACAGCAACAGATATTGATTCTAAAATTGGTATAATGAAACAGGCATGTAATAATATATTTTGTAATGAAGATAGTATTGCATTTCAATATATTAAAGGAAAATCAATATGTTTTGAAGATGCACCAGATATTATAAAAGCAAATTCTGCACCTGCACCGACTGAGAATGTAACTATACAAAATAAAAATAATTTATTAAAATTTATTAAATCTGTTGTAAATATATTTTATTGGATATTTATTATACCCGTCATTATTTTAACTTGTTATGTATTGTATTCTAGATTATTATATCCGTTTTTATTTAAACCAGTATGGTTATTAATACGACGAATGTTAGGTGAAGCGAAATCAGTACAAGAAATAATGCAATCTATTATTGATCGAATACGTAAACAAAAAAAAGCGGAGTATAATGCATCAATAAGTAAATAGCGTAATTATGAGTATTATTATTCCGTATATTATTTTTAAGAATAATCATTTTATATTTATAAAATGGCATTTCAACAACAACCGCAACCGCAACCAGCAATAATTCCAGATGCAAATAAAATTATAGTTATTGGTGATTTACACGGTGATATTGAAAGAATTATATTAACATTGAAAATGATGCGGTTATTTTCGGATAATTTAGAATGGATAGCGGAACCAAAAGATACGATAGTAATACAATTAGGAGATCAAATTGATAGTTTATCTAGAAGATTTGATGGTAAAGATAATTGGGAAAAATATTCAGATATTGAATTACTCGTATTAATGGATAAATTAGATGAAATAGCACAAAATGCAAGTAATGGTAAAGGACGTGTTTTATCTTTAATCGGTAATCACGAAATAATGAATATGCAAGGTATGTTTCAATATGTTTCACCACATAGTATGGAAAAAACAGGAGGTATTGAAGTTCGTTCAGCTATATTTAATCCAGGTACAGATATTGCACAAATATTAGCGAAACGTAATGTAATTGTAAAAATAGGTCCTTTCTTATTTTGTCATGGAGGAATATTACCGCAGCATTTAGATTGTGTTTATAATAATTTTAATACAATTAATATGTGTTTGCGAAAATATTTATTAGGTAAAGAGCCTTTAAGTGAAGAAGAAATATTTATTATACGTGATGTATTATGTCATGAACATGGAATATTATGGTTACGTAAATATGTAGAATTAGCAGAACATCAACCAGATATATTAGAAGCAGTTATTGATGTGATAAGAGATAAAACAAATACATTAGTATTATTTGTTGGTCATAATACAATGGAAAGCATTAAAAAAGTAGCTCATGGTAAATTATATTTTACAGATGCTGGATTTTCACGAGCATATTCACTTCACGATAATTATGTTGAATTAATAGAAATTACCAAAGATAATACAAATTATAATGTTGAAACTGTTCGTATATTCATTAATATATAATGTTATAAAAAAATGAAAGACAGTTCTTCATATGTATATAAGAACTAGTTACATATTATATATAATATGGATGTATTTGAGAGTTCCCTTTGTGAAATTATTAAGAAGAAGCTTGAAGAATCGAATAGAGAATTGTCATTCCAACGAAATAAAAAGAAACTATCACAGGATAGTGCAAAAACAGAAGCCGACCCAGAGTCATCCTCATCAAATATACCCTATATTCAGAATGTCAATAAATAAGGATAAGTTTTATAGACAAGTTGAAAGTGAGATATGGATTTTATATAAACATTTTCCAAGTAATATAATTGATACATTTGATAATACATCATGTGCAAAATTCATTTATGAAAACTTAAAAAATCAATCAAATATGACATCAAATATCGTATCAAATACCGTATCAAATATAGAATATAATTTGCAAGATATAGAAGAACGAGTTTCAATTATAAGAAATTATCGTAATCAATTGCAAAATTTAATGAATATACCGCAAGTAAAACAGCGTTCACCAGAATGGTATGAAATGCGTAAAGAACGTTTAACTGCGAGTGCAACTGCTCAAGCATTGGGTAAAGGTAAGTTTGGTACACGTAATCAATTACTTCAAAGTAAAGCATTTCCAGATTTAGATAAATGGTTTCCAAATACATCAGGTCCAATGTATCATGGAACAATGTTAGAAGAGATGACCTCCCGTTGTTACTCACAACGTAATAATGATATGAAAATATATGAGTTTGGTATGCTTAAACATCCAGATTTGAATTGTTATGGTGCATCACCAGATGGTATTACTGAATTAGGAATTATGATTGAAATTAAAACGCCGTATAGACGAGAGGTGAATGGTAATATTCCAGAAGAATATTATTTGCAGATGCAAGGACAAATGGCAGCATGTGGTTTACATGAATGTGATTTCGTTGATTGTAAAATTGATGTAACATTAAATGAGAATGATTATATCAATCAAAATAAAAATGATTCTAAAGTAGATCATGGAATAATTATAGAGGATCGAGATGATTATGGTACACCTAAATTTTTATATAGTCCAGAGTATCTAAATGTACAAGAATGTATTCAATGGAAGAATGAATTAATTAAAAAAGAAAGACATAATTTTAAATTGATTAAAGTAACATATTGGAAATTATATAAAATTATTGCAACACGTGTATATTTTGATGAACAATTATGGAATAGTATTGTGCCAGAGATACAAAAATTCTGGGATGATGTTATTGAATTACGTAAGAATGTACCACAAACTCAAATTGAGAAAAATATTAAAATTAAAGAAGATAATTCAAAAAAGCAAAAATATGATTTTATAGATAGTGATAGTGAATAAATTTATTTTTTGTATTTTTTAAATACTATAATGAATACTAATGATGAATACTATGATGAATATGATGATGAAGTACTTATTAATGCATCAGTTAATGCATTTTTTGCACTTGCACACCAAGCGTTTGTTTCAAATGTAGAACTGCAATTATAAGGAATATATGGGAATTGAATATCTGGATTATTAATAGTTTGTAATTCAGAAACTGGAAAACTAGTTAAACAATTTACACCATCGCTTGAAAGACATTGAACTTTATTATTTAATATTCTCATAGGAGTTTGTGGTATAGTAACATCTGGATCTGTATCACTTAAAAATATCCATTTATTATCATTTACATTTGTTGAATCATCATAAAAATATTGTTTTAATGTTGAACATTTAGTGTTTACCATATATATAGATATAAATGTTGAAACAGTATTTTTATAATCAATTGCACTACTTGGAGATAAATGATTTTCAGGTTTTGGACCTAAACATTTTGCATCAGTATTTGTAGAATTATTATTTGTACCAGGTATATCACTCGTTATACCAGAAATTGTATTTTGTGTTGATGCACAACCACCGAATACATTAGTACCAGATGTTCCTGCACCTCTTATATAACATTGTTGTTCATAAGATAAATTTATATTATCAGTATTTTTAATGACATTTTCAAAATATGAATCAATTTTCATTAAACGTCCTTTTTTATCATATCTTGAATAATGTATTTCAATATAATAAAATATTGGTTGAGTATCTTTTTGAACTGTTAAACCGCGTGTTGTTTCTGTTACATTTGTATCAACTATTGTAGTATTTGTATCATGTACTACATATACTGGTGTATATAAATAATTATCAATATTATGTTGTATTGCCATTGTTGACCCATCAATATTTTTATAATATGGTACTTGTGTCATTAAAATATATACAGGTCCATGAATTGCTACACCAGTACCATCATTTAATAATGTATCATGTGCTGTTTGTATCGCATTTACTATAGCAATTCTTACATCATTATATTCAGGTGTTACTACTGTAAATATTTGTGTACTTTTATCATCCTGATAATAATTTTGATTTGTTGCCATTAAATTTTCTAATATTTCAGGATATTGATAACATCTTTTATAAATGAATTCAGTTTGTGTATTATTATTTATAAAACTTTGATCATTTAATTGATTTTCAAAATTAGCTAATGAATTTGTTGAATATAAATATTCTGCAGAATAATTATTATTTAATATACTAAAACCCTCTTTATTTAGATTTTTTGGAATTAATAGTAATATTAATAATATCGTAAATATCGATATTATTATTACATTTTTTAATTTATTAGCCATTACACTACTAACTATTCTGTAGAAAAAGAAAAATAACTTAATGATGTGTATGTTTTACTATTAATTATAGTTACAGTGATGCATATAGTTTACCAAGTGGTGTGAGTTCTGGAAGAGTTGTTGGGAAATGTTCATATGATTTGAATAATGAAGATTGTCCCATCACATCTGGATTATCTGCTCCTTCGACTGAATTATTTGTCGTTGCGACTGTTCCTGGTGGTGATAGCAAAAATCGTTCTTTCCATGAATAACGTTCTACGAATGTCATATTATTCATCTCTGTGACTGTTTCACGCATAAATTCAGCAGTTGCATTTGATGATATGTTTTCCTCAGTTGGATATGACCAATCTAATGATCCAGAATGAGTGGTTTTATTAGTTGTAGTATCAAATGTAGCATTCCAATCAGCCACTGAGTATTCTGTGACCCAAATTGGTAGTTTGTATTTATTATAGATATTTTGAAGATAATTTAAGAAACTACTCGCTTTTGGTGGACCATACCAATGAACTGTAATAAAATCTGGAAATTTTGTTTTCGGTGTCAATTGAGATACTTGAATAAGAAAGTTATCTAACCAAATTGATGGATTCAGTGTAACTTCATTAGGTGTTCCAGTATTACTAATATTAATAAGAATAGTTCCTTCTGTAAGTGTAATATCAGTTGGTTGAGGCATATTATTTATATTTTTTCCTGTTCCAGGTGCATCACTTGGAACATTAATGAGACTTCCATACATGACTGGTGATCCAATACGACGACCATTACCTGCAACCTTTGGCCAATATTGAACTGCTTGACCTACTGTCATATCACCTTGTGCTTGTTGATTAATACCATCTGGTTCATTGTATGCTAGAAGAGTATTTTCTTCATCTTTAATATTGAGTGTATCAAATGAATTAATTACACTATCGACTGATGGAGTCTTGTTAATATTCCAAATCATTGGAATAAAAGGAATATCACCATTTGGTGGTGGTACACTTGGTTTCGCACCCCAAGTATAGTACCATTTAGAATTAAGTTCATTAACTTTAGCACCACCCACAGAATCTTTATTACCGACGACAAATCCTTTCTTTGCACTCATTTTTGTAATTAATTATTTACATATAAATATATTAAATAATCTTTAAATAGTTTTTAATTTTTATAGTGAAGCATATAATTTACCAAGTGGTGTGAGTGACGGAACAGTTGTAGGAAAATGTTGATATGATTGAAATAGTGTTGATTGTCCTAATGTGTCTATATTACTTGGACCTGCTACAGAATTATTGTTTGTTGCTGGTGTACCAGGTGATGATAGTAAGAACCGTTCTTTCCATGAATAGCGTTCAACAAATGACATATTATTCATTCCAGCAACAGTTTGACGCATAAATTGAGCAGTTCCATTGGTATTTATATTTTGATCTGTTGGATATTGCCAATCATAACCAGCTGTATGTACTGTGCCGTTTGGTTGACCATTTGCACCGATTGTTGAATCCCATGTTGCATTCCAATCTGCAACTGAATATTCAGTTACCCAAATTGGTAATTTATATTTATTATTTACAGATTGTAGGTAATTTAAAAATCCTTGTGCATCAGGTACACCATACCAGTGGATAGTAATAAAATCAGGAAATGGTGAACGAGCATATTTTGATTGATTTGTTTTATAATCTTGACTTAATTGAATTAAAAAGTTATCTAACCATATAAGTGGATTTAATTGAACTAAATTGGGATTATTTAAATCATTACTAATATTTATTTGTACAGTACCGTCTGCTGCTAAAGTTATACCAGTTGGTTGTGGTACATTTTGTATATTTTTTCCAATACCATAAGTTTGTATTTGTTTTGTTGTATCATCAGTTGGTGGTTTAATTAAATCTCCATACATTACGGGTGATCCTAGTCTGCGTCCAGTAGCTACTAATTGTGGCCAATATTGTACAGCTTCATCTATATGCATACATGCTTGTGCTGATGTATCTGTTCCATCAGGTTCATTATATCCTAATAAAACATTTTCTACTCCAGGTATATTTTGTGTTACTAAAAGATTTAATAGTATATTAAATGGTGGATTTACTTGTTTGGCAACATTCCATATCATTGGTACAAATGATAAACCAGATAATAAGCTAGATATTGATGATATTGTTGATACAGTATAAGAAGAAGAAGGATTGTTTGTTTTTGTAGTACTTGGTGAAGGAGTTGATGAAGGGCTTGGTGAATAACTTGATGATGGACTTGGTAATGATGCAAATGTTGGCGTTGATGAAGGGCTTGGTGAATAACTTGATGATGGACTTGGTAATGAT